ATGTTTGACGGACCATCATCAAAGGTAAGGAATAGTACGCTGTCCTCGGTACATACGTGAGTTATGCAGTATTCCGGGTATCGATCTGCCTGGCTTTCAAGCTCGGAGATTGCTGTCTGAGCCTTGCCCGGCGGTTGTGGAGTGAGTACCTTATTCGTGCAGTTTGATGATGGACTGATGACATCGCATGCGGCCAAAAGAAAGGAAAGAGAAAAGATCAAGTAACGCATTTTGTTTTTAATTGAATGAACGAAATAATACTTCCCCAGAGTTTTCGTATACGCTCTTAGGAAGATTCCAATAGTCATTGTCTTTATGCCATTTGTAAGCACGGATGAGGTCATTGATTCCAGGGTAGTACTTACCTCTGGAGCGGCCTCCTTCTATTCCGCATATTCGATCATATGGATCGGTGCGGTAGATCATAGCAGGCGTATAAGAGTCGGGCTTTGTTTCACAGACTATAAAGACAAAGTCCAGAACGGCGTAGCCATCGTTAATTAATTCTACGAGGGGAGAGGCGGCTGAGTGGACAGCCACGTCGTATCAGGCCGCCTGCCGGTAATAGCCGAATCCAGTGAAGCTAGATTCGAATTCTAAAACCGATTTCCCCGTAGTCTTAAGATCAAAGGGTTGGATGGTGCGAGCTTCGTGATCAATGAGAACTCCATCTAAGAAAGCTTTACATTCATACACTTCATTGTCTAGCACGTAATCAAACTCAATCCTTACTTGGTGTAGCAGCGTAGTCCCAGGTTGCTCAAAAAAGTACTTCCTACAAAACTCATTAGCCAAAATCAAATCCTTACATTTCAATGCCTGGTAGTACTCGTCTTTAGATAACGCGATCTTGTCGTCGGGTGTATCTTTAAGTCAAGTGTAGTACGCACTGTTCTTCTCATTTGACCACAGCTGCTCGACCACCCATCCCAAGCTCTTTTTATATCCTGCTTTTTGGTAAGCTTCTTCGTACAGGTCTAGCGGGCTTTCAGGATCTAAACCAGCCGGTAAGTGTACAATGAATTTGTACATCATTCCGTAAGGCTTATATACGTCACCCACTATAAATAAATCATCCCATTTGTCGGGGGTTGTTAACAGGCAATCAACAGCTGACCCCAGGCGTAAATGCACCTTATCTTCGTCTTCAAAGAGCTCAGGCTCAGTAATTCGCAAGTAGGCTAGCCTGGGGTTCAGCATGTTTGAAAGTCACGAGTGACTCAGTTTCTTACTGTCGGTGTAGTCTTTAAAGTTTTTCATGTAGTTGATCTTCTGGTACTTCTTCGGGGACTTCTTCGTCTTCAGGATAAATAATGGGAACAAGTGCAGCTTCAATATTATCTACCAGGGTGTCTGCACTTGTAGATGCGAATTCTCTCATGCTATCTCGCTCGGGGTGATCCTGTACAAGCATGTACAAGCTGGCCATTTTCTTGAAGCCGACGAGAATTTCATCGTTGATCTCCCTTACTTGTTTTTTAAATTCTTCGATTGTCATTATAATCCTTTTATGATGTTGATGGAAAATTCTAGCTCTTTGTGATTTTGAGGTAGGAACAAATAAAACTTTTTCTTGTCGAGTAGGGCTTTCAGCATCTTTCATTTAATGTTGAAGTCGGGAGTACGTACTCCTTTGGTTTCAATTATCCAGTTCTTACCGACAAAGTCAGGTGTATAGGATATCTCTCGTAAAGAGACTGAGACCTCGCTGAAAGCCTTTCGCTTTCGTTCATAAGTGACAACTCGCTTCAACTTCCTAGCGGGCTGTAAAACGATCTTATGTGGCTCATACTTGAAGTCGATCCCCTCTTCTGTAAGACGATTTCAAGCATACTCCTCAAACTTCGATTTGAAATTTGGAGTGCTTTGGTTTTTGTATTTCATGTGAGGTATTTAAAAATGGACGGTCACCCGAGCTCGTTTGCCCAGGTGCCGTCCTCTCCCCGGGGGCCGTTTCAATTACCCCCGTAATTCATTTAGCTTGATTCACCTTGCGGCGCAGGAGTGCTTTGAGCACTTCAAGCGTGTGTTGGTTTACGCCAGTGGTAGCATTGGTTACGTACCACTCATCACCAGAGAATTCCACGGTCACATCGATAAAGTCAATGCCGAGGCTGCGGACAAATTCGGTGATCAGGACCTCTACCTGGCTGATGTTCAGCAGGCCCTTCGACAGCGGGTTCGCGAACTGCTTGTCAAAGATGAAGTCGCGTTTTTCACCGCCGATCTCTACACCAGTAGCATTACCTGCCAGGACGTTGACCCCATACATGCAGTCATTGTCTTGCTCATAGAAAATACTTTTCAGCCAGTCTTCCTCGCGTCTTGCGAGAGCGTACAGGCTGGCGTGGTTCTCAAGCTTGGTGGATGATGCGGGCGACCGATGTACTATCGTCTGCTTATTGAGATCGAACGCCTTCTCGAACTTAGAGAGGTCAAGCATGCCCTTCGATATGAGTTCCTCCCCACTTCTGAAGGGCGGTACCGGAACAGCCGCTTTTTGTAACTGCCGCATCAGCCGACCCTTGTCCTTACAGAGCTCGACCACCTCATTAGAGTTGACCGAAATGCCCTTTCGGAGTTTGGGACGGATTGTGTCGCCTCCCGCAAAGTTCAATTGCTTGGCGTATTCACCCAAGGCGGCACTACCTCCGAGCAGGGAGGAGGTCGCTGAATCTACTAAAACTTTCATATAATTAAGAATTTGATTTACGCTCCATTTGACGCTCGCTTCAGGTAAATGCTGATTGCTAAGGCGAGTGGCGTGGCTTTCTGCTCTAAGCGCTTTACACATAGGCCAGTCGCGTGTGGTCCAAGGACTGCAACTAGCACCTCTGCCATGACTGCAGCGTCTTCAGACGCGTTGTCTTCTACGGCACGCGCCAAACAATACAACATATTACGATATCCTACCATTTGATGTTGGTATTAGTGAAATATTGAGTGTCAAAAAAACTGTTCCCGGCCAAAGGAGACGGATGCGCGCCCTGTATAATCGAATGTGAGCTATTGGTTATGAGTCCTTCGCAAAAAGTCTGCGCTTTCTTCCCCCACTGGATGTGAATCACATTGTCCAGTGTATTTAGAGATGAAAGCAGGCTTCTTGTGAATTCCCGCCAATAGAGCAAGTGCGATCCAGCCTCGCCCCTTCTTACTGTCAAAGCAGCATTCAGAAGGAGAACACCTTGACCCGGAAGGTGTTCTAAGTAAGACAATTTATTCGCTAAACCCGCACTAGGCTTTCCCGTTTCAAGCTCAATTTTCTTGAGGATACGACGCAGGGAAGGCGATATTACGGACTGTTTCTTAAAGTTGTCGAAAGCTAAGCCAGTAGCGGACCCATCGTGATAAGGATCCTGGCCCAGAATGACTACTTTAACCGTCTCGAAAGGACAGAGTTGTAGAGCTCGAAATACTAGCGTCTCGGGTGGGTAAATAGTAATTCCCACGTCGGTGTTCTTAGCAAGTTCGGTCTCTACGTGCAGGGTGGGCGAGACCTTATTCACAAAGATCTCGAATGCCTCTGCAGCTCTTTCCACCCATGTAGCTCCGGCAAAGCTAGCGAGAACCGCTTTCTTTGCAGCTGATACATTTTTCATACTCAACGATTGTGTCAATTGTATCGGTAGCCCAGTGACAGTCTTCGATAAGGAAGAGTTTGACGGAGTCAGCTAGGCCGTCGTAGTAAAATTCAATCGAAGCTGTTTGAGCCTCGTACTCAAAGTCGCGAGAAGCGAGTGAAAAAGAAAGATACTCGTTACTAACTTCGGTAGTCGTCGCCACTACAGTCGGTGGAGTCCACCACGTAACCTTGTGAATGACGTAATGACAATTCGCAGCGTGCATCTCTGCGACCACATGGGCCGCGACATCCTGACTGAGTTTCGTCATGGTAATAAGCTGTAAGGCTCCACCAAACAGAAGTCCTGCAAAAATCAGCAAGATATCATTGATCCATTTGGTGCCCTTAATACGGGACCACTGGTCCCTTACTTTCGTCCACATATATTCTTTTCAGAATTTTCTTAACGAACTTATAGGTTTTCTTACGCTTGTGACGCAAGTAGAAATCTGATATGTCCTTAGGGCCAATAGTACTTGCGTACTTTATCCTGAAGGCAGTAGATAATTTGCGGTTTTGCTCCATCCCAGTCTCGTCATTGTCCATAAATGCCACGACGTATTTGTAGGATGCTTTTAATTTTTTCACTACTCGTTTCACTACATCGCTCTCAACACTTACAACTTCACTATTAAAGCAGATGGCAGGGAACCCAAGTTCCCTTAGTGCCATCACGTCTTTAAGCGAAGAGGTTATAAAGACTGCTACACCCTTTTTCGCGGTTCACTCCATCCCACCGATATCTTCCGCTCCAGCGTTCCCGTACCATTTCCCTTTTCTGGAAGGGCTTAAGGGCCGGTACAGTTTTAGACGACCTGAGGGAAACGAATACACAAAGATCGGATTCGTCTTTGTTCTTCGCATATAGAGATCTCCATTTCGATACACAGTCTTCACAGCAGAGACACCGTACTTGGTTAGCGTTTCAGCGCTTATCCCGAACTGTTGCCAGTACCACAAATCTTCGTCCATGCTCTTCTGGACTACTTCAAGTAGTACATCTTGTTCAAGATTACCTTTCCGGCGATCACTGTGCTGAGAAACGAGTGGTAATTCTCGTTGTAATATCTTCACTGCCTCCTTGTAGGAGACTTTGTATTTTTCCATGATGATGTCCATAATGGTGTAAGACTTACCTAAGGGAAAATCCCTAAAGTATAGTACACCATTACTGCCTTTCTTAAAGGCACAGGACGGGTTGTTGTCTTTTCTAAGCGGATTAGTATACAATCCTTTGCCTACCTCGATACCGAGGAAGTGGGACATAACCGCTTCTTGCCCCACTTCCTTAATCAGATCCCATGGATCCCGATGCTCGCTTGCCCTAATCATTGATTACTGGGATTTTTAAGAATTTAGTAGCCTTGTAGACTACTGCTACATGCGTGTCAATCTGATGGTAAATATCCATCTCGGTGTTCACAGCCAACCTCACTTTCGACAATCCTAACTTCTTGTCCTTTGTAGGATCGGGAGTCGCCACAGAGATCTCGCAAGAGAATGTGACGATCTCTATGTTCTTAAGGAAGGCGGTTAATGCTTCCCTGGCAGCTCGCCTTTTTTCCGGTGAGGGGTCGTCTAGTTGCTTAATTAATTGCTGTAGCATAATGGTATGAATAAAAAAGGGGCGCTAAGCTTTTGGCCCCGCCCCTTTAGGTGAGTGAGTGGATTTTACGCAAGTAATTTGGAGTCAGCTGAGAGACTGTCTTTGTTAGCCAGTTCCTCAATCTTTTCTTGTTCTTTCTTGGTAAACCTTAAAGAGGTAGGGAACCCCTTCACGTATTTCTCCATGTAATTGTAATCCGGAACCTTTCCATACTTGTCATTCTTAGGGTCAACACTGACCTTAAGGCAGATCTCTTCGTCAATGAATTGAGAAAGAGTGTCGGCTGCAAGTTCCATGAAAGTCTGGTAATCAGGGGCTTCGAGGTTGCCTGCTTGATCTCCTAAAAAGGATCGCAGGGCAACTACTACAATGCGCACGTTCTTAGCGATTGAGCGCTCTAGTGCGTCAGATGGTGTTTCCCCTTCTTGGAGGAAAGCTGCTTGCGGTTCAAATAAGCGCTTATGTATAAAGCGTCCGTCCTTAGAGGCGAACTTTAAGTCTCACCAGCCTTGGTCATATACCAGGCCTTTGAATAAAACATCTCCTTCGTGTATTCCCACCGGAATCTTTGAGCCGCCCGTCGGTAGCTCATTCTCAAAATAAAGCTTAGCTTGTATCATCTTCTTAATACTTCTTATATGTGTTAGTGTATGTCTGTGCCGAAACGGTTTTACCTGATGCTTTATTGCCATCGTCATCGTCCTCGATGTTTAATCCGAGAATTGCACCTAGCGAATAGCGGCGCATGTAGGTGATGGCTGACCCGACTGCTTGCGGATCGTTCTTTACAGGCTGCGTACTTACAGTGTCCTCTAACCACTCACCTGATTTATGCATCAAGATTGTGGTGAGGCCATTGTCACCTGAAGGAAACTGGCAAAACGATAACCCGTTATTTGATAAGGGCTCTCTAATGGCCCTGATGATTGCACTCAAGCTTACGTAAGACGACTTAAAGAAAGGGTTCTTCGCGTCTTTTACGATAGCATCCATCTCGCCTTGGAATTTTGCGAGTGCTGTAGCGAGATTCGTAATACTCTCTGATTTCTGCATTATAGCGTAACCTCTGTTAATTTCCCAAACTTAAAGTCTTCAACAAGAGGTATGATTTTAGTCTCACCAAATCTTTCTTTGATTAAGTGCCAATAAACCATACTCTTGGTCTCGTCCTGTGGCCACTTCACAGGTAAACCGTTTGGAAAGCCTTCTAATTGTGGCCCGTATCTGCGCCCAATGCCACTTAAGGTGGCTGGGCGGTGTGTGATAATTACGTAATCGCTGCAAGTAAACACAGCTGATGATGCAAAGATATCATTTCTTGTTGGAAAATGCAAATTATAATTCTGCACTCTCTCACTTTTTTCGATTTCCCTGTTCATCTGTGTGAGGACAATAAAAATAACCTTCAGTCCTTCTGCAGCAAACTGCTTCTTAAGGTCCACGAACGCGCGCATCAGCTCATCTACAATGGCTTTCTCGTCGTCAGTCTGTTTACCCTTTGTAAGCAGCACGTGGTCGATTGTGACCACTAAGCCTGTGTCCTTATCCAAATGTTCTTTGGTGAATCCGCGAATAGTTGAAACAATCTGTTCAACTGTCCCCGCATTATCAACATAGTACACTGGATCATCCTTCATCCTTCCGAGAAGCTCGCGAGCTTTCAAGAAGGTGTTTTCGTCTATAGGACTCTCTGCCGAGTACAACTCCTTAATGGACTTGTCAAGCTTAGCAGAAAGGCCTTTCGTTAGTTGATCTTCAATTAGCATCTCAAACTCGAAGGACAAAATGAAGAACTTCTGATCCCTGTTAAGATCAATGAAATCCCTTTTAAGTTCTTCAAGAAGAGTTGATTTACCACTGCCGCTCATGCCGGCAAATGATAGAATTCTATTTCAGTCTATCCCATTCATTAGCTGCTTGTTCAGCTTAGCCTTAGAAGTGAGAAGAGACTTGACCTTGCCAGTACGTCGATCCTCAAGAGCCTTCCAAGTTAGATTAGCTCCATGGGATATATGTCGATAATTAAGCGATTGAGTCATAACTTGGTTTATCTGGAGCTTTCACATCTTTGTAAACGCCATCGGCTAAGAAGCTCGCTGGTCCCTTCATCCATCTGAAGGGAGAACCCGTAGTACTTGCCTCCATAGCAAACCGAGATATATAATTCTCGGTAGCGCTAAACAACTCATCCTCGTCAAATTGAAGGATGACCCGTTGATAGAGATTGTAGACTTTGTTCTTAGCAATCCTAAAGGAACGACCATCCGTGGTAGGTGGCCAGAGTACCCACCATTTCTCGAATTTGTCCGAGAATTTAACTAGCGGTTTATCCTCTGATTCGAGAAGGTCTGTAAGGAACGCGAGTCCTTTGTCTGTGAGCTCATGCGTGTCCCAGTAACCGAGCAGAACTAACCTTGAAAACTCTGGTGCAGTTAACTCGATCTCCAGCTCATGTTTCTCGGCCAGATCCCACATGAAAAAAATCATATTCAGGGAAACTTGCGCGTTCCGAGCTTTCTGGACCATAGATTTTATACTGTCGGATGTGATCTTCATTTTTAAAAAACAAACTTCTTAGTTCTGGGTTTCCAATGATTACTGTCAGTGCATCCATAATGCAATCACTAATAGTATCAAATGGTCCCGCAATGTGATAATTTTTAGGTGAGCGGTTGTATCGGTGTTTGAGGATGTATTGCAGGCCAACCACATGTCCCCCGCTTTTCATCTCAAAGATAAGGAGGAAAAGTCGCCAGCCAAACTTTTTGGCTCTAAAAACTTTTTTCATTAGTTGGTTAACTTTGCGATATCCACCCGGAAGACTCTAAAGATCTCTGAAATGACATCCAAGGGCGACTGGTCGCTGAGTGGATAGATTTCACTGCGTATGCGGTTCTTGTCCCACCTGTTCTCGATCTTGTTCCAGAACTCCAGGCGGTATAGTGCCCATATGCGTGTACCGTCATGTGAATACCCAACTTCGACCGTGAGCATTTGTTTCCCTTCATTTGACACAATGGGATGCTCCAGTGTTAAAATCTTAGGCATGATAGTTCGCCGCTAGAATGAATGCGTGCGAAAGCACGTTCATTCCGAGCGGGTTTTTGTACGATGGCTCAATAAGATTCCCGTCTTTCGTTTTGATGGAGCAGGAATACTGTCCTGATGCATCTAAGTATACGGTAATCTTTGCGCCATCGGCTAGTGAAATCTTACGCTGAACGCGTCTGTTGTTTATGTCTGCCATATTAGTCTAGGTCCCAGCCTGTTAAGATTGGTTTTCTTTCTTCAAATTGTAATTCTGCAACCAAAGCAGCCGCTGCTGCAACAGCATCGCTTATGTCAGCGACTTCTTCAGTAGTGCCGACCTTGCAAACTTCTTGGAGATTACGCGCCGTTACTCTGATTTTTGATTTGTCGTAGATTACAGCGTAGTAAGTTTCTTTGAAGACATGCTTCCAAATGGTAGCATAAAAACGATCGTCCAGCGTGGCCGTGTTAATGTACTCTGCCATAAAGTATCTCTGAAACTCTCATAAATCCCATTGACACCGCATCACATATGCCTAGTATAGCGGCAGTTCTCAAACTAAAACCGCTTGAAGGATCGTGTACGGTGCAAGAGTATTTGCTTAGCATGGTGGATCCACTGCTAAGTTCAAGGTGGACAAACATTACTACGTTTGTCCCGGTATCTACTTTGATTGGGAAGTCAGCTTCCATAGCTCGATAAATGCTGCGCAGACACAGTCTGCAATGTTATCGTAAATATACGAATTGCTATTCACTGCTGGCAAATATATAACCCAATAGAATTGTGGAAATCCATGTGAATTATTTATAAGCTCATAGATATGAATTTCATTGATGCCAACTTTGATTTTAGCCAAGGGTCCCATTACATAGTCAGGGAGGTAAAGTCGCGTCCATATTTGAGCACAACTTGCTGAACAATGTCCACGGGGTTACCGTGAATTATCATGTCTTTGGGGTGCGCATATTGCTCTTTGATTATCACCCGGACGCCCGCCTTATGTGGGTAGTACCCAATGAACGTAGTACCGAGTATTGATACGTGGACTGGTCCACCTTCAATGCCTCCATGGCAACGTGCGCACATCTTGAGTTTGTCCCTCGATATAAAGGATTCGATCAAAAGTTTAGGTAGAAGTGTAGCATCCACCAGAAATAAGTCGGTGCAGTATTCACATTCGTGCTCATAGTACCTAGTGGTGACCGGATCAATGTCTAGGATTAGTCTTCCCCGATTTGGAGGTTCTCCGTCGTTTGCTCCGGAACCTACCAAATAAGAATAGGCGCAAGCTGGGCACATATGCTTATTAATAGAGTCGTCTTTGTATGACCCTCTGTATTCAGCTTCGTGCGGATCGATAAAGTATATGTCACCGCAGTTAGGCACTGCGCATATGGCGATTAAGTTTGGGCCATGTGGTTGAGGTGTATCCATCTTTAGATTCAGCCCATACTCAGCATGTGCAAAAGGTACGCATTGAGACGTACAAATTCTGACATTCCCACCACTCAATTGACTAGAGTCACCTCGAACTGGGGCGCTTACTAAAAGATAATTGTCAGTCCTTTCCTTACACGCGTAACAGCAACGGCTGTTCGGGAAAGCGTAAGGATCAAGATGAATGTAATGCTGGTCGACTGAGAGATCGAACTTACCAAACTTAGCAAGTAACTCTAGCCGGGAACGAGCGGAATCTTCAATCTGATCGAAGAGTCCTCCACGAACAGGTGGACCCAAGAGCTCAGATTCCATAAGCACTACTTCCTCAGAGCAAGGCCAGCACATATATGCTGTTGTGAAATGTGCTCCTTCTGTAGTCCCTCGTGTAGGGAAGAACAGCACAGGGAAAGACTGATTGCGCTCTTGGCAAAAAGGACATAGGTGATCTTTGTCTCCACCCGCCTTATATCTGTAGAACTCAGGGGGAAGCGCCTGGCCCTTCGAGTTAATGTATCTCTCCAGGTAATTCATGGATCTGAGTTATTCATTTAACGTTCTTAAGAGAAGATGTTTTCTTAAGAATCCATTTCTCTTCTTGCGTGTCTGGCACGTAAAGATTGATAAAAACAGCTTTCTTACCTTCTTGTGGTCGGAGTATTCTCCCTAGCCTTTGAATGTTTTCAAGGTCAGTAGAGGCTCCTGCGGCACAGATAGCGCTGTCAACATCAACAACATTTAGCCCCTCATTAAGGGCGTCCACTGTGATAAGTGGGTGGTTATTCTTTTTAAATGATTCCAATACCACCTGCCTTTCTTTGTCAGAAAGCTTAGAGTGATAGACTGGGCAGTCCATTGTTTTTGCAAGCCCTTCGGCAAAGGATATGCTTTTGGTGAATATGATTCACTTTCTTTTTGGAAACTGCTTCACCAACTTTACAATGGCTTCCATTTTGGATGGACAAGAGTACAGGGTGTTTTTACGTAAGGACATCCCTGCCCAATATTTTTTAGAGAGTTCAACCACTGGCGTCTTATCAGACTGCTTTGCCATATAGTTAGCCAGGTCAAAGATAGATTTAAACTTATCCTTGTAATGAGCCGACCATAGTCTAGCTAGTCCTATCCGTGAAGAGGAAAACATTTGATCGAACACTCGATATTTCGCTGCTGTGTGGTGATCCATCTTAACCGCCAAGTTATAGACTAGATATGGCGCTAATGTGCCATCTATCTCATCTAAATGCTTTGCGTAGATCACTGGGGAAACTTGCTCCATTAAAGCCAGCTTACCTTCGTTAGGAAGAGTGGCAGTCAAACAAATGAGATGTTTGTACTTAATGGATGAAAATAATTTGATGAATGCCGGTGAGAAGGCCCTGTGGGCCTCGTCCACGATCAATAAGTCACATTCTGTCTCAGTCTTGTAGGCAGTGTTAATGACCATGACCCTAACGTCTGCGTCAGGATACGTTTCCTCGTATTCCTTTTTCCACTGTTCTACTAAAGGCACTCGGGAAGTGACGACAACACAGGAGCCTCCCAGACTCTTGTGCGCCATCACTCCCAAGCGCGTTTTTCCGGTCCCTGTTGGCAGTACTACGGTACCATTTCAGTTCCGCTGCGCCAACATAGCTATTGCTTCTTCTTGTATTTCTGTTCTAGTCATGATTGTATGGTGAGCAATCGCTGCAAATTATTTGCGAAGAATCACACTTGTACTCTTTGCACGAAGGACATTTAAATGTGGCTGCTTGACAGACCTCACATGTTTGCCCTTCGTACATGACTTCCTCGTCGTAACATCTTTCGCACTTGAATGGTGTCATTGAGTAGGAGCGAGTATAATAGTCATCTTCACTACATTCCATGCACCAACCTTCACCGTCTGTAAGTTGTGCAGATTTACTATCGCAGTAGGTGCAGATGCCTTGTCGTTTCTTGTCGTGACAAGTTACACAAAGCAGATCATTGCGATCCATAGGTACGAATTTATCGCTGCAGCCCTTACAGTTTGGGAGACAATCTTGGCATTGCCACTGATCTTCAGAGTGCGCAGTGAAAATTGTCTCACAGTCAGCACATTCTCTCTGTCTTAGCATATGGTAATGACAGTAATCCTTATCGGCAGGAATCCATTCGTCGCATGCTTTACATCGGTGAATTGATAGAGCAAAACTATCACCTCTTGCTGCCGCTATGTCAACTTGACCATTTACATAGCAAATGCAACAGATGTTCGCTTTATTAAGCACCAGGTAGCGGGAACACGAAGAACACTCACGTGCTCTCAGGGAGTCCTTAGGATGCTCCTCCCAACCACGTAAAGGACCGTATGCGCAAGTCGGGCAGTGCATGTCGTCGTCAACGACCTCAACCACCGTGTGACACTCGACACATATCAAAGGTAAGTCTTGTCTGCAAGATTCGCAAGCATTTACCCAACCAATGTTTACAGTCTTTGGTGCACAATCGGCACAAACACCTTTAGCATCTAGCCAATGCATTTCAAGACAGTAAGAGCAGGCGCCTTGTGTCATTGCTCTAAACGGAAGCGTAAAGCGCGTGTATATTCGCTTTAGTTCTGTTGCATGGACTGTATCTAGACAACTTCCGCACTCGTTGTAGTCTCCTGACCCGTAAGGACATGCAGGTCTTCCACAAACGAAATCCTTGGGTGGAGTCTCTAGATAAAAGGGGCAGTCTGCCGTTAAACAAACTGCCTCCCCCTCTAAGGGTTTATAGTCATTGCCAAGCCCCCCTCCTTGGGCGACTTCTTAAATTGAGCAAGGATCTCGGCAATGAGATCTTTCTTCTCTTTATCCGTACCGTTGAAACCTTCTACCTTGAGGTAGAGACGTCCAATGGCCTCGGAGACGGCAAGCTGAGTCTTCGCATTTTGGCTCGCGAGAAACTTGTGGGCAGAGGTCTTTTTACTTTCTACCTTATCGTCCGCAAGTCCGCAGAATGTGAGCAGCTTACCTACATTCTCTGCGAACGGTTTTGCTTTATCCTTGTCCTTTCCTTTGTCTTTATCCTTATCCTTGTCCTTATCCTTGTCTTTGTCTTTATCCTTATCAGCAGCAGGATCCTTTTCAAGGTCCGAATTGAGTACACCTTTAGTGCTCTCACGTCTTGAGCGCGCTACCTTCAGCGTTTCCCAAAGTACTAAGAGTAAGTGACAAACGGTGATAGCGAAGGAAGCAATTAAAACGCCAGAGGAATCAGACAATACATTGTAAGTCAAGGGTTTTCCCAAGGAATACAGCTCTGCGAAGTATTCACGCGCGCTCATCAAGTTGAACGCTACAAATATTCGGTGGAACATTAACGTCAACTGTGTCATTTCGCCTAAGTTGTTGGCAATGACAATCAAGTTAACGACCGGGGTCCCTAGAGAGAGGATAGTGGTAACAAACACTAGGCCTAAGGAGATCAGCGCATCAACGACGGATTTCTCCTTCATGATGGCTGAGTATAGGTTGTTTAATTCTTTCGTCCACACCAAGCCAGCAGCAACGGATAGGGCGGCCATACAAGTGTGAGTGAGCATCCGTGCGAGAGGAGATATGTCGTTCGATGCAAAGCCTGCGGCTAGAACACCCTCGGCAAAGTTTGCCCAGAATAAAAAGATGAAGAATAGAGACATTGGGTACCGAATTGTTAACTCGGCGACTACCAAACCGATCTCTTTGCCTTTGTTCTTCGGGTCACGTGCCACCTTCACAATCAGGAGGATGACAGCGACCACAAAAAGTATCGCTAAGAGAATCACTAATAGCTGGTTCGAACTGACCATTATTTAATCCATTTTCGTGTAATTTTAGCTTCGGCAGGAATTGGTAGACTTTTGCAGAAGACGTTCGCAGCTTTCTCCATAGAAGAGCTTAGAATATCTTTTACTTCTAACGCATCCTGCTCTTTGCACATTACTACCCACTCGTCATGAACGAGCAGTATGAGCTCAAAGATAGGCCGTTTTTTTTGAGCCTCGCGCATGTAGACACCTGCTAGCTTCGAAATTGAAGCTCCGGTACCTTGTGGACGGTAGTTCTGAGAAATCCGTTGATACTCAGCCTTAAGGGTCTTGTAAAGAGACGCATACTTAGGATGTAAATCCTTGTGTTTTTCTACGAAACGATATAGATCCCATTTAGGTAAATACGACTTTCTGCCTAGAACCATGTCGATTAACACGTACCCTTGAGCGCGTGTTTTATTTCCGACCTCGTCGAAGTACTCTTTCAACGTCGGAAACGTCTTAAAGTATTTCGCCACCATATCCTTAGCATTAGCGCTAGGGACTCCGTATCGACTTGTGACGGTTGATGCCCCGCCGCCAAAAGCAATAGCAAAGCCAACGTTTTTGGCAAGTCTACGCTCTGGCGAATCCTTCGTAAGGTTCGGGTTGTTAAAGGCTTTCTTAGCGGTTTCAAGGTGATAGTCAAGACCATCACGGAACATCTGCCGCAACACTTCCTCACCTGAAATATCCGCAAGCAAACGCGCTTCTTGTTGCGAGTAGTCGGCAACGACGAAGGTTCACCCTTTCGGGGCTTCAAATGCCGACCGGTACTCTTCTCCATGTGGGATGTTTTGCATGTTAGGATCGGAGGACGATGTGCGACCAGTATCCTTTATCTGCCAAAAGGATGAGTGGATCCGTCCAGTCCGTGGATTAACGTGCTGTAAGAAACTTTCACCGTAAGTACCGTCACGTTTGACTGCCTCACGATAGTCGATGTACGTCTTTACTAGAGGATCTGACATCTTAGATGCCAAAGCCACTTTGGAGACGCTTTCTTTGATTGTGCCGGTTTTCCGGTCGATGAATTCGACGTTTATTCCTTTCGTCTTAAAGACCTTAGATACTTGCTGCCAAGATAACCAATTGATATCAGCCACAAGCTTTAGCTCCTTAAGGAGCTCCTCTGCTGCTGCTTTCGATTGCTCGGCGACTTTTAGCCACGCATCCTTATTGATGGGGATACCATTGATTGACATATCTGTAAGGACTTTAATCGTTTCGAACTCTAACCTAGCTAGATCGTGAAGGTCATTCTCGCGAAGAAGTCTTTGCAGATGGACGTAAAGACCGTAAGCATATACGACGTCTAGAGCACCATAAGTAAGATGCACCTCACTAAATTCCTCGTCGTCCTCAATTAAAGCAAAGGAGTCCCTTACCTTCTTGGTGACGTAAGGAATAAAAAGGTTACCTTGGTTAGTGTACGCGAAAGGATCGTAATACCTCTGCGCCGTCTTCTCTAGAGTGAAATGGCCGCGTTTAGTTGGCAGCCCGCACTCAAGGATTTGAGCCGCGATCATCGTATCGAACAGGTTCTCTAGAGTGATTCCAAAGTCCTGCTTGATTACTCGATAGTCGTAGGATAAGTTGTGCCCGATAACCAACTTGTTTTGGTCAGCAATCATCTTGACAAGCTCGTAAGCTATATCGTAATGACTGCGCACGTCCACAATTCATTGGGTCTCGTTGTTTCCTAACTGAAGCATGATCACCTTATGGTCCTTTGTTTCAGTGTCCAGCGCCAGACAGGTCTGTCGGCGCAGCCAGGCCTTAGCCTTAATTAAGTTTTTCTCGTTTACTATCATTAGAATACCTCTTTGCCGTTTCATCTCAGAAACGAGTCTTTCTCGACCTCAGATGCTAACTTGATTGGTTTGGTATGGGTTAGCTTTGATAGGCCAGTATAGGCCAGATGCCTTATCCGGCGTACAAAGATACGATTGTCTATGCGCACTTTCCAAATTTGAGGCGTATAAACTTTCTGCTGAGCTTCTTTATCGGCCTCGTCCAAAATGAAGGGGAGCCCTTCGGAGATAAACTCCAGTAGCTCCCCCTCTTGAAACTCGCCGGTTTGGTGCTCTCAGTCAGTATAGATCCTGACCTTAGCTCCTTTACGTTTACGCATTTTCTCCGACGTGGATGTGGTTCCCCGTCGCGTTTTCATTAAAGAACACGTATTTGGCTGTCTGTGGATCACTCAGGTAACGCTTTACCTTACTTGATCCAGGCTTACCTTCAATATAGAAATAAAGATTGTAAGCTGACAGCCAAACTTGGCCATCTTCTGAGACAAGCCAGTCGATAAGGTCTTTTGAGAATTCCAAATCAACTGCTTTGCCGTGAAAGTGGTCGCTTTTCTGATTGTAGTGGCGTCGTAGCGAAGAAACCTTCACTTGCGGACCCCGATAATCCTCTAAAGCGATTTTGAATGATTCGGCGACCGAGGTATCGACAGGTGTGTAGACGATAAATCCGAAGAAAGTACCGTTCTTACACACGTTGCTGCTTCACTTTTTCTTCTTGAAGTCTCTCCAAGGGTGCATAGTTTGCAGTGAGTCGATACGTCTCGTCTGCTCGCGCAGCAGGGTGTTAAGGCTGTCAAGTTGTTCGAGTACTCTGCGCTGATCGGCTTCAATTCCTTGAAGTTTTGCAGCGTACCAGTTGATCGAATGGGTTGTCAATTGACTTCCCAAAAAACCGACTGTAATTAACCCGAACGCTATAACAACCTTCTTCCATAAATCCATAAATATACATTTAAGTGTTCAATAGGTCAGTTATTACTGTCTAGGACACTGACCACGCTGTAGCTTAGTCCTTAATAGATAAGGCGAAGTGCTTTATCTATCCATGTAAATTCGGCAACCTGAGCCGCTTCAGTGCTGTGGTTCTTAGGTGTAAACCTTTCGACATACACATCACTTGACGGCGTTAAGTCTCCTCTTAACTTGCCTTTTACTACAAAAGCACGCTTATACATCAGCGCTCTTCCGAGTTTATTACAAGTTCATTGGAGGCCTTCAACAGAATACGACACGTTAAGCGCGTACCCGTCTCTTTTTCTTCGTAGTACCCACAGCTTCTGGCGGCTGATGTGATCAATCATCGGCTGTGGTATTTCTCTTATTACCATTTCACTAGATTATTGGTTAAAAAATCAGGAGTGTCCAATGCACGGACGTCCTGTGTACCGTTTGTCTAGCGAAGTTAGAGGTTTTTTTTGACAAAGTCAAATATTTTCACAGAATTCTTCAAATTTCTTCATAGCCCACTTAGGAACCAGATTTTTCTTCACTCGTTGACGATCATTCGTATCCTTATCAAAGCTGATCGCGACATTCACGGATTTGAAGACTGTGGGTACTCCGTCATTGTTTTTGAAAACACAGACATACTCGTAATACAGAGTGTGTTCGCTTGTTTTCGCAAAGTAAAGCGAGAAGTAATATGCGTCCGACTCGTTTCGTGAAATGAACGCCCCAAAAGGTTTCAGGGGCGGTAAAACTAGTTGGACGCCCAATGACCGGAGCCAGATGATACACCTTCTGGCTACAATGATACGTTCAAGCTCGTCTTCAGCCTTCGTATTGATAGTACTGACGAGGTGTAGAAGTTGGTTTACCTGGTCGTATTTGGAGCGTGAGCGCTCAAGCTTGAGCGCCAAGGCATTGACGACCGATGGCATGGGGAGAGTTCCGGTAACGTGCTTGAGCACTTGTGCAATTTGCGTCGTCTTCATGATATTGGTGGCGGAACTACCGCATTTTTAGCTTTATCAATGATGGGCGGGGCGACGACCGGTATCATCACTGCGGCCAGTTGCTCACCCTCGTTATGTCGTACCAGTTTGTGCAAAATACACCAAAGGTCCTCATCGCTTGGAGTATCCCGCAGACCGACGTACTTGTCAGTCTGGAATGCCCAGTCGCTAGACTCTGACAGGAATTTAGCGTCATCGTTGCGAAACGGTTCAAGCTGCTCATCAGCCACGTTCCAATCTATTTTCCCATCAAGAAGGTAGGCCCATACAACTAAACCGGACGTGCCCAGTCCAACTACGGGAATACCCTTTTTTTTATACCAGGGTAGCGTATTGAGGATAAACCTCTGATATGCCTGGTCCTGACCCGGTACATTTGGCGGATAAGTGACGTGCGGATAGAACGCGGGAGCAGAACAATCAATGCCCCCTGTGTCTAACAGTAACAAACAATCCACCATAGTGCACTGTTTCCAGTCTATGGAGATTACGCGTACGTCTTGCAGTTGAAGAGCGAGCTTAATTCTCGCTTCCTCGACGGCTGCCTTTGGTGATACTTGACTTAATATAGCGATTCTCATCGAATTTTGCGTTTAAGAATTTAATGATGCAGTAATTGTAGGCGTCGTATCGTCTCGGGCTTCGACTGGTATATACCTCTGTGGGCACACCATCGATCTCTACAATAAGAACCGCGGAATATATCCGGTTACGCACCGACATTGTAACTACGTGCTTTACATCCGTTCTGTCGAAGCACGTGTAGCATTCTTTTTTGGTTGCGGGGACAGGTCGACCACTGGCCACTCTTTTGAACGCTTTTATGATTGCGTTTGTTGGCGGCTGAATTGTCAGATCACTTGCCATTGTGTAGCGATTTAAATTTAGCAGATGTGCGTTCTATCAAATCTTCCATAGCCCGTCTGGCATGGTAATGCTCACTCTGAAGTTCCAGGATACCGACGGAATTGAGCCACGTACCAATGTTGTTGATGCGCGCGACCCAACTGAATTTGTGTCCCTCGTCTGTCTTCTCATGGACGAGATTGATGCCCCATGCATGATAGAGCTTTGCAAGCAACGCCTCGTAGTTACTGAAGTGGTCCTTGAAAGCGCCTGCCAGACGCTTCGCTACCGGCTTAGCCAATAAGGAGTTCCACTGTTTTTTGGGCAACTGAAACTCGTGCTTATTCATTTCCTTTTTGAATTGGCGATCGAGGCGAGCATACTCAGCCTCTCTTACCGCATTTACTTGATGACTAGGATGGTGATGCTTTAAGAGGAGAAACCTGCGCTCCTCCCTGGTCCTTTCTGGACGTACTTCGTTGGGCGCCCCATTTAGGTAAGCGTCGATAATCTCTTCTTCGGAAAGTTCGGCAGCGGTGTCTTGCTGAGCCTTCTGCTCATAGCACTGCTCTACAGGCGAAAGTTTTTTCATTTTCCTGTGCTTGTGATTTTGTAGGTAAAAGTTGAGTCAGAGGTGAATGTTACCTCTACGACGACCTTTGCGGGTCTCGATTTGGCACCACCCCAGACAATGTTGCCTGGAATGACCAAGACCTTAGAGTCAGTAATGACCGGTTCTTGGAGTTTTACTGAAGACGAGTCTGCGGCACTGAAACCAGCTGCCTGCTCGTAGTAGCTGGCGTCGTTGCCAGAGCAACCGGCAAGGAACACCACTAAAAGCAACAATAAGAATCTCATATTAATTTGTTTTTAAAATACTGAAAAGGGGTTACGCCTCCTTCGGAGTAGTACTTCGGAATGGGCAGTGTAGCGGCCCATATTTCGGCAATAAACTCAACTGGATCGCTGCATTCTTCAAGCAGAAGTGTCGTTGCAAATCTCGTATTAGCTACGACAAGTGACGGAGAGTCGAAGATTCGAAATGCGTCCATCTTATTTAAATTGACAGATTCCATTACGTGGAGCTGCCAAAATAAATCTTTCCGCTCATGGGCAGGGAACTTGATTTTTTCGAATGGAAGACTTTCCGCCGTCATCAGCTTAACAGGTATACGGACTTCGTCTTTGTTTCGCTGACTCAACAAAAACGTGTGCACACCGTCACGGTCAGCTTTATTAAAAAACTTGATGTATCTTACTTGGCTCGCACAATTGAGCGCAATCACCGGAATCTGCTTTCCTCGGTGATGCTTGTGAGGGGACACGTAATCGTCCTCTTTGGCTATACGGATGACCCCTTCAATGGTGTTTAGACGAAGAACACCATCTTTTTTCCCTAATGTATTATAAAACGAAATATTCATACTAATAACAATATTGAGTAGTCGGCATAGAATTGGCAACCATTGCCAAAATCAAGCCAGACTTGTAATTTTCTTTTTCCTTTCAGAAACAAATTATTTATTGCAACTTCCTCTACAATCTCAGGCACATCCTCATGCGCATTGCTTGAAACTGCAAAATGCACCGCTTTACCTTGATAATACGCTGCAGTAAATAACTTTTTCTCTAGAAGCCACTTAGATAACCAGACGCCTGCGTCTTTTTGGTCACCAACTGGCGATTCTAATATGTGGACGTCGATAGAATCGTCAGCCCTCACCAAGGATATTCCCTTAGTATACAGCTCCTTTTCATATAACGTGCCGTGTATCTGTATTTTTGGAACGTACACCCTTTTATTCCCCTCATCAGTGTACGTGCAAAATGAACGCATTGATGGGTTAAGTAGTGTTGGGTGTATGAAGGTATCGTATGGGCTTGGTCCCAATCTAAAAGCAGGGAAAGAGAGTGGCAAGTATATTTCCACCTCTCCTATAAATGAAGTGTCCACTCCTGTGGAAATCGTTTGATACATGACACATAAAGCAAACCCCGCATCTAGATCAAACTCCTTTATCCTAAAGTCTGTGGATAATGTAAACGTGTCACCAATTCTTACCAGTTTCATTGCTAAAAGGTTAGGAGGGGGAGTTACCCCCCTCCCGTTCAGGATGTGATTGCCGGAGCTGTCGTCACTTTCCAACGCTGGAAGGTATCCTTCCATTTGTCGCTGGTCGTTTTCGGTGAGAACGCGGCATAAACTTCCGCCAACGAGCCTTCGCCCTTCGACAGTAAGTTTGCAGCGATGGCTTCGTTCTTCACCCACTCCGTCCGCATAGACAGGTGGTTGAGGAGCGCCTCCATCTTCTTCTTTTTGAGAAGCTCAAGTACCACCAGGGTATTCGCCCTTCCTGGACGTACCAGTGCTGGATCGAGGTCTTCCTTCTTCTCTGCGGATACGCTGCCGAGCACGGATATCTGGGCCTCACCTATGTGAAGCCCTTCCATGAACTCCAGTAGCGGAGTGAGTTGAGCGCTGTTGGTTATCTGCTGCCCCTCATCGACATAGAGGACAATTTTCTTTGTCCCCTTTTTCGAATTGATGTGAGAGAGGAGCACAGCCTTTCCGGTCGGCTTAGTGATCTCATTGATTGTGGCGTAATCCAGCCGGATGATGCTCGTGTCAGGTTCTGCTGCAAGCACACGAGCCGCCACATTTGAGGACAACACTGTTTTACCACGGCCAGTCTTGCCAATGATAAGCACATTACGTCCTTGCAGCAACTGATCGGCATAGTAATCCACTAATTCCCCTGTGGGAACGTGGTACATAGCATCGCCAATCGGCGTCGTTACCGTGTTGAAGGACAGATTTAGTGTTGTCGTGTCAGCATGGTGGTAGCCAAACGGCACAGATACAAAACTCGGGGTAAGTGCACCAGGATGTTGCACCAATTCCAGAATTTTGAGCGAGCCCCCCACTACTGGCTGTTCCGCAGCTATCAGTTCGGCCAGCAAATGTGCCGACTTAACACTGTTATACAACGTGATCTCGCAGTTCTCATCACAGTCCTCATGGGGAATAACGATTTTGAGTTCATGGCCCACGTTAAGCTGACCTGATGTCTCCAAAAACTGAGACAGATCAAACTTCTCGGACCGGTAGTGCTTTGCATCCAGCATGGCCCCCTCAAAGATGAGAAGGTGTTTTACGCCTCCATGCGTAATAATTACGCTGGTATTGTACCCACCAAATGTCTCCGGTGCGGCGTTCAGCATGATGACCTGGTCCACCAGCGTTTGGAGCGTGTTGATCATGTACTTGACCGAGACTGTTCCCGTTCGCGAGAGCACCCGGTACTTGTTGGTCCCAAGCTCGGAGATTGCCAAAGAAGCTAAGTTAGTCTTTACTATGATCTCGGGTTTGCTTTTCGACCCGAGGGCTGTGGCAATTTCGCCGAGCACCGAAACCTTGGCCGTGTCGTTTTCTGCGGCGGCTGGTGCAATTTTGTAGATCATGTGCCATGTCGCATATGCTCCCATACCGACAATAGCAACGATCCCAATGAAACTCATTATGTCTATGATCATGATAAGCCTTTTAAACGGGCGGAGCGGTGTGCCCTTGGCAAAGGTCAGCGGCCTTCAAGGCTCAGCAGGAAAGAGTGTAACCTCAAACCTAGAACCCAGTTACCGACCTCCCTCCGGAGACCTACTAGCATCACCGTCCGTATTCCCGAATGCAGTAACAAGTGGGATTTACAAGGGGTACTCACTGCAACTCCCCCAAGTAACTTATTTGTTTTAATCTGAATTTGATGTGTCGAGCATAATTTTTGTCTTCTGCATAGCCAACTTTGACTAGCATCTTGATATAATCGTCCTCGGTTTTTACCCAAGGATTCAATTCAAGACGCCGTTTTTGCCACGCAGCATAGTCCTTTATGCTCGCTATAAAGTCTGGGTACACGGCGTGATTACGATTTTCCCCGATATCAAAATCCCGGGAATTTGTTTTCATGCCGAACCTGTTGAAGTTTTCCTTGTAGATATTCGAGCTGAACCAGTCCGTTTCATGGACCTCTTGTGCTAGAACCACACGGGCAAACTTGATATCATATTGCCTAAGGAGCCTATAATGAATTCGTAGGAGTTCCTTAGGAGAAAGCGCCTTTATATCCTCTTGCACGCTGATCCATTGGCTTTCCTTAGCCGTTAGATACATACATGCGCCGAGGAGTGTGAGGTAAACCGTATTTTTTATAAGTCGCGTCAACATGATCAATCACTTTTCGCAGTATTCGGCTTGACAGTCCTCTTAATGCTTGTGCCTCTCCCTTAGTGGGAGTCAAGCAGGTTTTATCAATTGTGAGTCGACCTGCAATCTTGGCATTCCTTTCCCGCATCCCCAGATTGAGCCGAATTAACGCGTAAGCGTCGGAACGCTCACTTTGCATTTCTTCGAGTGCAATGGCACGGCACCTGGAGTACACACTCGGATCGACGACATTGATTTCCGCAAACTGTCGAAGCGTTTTCAGCGGAAGCAAACGCGTATCGGACATACGCGTGCCTTCAATCCGCGTCCCATTGAGTGTCAACTCAAGTCGCACTCTGTTAAACAAACTCACGATTACGGGCATGGCGGAACGATGATTTTAACGAGTGGGGGAGCGGGCACATGGATCTTTGGAACGGCGATTCTTGGTTCTGCTCTGATCGTTGCGATATCATTACACAACTTTAACAGCTGCGTCTCTACGCAGGTCTTGTTGTGAGTCCTCACCTGAGGATAGACTCGGTTACCGTCCACACTGAGTGATTCTGAACTTGTCCAGTGAGTCAAAGCCTCATGCGCTTCTTGCGCCGACCTGAAGGTGAGGCCAAATAACTCGAATGTTGGAGAAGTCGGCTCGAGGACTGTCGTCCCTACCGCGCGCCCCGCATAATAATGTTCGATGAAATGCATCACTTTTCCACCAAGAGCCGCAACAGTGCCCTTGGTCAACCGGTGTTCTACGATTGGTGAAATTCGGGGCGTGTACCCCGTGAGATCGCTGGTGTGCACCAAGAGGTTGTCCGATGAGTGAGATACTCTCATCGGCAGGTCCATAACAAAATTTGTGATGTCATAGCCAGCATGAGGCCGACCGATCCCGCATTGCTGCTGAATCATTTGTGCCTGATGTGCCGACCAAGGAGAAGGGAAGCGTACCAGTACAAAGTCTGACCGACGCACTTGCCGATCTTTCCATTGGATGCAGACCCTTCCATGGAGGGACTTGCCCTGCATAGTAAGGCGAATCCAGGAGCCGCCCGTCATGAAAGTTTCCTTTCCTTCCACCATCACTGGCTTCGAAGGTGTAAAATATGCATCTGACGAGGTGAAAATGTGCCTCAAATATTGAATTACGGTCATTATACTAAAATTTTAAAAAAAGGGTGCCCTCTCGTTTGAAGACACCCTTTTCATGAGAGGTGGGATTAGTTAGTCAACCAACTGGGCATCCTCGGCTTTCGGTGCTTCGGTTGCCGGAACTTCGGCCAACGCGGCCAGGTCCTGTTTGATCAGATCCATGTCCTCCATGAACCGTGTTTGGATGAGCTCGATGCGACGGGAAGTGCTTGCCATGTAGGTCGCCTTTGTGTTGACGGAAATGGGAGCACTGTTCATCACCTTGGCGGGCGCATCAACCACAGCAGCGGGCGCATCAACCGGAGCAACCGGGGCAACAGGAACATCGACAGGCGCGGCCTGCGTGTCTGCTGTAGGTGCCGGTACTTCGGCGGCAGGAGCTGTAGGTGCCTGGGCTTGTACTTGGTCGCCTTGTGCTTTCGCGAGAGCGGCCGCCACCTCTTCGGCACTCGCCACTTCCGCTTCCTTCAGGTCGGCTCCGAGGAATTGGGCGATTGCTGCGGCAGCAGCCTCCTTTTCCTCGTCGCTACTTTCGCCAAAAGCGGTGACGCACGATTCGACGAACTCGCGAACCGTCGGCTCCGATGCCGTCAAGTCGGCGAGCAGGCCGCTGATCGTTTCGGCGTCGGCTGCGATAACGGTGAGCAATTCCTCGGCTGCGGCCTCTGCGAACAAGGCAAAGCAGGCATTCTCATGCTTTGCTGCCCACGCCTTTGCGTTAGCTTCTGCGGTCCCTTCCAGCGCCTCTTTTGCCCACTCGAGGACGATTGCGTGGATCTTCGCCACATCCTCGGTTGGCACGAGGCTACCGGTAGCCGGGTCCGGAATGTTGAGGGGGAACGGAAGTCCGAGTTGCTCCTTGGTGAAAGAGGCTGGATCGGTGACGGTAATGATGCCGTTGATAACGGCGAACTGAGAAACTTTCATATATGAATTTGTTTTAATAAGTTCGTAATCAGTAATGTCCTCATTAAAGATTTCTAACATCTTATTTGAGGAAATAACTAAGTGGCCGCCAGAGATATTATTATATCTGACAGCCCCCTGGTTTGTTGCCTTTACCAGATAAGTCTTCTTACCCGTGGCGAAATGATTAGTACAAGTTCCAACTGGCAGTTCTATAAATTGTTTATGACTGCGAGGTTTACGAGTACTCAAGACATAAAGCGTCCCGTTTACCCTAAACCCTGGCCGATACTTGTTCTCATCAAATGCGTCCTGATAAGTAAAGAGCCTTATCATACGAGGTGAAATTTTCCGCCACTTCTGATACAAACCGCCGCTAAATCAGCATTTTGCTGTTCGATTGAAATGGCCGTTACAGGAATGGATATTTCAATTGCAGGATCAATGTAATCCTGACCGTCGTTTACAATGATAATCTCGGGCTCAATGCCTTCGATTTCAAATGGCCCGATCTTGTTTTGTAACAAGTCGGTCTGTAATGTTTGGAGGCAGTACGCAATGTCTGTGCTGCCTCCTTCTGGTTCTTTCCAGTTGTTGTACAGATCGTCAGCCTTTTCGGCTGTATCAACGAGCTGCCATTCGTCGATTGTATCTTCGAATGTGGAGATGTAGATGCGCGCATTGTCATTCTTGACTTCCTCTCCCATCGTGAACAGCATGGCGCGTACAACGCCTTGCTTATACGTGTATGACATGGAGCCAGAACGGTCGATCAGGATAATGTAAACCTTTTTATCGCCCTCTATACGCTTGTAGCGCACGGGAACGGACACCTCCTGCCTGACGAGGTTAAGAAGGAAATCAGGGCGCATTTGATCGATCAGGGACACGCGCGGAAAGTCTCTTATAGACTCTATGCGCTCCATCTCGATATGGTCCCCGTCAATCGACCTCTTTGGTCGCTGAGAAGATTTCGCCTTGAAGCCTATCGATGTAAGAACACCGAGCCCCATGATAAGAGCTTTCTGCTCATCAGTAAGCTCTCCTACTACATCAGTAATAGGGCGGTTCAGGTCTGGCAGATGACCACCACCACGAGACGCGTAGTTGCGCTTAGCTTCCTCAAGCCCCTTTGAAAGGGCTTTGGCGTTGCGGCGATTGATTTTTCTGATGGTTTCCTTTTGAGACGGGGAATACCAATCCCGCTCTTCGTGCTCCTTTGTAGCTTCGCGGATGGCCGCATAATTGAGGGCTTTGTCAATTATAGACTGCCCAGGTATTTCACTAAATGTTAAGTCATTGATCTCCTTGTGAAGATCCGCGGCTCGTTGAATTTCATGGGGCTTAAAGTCCGACAACAGTCGCATGGCGTCTGTACGATTCCCGCCCATGGCTTCCCACGAGAGCGAGTCTGCCAGACCTTTGACAAGGACAGGATCCCCCAGCTTTATTTTTGCTTTTATATCGCCTAGGGTGACACCGTCCCATTTCGGGTGCGGATCGGAGATTATCATTTGTAGAGCGTCGATTGTAAGTATTCTGCTTCCATTTGCGCCTTCTTATCAGCCAACTCGGTGGTAGCTTTCGCGATCTTGTCGAGCAGTCTATCGTCCGGGCTCGGATATCGATTGAGCTCGTCAATCGCTTTTTTGACATCCTTGGCTGATGGAGATTTAGTCCCAAGTAAGGTCTTGGCTTCGTTGAGCCAGTGGTTGATGTGTTTGATTCGGTCTTGTGCGGAATCAATCTTTACGAACTCCTCGTACAAGCCGGGGTTGGTCGCGCACTCATTGAAGTGTTTCAAGGACTGGATGCCGGACATTCCGTATGATTGTGCCATCTTTATGGCACTCCGCGGCGATATCATTTGGCCGGCATTGAATGCTTTTTCCATCATCTGACAGAAAGCATCGCTCTTGGTGTTCAAAACAATCTCGATCATTTTGGCGTAATGGTCGGCTGTATACGCGGGCCACACTACGCGGTTATGGATAGGAAAGCGATCAATGAGAGCCTCGTATGAGTCTCTTTTTAGGTTGTCACCGGATGCCGCCCACTTCATCGGGTCCACGTTTGTGGGCGCAACAACAAACTTGCATTTGCTTTGATAGCAGGCTTTCCCCCCGGCACAGTACTCACCGGACTCGAGTATATCCTTGAGCATCTGGATTATGACCATGGGCGCATCAAGAAACTCCTCAAAGCGTGCTGCTTTGAAGTCGAGAAATGATCCCTCGAGATTGTAATTGAGCACGCCCTTCTGGAGGTCCTCCATTATTGGCACGCCAAAGAGGTGTTCCTCTTTCGTGGCATACGAAAACTGCGCTTTGTAAATGTCCTTCGAGTCGAAGAACACCTTCAAAAACGCATCGGAAAGCTGTGTCTTCCCATGGCCTTTTGGTCCGAATAGGATAACGTTTCCAGCAATTCCAATTGTGGAGAGCTCGTAGCCGGCAAACATTGCGGCCACCGCCTCTTCCACGAACACAAACTTTTTGCCCAATTGGGCTTGCACTTCTTTCAGCGTCATTATGTATTTAATTTAATTTCAAAAAATTGGAACCGCCCTGATGGCTGCTATCACTCCCAGTGATTAAAGTGGCCTAGGTCTCACCCGCAAGCCCATCATTATTGGGCGGCTCCGCAGCTCTTACAGTATAATCGGGGATGGTCCGAATCCGGACAGCTCATCAAACAGCGTACACAGATCGCGACAGAGGCCTTCGCCTTTATCAGTGATCGCGTAGTGGTGAGGGGCTCCCGGGCCTCTAGGACCCGGGATGTTTATTGTTCTTACGCATCTCCTTGACACAAGCTCGTCAAGGATACACCATACTCGATTAGGTTTCACGGGCATCGCTGCTGCAATACCTTTTACCGTACACGGGCCTTCTAACCAGACCTTAAGCAAGATCAGACATTCAATAGCTCGTGAATCCCTCATCTGTCAAATCGATGCAGGTCATACTTCTCGATTACCCCTATCAGCTTGCTGGCGTAGGCTTTATCGGTAGCGTAGCCGGCCGTACGTAGGCCTACCGCCCACTTCCTGTAGTCCTTACCATATTTTTTGAGCTTTGAATAACGCCCGCCCGCTAACATCAGACTATGAGCGCGCCAGCTTTCCCAGGCATTTCCAAACTTCTTGAAGTAGTCCTTATGTGAATCATCACTGGCATTAATACAGTGTCCAGCTTTACACCTTTTGGAAAAACATTTTATGCCGAAATGGTTGTTTGCCTTTACAGCAAGTCTGCTTGTCCCTGCTCCACTCTCAATTAACCCTTGTGCAAGGCTGATGCTGGCGGGAATGCCGTACTTTTTCATTTCCAGCACAGCAATCTTTTTAAACCTATCAATGTAGGCAGTCGCCTGGTCCTCCTTCAGGGAGCTCACTGGCCGTGGGGCCGCGGACTCATCAGGGATTTCTTCCTTCTTTTTCTCGTTTTTCTTTTCAGGATATGGGAGAGTGACTTCCTTTTTTTCTTCCGGTAGTGGGGGGCGATCGATTATCCGCGGTACCTCCATATTGGCCATACTGGCCTGATAGGAGAGCGTCGCGTCCTTGTAGGACTGCAGGGTAAACCCTATGCCAAAGAGGATGAAAATGCCCATTACGTGCCACGTACGCGGCTGGAATGGGGTGAAAAATACTTTCACGCATATCAGTGAAATAGCGCGAGTCAACAGGGACGTGGGTGAATTAACATCCACTTTTTTTTGTAGTTTCATGACTGAACTAAGAGTTTGAGTTAAAAAATCGTGTTTCTTGTAGCCCTGACAATGGGCAATCAAGTTGTTTACCACAAGAAACACGGATAACCTCATACTCCTTTTAGTATGAGGGGCAATAGTGGAGGGCCCATTAAATTAAAACTGCTATGTTCATGTGGGTGGTGGAATCACCTTCCATGGGTTGAACCCATAGAGGGTTTCAAACGCGACACCTAAAGCCTCCAACTTCAGGCGCACGTCAGCCACGTTTTCAGATTGCTTAAAGAGCTCCTTCGACCGTCGAAGGAAGTCCTTTTGGAGCTCCTCTTTTGTCGGTGGATTTCTCTTAACTGTGTAACGGCTGAGCAAAAGTGTGCTCAAGCAAACAAACCCCGACAAACCCAGAATAAATAACCAGGTTGCGGGATCTCCCGAAAAAATTAAATCGTAGATCTGCATTTATCTTTCAACATTAGTTCCAAATGTATCGCAAATTACGTCAATTTCACGCAGTGTCAAGATGAGACCAATTGCGTCGAAAACGACTAATCCTTTGACGATATCTGTAGACACGTGATTGACATCGACGTGCCGGTTGATTGTTTCTATCCAGACCCGCTTCGTTTCGATCTGGAGTTGCCAAGGCAATGTGATCGGGATGTACGAAGGGCTGTCTGTACTGCAGTCCGTAGTATACAGAAACTGCAGCATGATGAGACTTTTCATTTTCTATTAGGCATTGGGACCGGTTGAACAGGACAGTCCAGTGGCGCAAAATTCCTGAACTTTCGCATAAACAGCTGTTCAAGAAGAATCCTGGCTTGACCGATTTTTCGCAGGTGCTCATTATCCTTAAAGTCCAGGTAAACGTCAGGCGCATCGGTTAGGTATAGGCATTCCGTCCGCCCGTATTTCAACGTCATTTCCCACTTGGGGACTACGATTTCCACGCCAATGGCCACCTCAGTCATTACGAGGCGGAATGCGTACCGGTACTCTGCGGTGTCCTTGGAAAATCCCCATACCTGGTAGCCGGGGATTACCCCCAGCTCGTAGTAGAACTTATTTCCAATCTCACCGAGGTTGATTGGATTGATTTCCCCAGGCAGAGTTACGAAAAGGTCCGTGGGAGTGAACGTAAATTTGGAGTAAGTTACTCCGCCTTCTGTTACGGACATCTTGATGGTATCCGGGATTGGGGACTTCTGCGCTGTACAGGCAACCGCTGTGATGAGCAGTGCCAGCATAATGATGGATTTTTTCATGTCGATTGAATTTTGTTGATGAGATACTGTCTGGCTTGGTCCGAGCTGTGTCGGACGATGAGGTTAAACATTCTGGCTCGGTCAGTGGCCTCGTCGGCGCTGATCTTACCAGTACTGTACAGGAGCGTGTTGATCTCGATCAGATCTTGAGATCGCAAGAGTTCCAGTGTGGAACCGAGAAGGTATTTAAGGCGCACGTTCTTTTGCGCCTTTAATGACTCAGCCTCCATTCGTGGAATCACAGTGTGTAGCACATGATTGAGTAAATCGATATACTCATTACGGTCTTTCGACGCGTAATGATACCGCAATGCGAGTTCCTCACTTTGGGTGCCAGATATCATACCCTGGAGGGAGTGAAGAATCCTGTTTAATGTGGGGAGTTTCATTTCTTGGTGGTCCAACAGGATCAGGACCTCCCTTTTTATCATTTCGATGGTCATAAATATATACAGACGTTAGCAAGATGACTGCCAAGACGGCGGTGGCGAGATTCCTTTCGGAGCGCCACAAAGAGGTGACGGCGATGTAACGACCACGAGTTCGTCGGTCGTCATTAATTATGGCTTCTGCTTCGTGATGGTCTTTGTGCCGGTCGGTGATCCTACCGAAGAACGACATTAGCCAAATCACTAGGAGCGCCAACGCGAGAATTGTAGCCATATGTAATGAATAATTGCAACCAACAACCCGGCAGCGAGCCAACACGCACCCCTTGCGTAAATAATTGGGCAAAAATGTGATTTATCACCCACGGCCCAATCAGTTAGGAGGCTGAATGTAAGGAATAAAATTAGCGCTTTGTGGTAGTGCCAATAGGCCTTCAACTGGTGCATATGAAAGATGCTGGTTTACGATTGAACGTATATTTGATAGCGCTCGGTAGGCACGTTGAATCAATCCAGCTCGATCGGTGGGCCCGAAGAACTCTTCGAACTCAACGATGTTAGTGAACTGATCAGTAAGGTAGGTCACTGCAATAGCGTCGAAAAAGTCGACACCAAAGTCAGTGACCATCACACGGACGAATCGGGAGACTGTCATGTCCACAGTCTCCCCGGTTATTAGTTTCATTGCAACTTAGTTCCGTTGTGTCTGATGAAATCGGTATCCGCCCATGTGGAATGTAGTATAGGCGTTACATAACCTATCATGTTGCTCCCAATGTAGTAAAAGGTTCCGGTAGACCGGACGTCAATCCTATCATATTGGACGGCCCAACATGTGATGTCTCGGTCGCATACTACAATTGCTGAGCCATCGGCAGGAGGGTAGATCTGGAAAAACATCTGTGCGCTTACCCCCATCCACGTTTTGAGGACGTTTTTACGCGACATATCGTTACCGATCTTGGTCACAATACCGTAACTGAACACGACAAGTAGCGTAATGCCAATTGCGACGATTAAGGATGCCTTTTTCATACGCTCTGACTTCTTTCTACCATAGCCTCCTGCCACTTGAGGTAGCAGTCGTACCTGACAAACAGTATGGTATATGGCTGGTGAGGCGCAAAAAAGTGCCGTGGGCCCAGATGATCGATTTCTTGTATAGGCGCGCTGTCGACGATTTCAAAAAAATCTACGCCTACTATATCACGATATTTAAGGCAGACGTATGTCGGGGACATGTCCGGACCCAGATGGCAAATAAACAATTCGAATGTCTCCTGAGCTTTTGCCCAGTCAACGATGCCGTCCGATGCCGTCGAGTCGCGGACGAGTTGGAAAACTGATGGTGCCATAGCTATAGCGGTTTAGAAGGTGATCGTTGTTGAACAGTAGGATTTCTCCTCTGCTCGGTTTGACGAAGACTGTGAACATCTTACCTGCACTTACGAAGCAGGAGTCACACTCCCAGTACCCTGAGATTGGATGTCCATCGATGTTCAAAGAATCAGATGAAAAGTAGTGGCGGGCCTCAATCCCGCTACAATTTTCTACGGTATTTCCGTAAACGACGCAGGAGCGACTCGTAACGAGTTCGCCCACCCATTCTGCCGGCCACTGTCCATTGGGCAGTGAGATGGGCGTCACGCAGCCCGTCAGGACTACGCAGAGAAAAAACAATTTCTTCATAGATTGACGTTAGGTTATCGCGATTGAATAAATTATTCCACATCGCTCTGTTAGTTTGTAGTGAACGCAAACGACGGACTTCAAAGGCTGTCATTTGCCTTATAAATACGCCGGGTTTATTGAGTATTTCTCCGTTTTCGACGTGGTAGCGCTTACGCCCAGCCCCGTCGATGTAAAAGGCTTCCCCTTCGTCATCATATACACGCACGAGTACGTGTTTATAGATGATTTTGGGTCCGCCGAATAAGATGTCGAACATATGGTTTTCCAGCATTACGCTGGCATTTAACCCCATCTCCTTCTTGAAAAGGTCATAGAGCAAGAGCGCAACGGCGCCACAGCCTCCCCAATTCACGTAGTAGCGGGGCTGTAGCTGGAGGCGACCGATGACTGCGCAAACGTATTCAAGCTGATGTTTCTGCATAACAAAATAAAAAGCCCCTACGCTATTGCAGCGCAAGGGCCAATTAAAAGTAATGGTTCCTGTCTTTATGCGAAGTTACAATCGCTCAATGAGGCAACGGGGCGGGTAGTGTTCCCGCAAGTACAAGTCTTGGACGGTGTAAATATCCGTAGCATTCAAGGCCTTGATTGCCCGGACAGAGTTACTGTGGGCCTCCTGGATTTTTTCGCAGCGCTCCTCCGCTTCACAGTACGTCGTAACGACGTCTATGTACAGAGTGTCGACCTGCAGGTCGGACATGTCGTCCTGACACCAGGTGAAGTCATACGAGATGTACGTGGCTTTGACTTGTTCGCTGCAAGGCTCTTCCTGCTTAGCGCAGGCTTGATGGCCGATCGCTGCCAGTCCGAGTACGGCGAGCAGCAGGGTTGTCAGAAATGTGTTTTTCATGCTTGTTAAAGTACCATTTGGACTTGCCCTTAACGGATATTTGAGCGAAGTCATTTTTAGAGATGAATAAGGAAGCACCTGGACACTCGATCCAGTACTCCTTACATGATTGTTTGAGTGAAATTGCCGGGGCAGCGACGTAAGAGTCATGACTGGGCAATATCACTGTCCGGTTAATAATAAGGATGTATCCGGCATCCTTGTTAACCGTGTCGGGTGTGGGCGAGGTGTGGCTAAATCCGAAAAGGAGCGCCGCACCCATCAAGGTAAGTGGGTTCATTAGTTCTTTACGTAGAGTCTTGTTGTGCGACCGTTGACCCATTCCACGCCGTTGTTGTATACTTGGATCGTGTCGGGGATGTCATCGGGGACGAAAATGTAGCGGTTAATCCAGTGGCCGAAGATCGGCTTGGATAACCCAAGAATTTTATTCTCGTAGAATTCCCAGGCCACCTCCCGATCAAGCTCGACCTTGAGGATTTCCTCGCGGTAAAGTTTGTTAGTGGTGAGCTGATATTCCTCGATCGGGTCCCCCAGATCATTGATCCAAGGGTAGTGCGGACTGTAGGTCACGCTTTGAGGCACAGGCGCCTTGCAGAAGACTGCGAGCAATGCGATGAGGAGCAAGGCGCCCCCCGCAAAAATGAAATTTTTCATTGAAGATATGGTTTGAATGTGAAAAGTTCAAACTGGTGCATGATTCACATGGATATCCTCCTTCCTAGACCTTACGGTCCCCCAGTACTTGGAAAAGCTGGGCGTCAAGTTATATCCATAGGGGAGAGCTAGAATTAACTAACCCTCCCCAGTGTGCCATTAGTGGCATCCGGTCTGATTGCCCCCGGATAGGCGTCTGTTAATGATACCTAATGTGTCATTGGTTGTTGCTTTTTGAATGTAAAACGTGCTGGGTTATACTTCTTTCCAGTTTCCTAGATCCTCCCCACTTAATCATTAAAAGTTACACCGGCTCACCGTTAGGCCGTAGAAAAGGAACATCGAAAGCGTTAGGAAGAGGTGCCAGTGGGGTGGGCACCGTTGGGCGAATGGTTTGGATCCTTGGCCGAATTTTGGCTAAGATCTTCACCAGGACTATCAAACAACAGGAATATGGCATAAACGAAGCATCCGCATAGAATGATGTTGGTGATTATGCGGGTGCTGGAATTTATCGGATTGACCATCTCAAACTCGTTTATAACATGTAGCTGGCCTTCGAGGTACCCCATACTAAAGGGGACTGCGAAGACAACGGCAATGCGCAGCAGAAAATAGGCAATCTTTTTCATCAGTGGTCAATGATTAAGTATGACGGGGCATATTGTCGCCACATTACTAGGCGGCCTGCCTTCCAAATGATACTCAGACAATCCCCAAGATTGGGGTCCTGGTAGTACTCTCCTATCCATCCGTTACTAAAGAACAGTACAAGGGCTTTGTTCCGCACCTTAGTACTGTCAATGTTGAAGGTTAGTGACGTCAATTGGAGAGACTTCTGGTTGACCTTCAGGCTAAAATCACAGTTGTTGATGACTGTGATAGTGTCGTTGGACACCATGTAGGCCTGTGTAAACCTCACATCCTGAGCCTTAGAGGGTACGTCCCACAGCAGGAGCATGAATGTGATCAGTGTTACTACAAGAAACCACGGGAAATATTCCTCGTGGCCATTTTTGAACCTGATGCGCGGGATGAATATTGCCCCAAAAGGGTACTCGTTGGTCCGCGTAATGGGGTTGAACACCGCGATCATCGGGAGTAAAATGGCATACCCTACGGCTACCAATCCCATGAAGAGGTCTAAGATGGGCACAAAATCGTCAGGGTACCCCACTGATTGGTATCCAAAGATTACAAATGCCAGCAATCCCGTAAACAGTACGAGATTTGCGGTTGCGAAAATATTACTCTTTCTCATTGTTGATGCAGATGATTAAAAACGTGATTGTGGCGCCGTAAAACGAAAATGCGATACCGCTGAATGCGACACGAGCTGGGCCGGTGAATACGCTGTAGCCTATTATTCCTAAAGCTAGGAACGTAATGGCAAGGATCGATAGGCCGATAATCCGGCCTGTTCTTGTTATTCTCATTCGAAATATCCTATTCTGATAAGTTCATAATGACACTCAAGTTCTGTACGTGTATCGCCGCGTACAGCGGCTTTACCGTACTCTTCGAGCAGCTTGTCAATTTCTGCTCTTTTGATCCGTCGATTTGCCCAGGCAGGGACAACTACGCCCATAACATAAAGCATGAGACACCCCATCCCTATTCCTAGGCACGCGAAAAAAGCATGGAGCATTATCCGCGTCACGTATTCGTTATTCATCGATTAACTTGTCGATTACCTGTTTATTGTACTCCTCTTTCGCCCAGAAGGCATCCACGAGCTGCTTGGCTTCCTTTAGGCCATAGCCCAGATGCTCAAGGCCGAGTTTTACCTCTTTTACTGCCTTGAGCTTGTCATTGGGATTACGCCGGCAGCACTCTTCAATAAATTGATTTTCGTCCCTGAACTGCTGGAACAGATGCTCCAATTCCAGACGACCAATCATGTCATACCTGTTAAGGAAATACAGTTCCTTCAGGTAAGAAAGTTGCTGTTTAGTGAACTTTTCCATTGTCTAGTGGAGATTGCCCTGGACCCAGATGATGAGGTCCTGGAGGTGATTGCGCTGGAAGCGCGTAAACCAGAGTTTACCGGCCTCGAGCTGGTTAACTTTTTCGGCAAGCGCGTCCCATTGGACAGCTTGGTCGTCGGTGAATATCGGCGAAGTGAGGCGCTCGGATACAGCATCCCTGAACGCCTGCCATCTTTCAATGGTGGGGCCGTCGTTTAATGCGTTCCAGAGCTCGGACCATTTAGTGGCCCGTTGCTGTTCTTCGACCTCTTTGTAGAAGTCGGCAAGCAGTGCGTCTTTCAGTTCGAGCCACTCCCGGACGATGGCTTTCATTTTTTCGATGCGATAGGCCTCGGAGTTCGACGTAAATTTCTTGGATGCCAGTATGTCCACGTAATCCAGGAACTCTGTTCCCAGGTACTTGTGGAAAATGTCAGCCAGGCGCCGCATCTCCTCGACAGGATAGGTAAGCTCGCGCTCCATCTTCTCGAGGGCCTCAAAGACCCGTACGAAAAGAGCATACTCGTTTTTTGGCTTGTCCTCTGCCACCACATTCGTGATGTACACGAACTGATTTACTCGGACGTCGCCTGTAAGGTAAATCTTCGGCATCCTGTCGACAAGCTCCATTAAAGCCCAGTTTATACTGGACTGGATGCGCAGCCATTCGCCGAATTCGATGAGACCCATGTTGTATTGTTTCCTTCCGTTGTTGTACCGTGCAGCGAGAAGCAAGGCGTCGGAGTGGTGTGGAGTGACGTGCTCCAGGGCACGCTCAGTTTGGCCCTCTTGTATAAGGACCCGGATCTTTTCTTTAAGTGTCATGATGGTTGATTTTATCCCAAGCGATCTTTCTTCGTTCTTGGGGAGTTTTTTAAATAGTTTGATGCAAAATCTGGTTGGACTTTTTCAATTGCCGAAATATGGGCTGCCAAACGCTTAATTTGAGTAGGTCCGACGCGATTGTCCCTGTCGATCACTTCCGGCACGCCCCACTTCTTGACGCGCATTGGCTGCGTGAAGAACCAGTCTCCAAAGCCGCAGTCAAATCGCCATCCAGTAAGCTGGCACGCCCGATCAATCCTAGCTTGCAGGACGTTGGCATACTCAATGTTGACTTCATCGAGTTTTGCCAAAAATTTGGTGATGTTAACTTTTGACATGTCTAATTTAGTGTTAAAAAATACCCTCACGCAGAGGCCAATGGATTCTATCCAACTGTGGCATACGTGAGGGTCAAAGGGATATAGCCCATCAGCGGGCGGCGGCATTCGTCCCTTTACGGTTCTTAATACTCCAGTGTCAGATACCCTTGACTGGAAGGGAATGTCCAAACACTGCCACCACGACCTTTACGGCCATTGATGTGTTCTTGAGGGATTGTTTCATACGACCAATGTGGGTGTTCTTCCCTCCAGGCAATAGCATTCGCCCATTTCCTAATGCGTTCGTAGACCTTCACTGCATCTTCACGTGATTGTGTTATGAAAGGGCGATGTTGTGGTACCTTAAACCCGGTACAAGACACCTCATAACGAGGACCTTGTTCGGTTTTTATCAGTTTAATCCACATTTCGATTTCTGCCTTAGTTTCAGGGACTACTTTGATAAAACTGCTGCAAACGTTCATGATAGTTATGATTGTTTGTTTTTCTTTATTTATTCTCGAATAAAGAATACGAGCCAGGTTTTCAGGTAAACCTAGATTTAAACCATTTGCTTGGGGTTGTCGCGATTAAGTGCGATTATTCAGAAATCTCTATTTGTTGAAAACTACGCGCAGGACGTGATCGGAGCCATCCTCCAATCCGGTTAAGTACACTTGGGCCGACAGTGGATTGATGTCAATCTTTACCCGCACAAACGTGGCAGGCATGTTGACGACGTTGTTAGCGAGCGTCGCAAGGAGTTCGCTGAGGTTCTTGTTGAACTCAATTTGCGGAATAATCTGCTGTACCTTACTCATGTGATATAAAATTGAGGGGAGATTTCTCTCCCCATTGTTATTTGTAGAATACGAGAATTGCGGGCGATGCGGCGATGAGTGCGGCCAATACGATAGCGGCCAGAAGAATAATATCCTTAATGGTTTGCTTGCGCATAGTATAAGTTATTTAATTGTTTGAGAATATGCACTGGATGATCTCGCCGTCGTGCTCATCATCGCCAGCAATAAAGCGGCGATTGAGCCGGAATAGAACCGTATACGTGGCACGGCCTGTTAGGAATGTTTTAAACAATTCATACATGGCGTGAAAATTTAGGCGTTCAAAAAAATGTCGGGTAAATAGGGGCAGGCTAAACAGGTTATTACTATCCACCGTTAACGGCGGGTGCTGTTGTTGCTTTGGCGAACGCGGGCAAGGTCAACAGGTATTCTTTGACGGACGCCGTATCTTTTACGGCGTCCAGCACTTTGTTTTTGGCGGGCGTCAGGTTAATTAACCGTTTTCCGACCAATGCGCCGCTTTTGTAGGTCGGAGCTTCCTTGCCCGGTTTGGCGGGTACAAAGTAAGCCTTTATGACCGCTTTGCCCCCGTTGGTGGCAAGTGCGAACAAAGTGCCGAAGTCTACGGAAAAAGGTGAGCTGACGGCACCAATGGAAAGTTTCGTTTGGAAATTCCCCAACTCGGTTGCTGGTCTCTCCAAATCGGTGTCGTCGCGGTAAATACCGTAACTCACGGCGAAAGTAGAGTCTGGGTGCAAAGAAATTTCCAGACCGTCGGGGCTATCTACCAACATTTGATAAAATGTTGGGTCAATAGCATACGGACTTTCCCCGCCCGTGAGTGATGCGATACCGTTGGCAATACGATCAAGAAATTCCAAAGCATTAGCCGTTTCTTTAATACGCTTATACATAAGTAAGGAATTTAATTTTGTTTGCAATAGTCCTACCCCTATTGCTAGGCTATCAAATAACCCGCTACACGTTTGCAGCGGCATTTGAAACTATGTTTTCAAGATTAAGTACCAATGATAAAAAAACCACTGGTACGAGCCTACCCCCATTTGTTCCGACAGTTACGATAGGGGGGTATTTTGTTGGGGGGCACCATCTTTAACACACATACATCCCGGGCGTCATCTTTAATACTCGCGTATCCGGGGGGGGGGGGCAGATAAGACCAGGGGGGTATCTTTCACTGTCACGCAAAATTAATTTCCAACTATTTGCATATCACTCATTAAGTTCGTATCTTTGTTACATGAAACAAGAAGAACTAGATCAAGCAATTAAGGAGATGGAAGATCTTCGAGCCCATCCAGCAGGGGTGCTTAGGCAATACCCTAAAACGTCAGCGGCACTTGCTGCTATCATTTATCTTTCTCTTAACCCCGAGACCGACCTAGATGATTGGGAAGTCTTACTGGCTAATACTATGTGGTCAGAAATCTTTCCTACTGATGGAAAAAATGGTTTAATTAATGCCGCTAAAGACAACTAAACACGCTCCCTTCACCTCTATGTTCATAGGCGGAGAATGGGCTTGCAGACTTCAATTCTAAGTACGAAGAGCTTAAAATTGAGCCCTCTCAACAGGTGTAAAAGCCGTTAGGGCTATTAGTTTTAAAACTTTTTTAAAAATAGTTGTGTTTTTATTTGGTGAAAACACAAAAGTTTTTATATCTTTGTACTTTAGTCCAGGAGACTCTACAGGTTTCCTTATCAGCCCCGAGAAGCCTAAAGCGAGTTAGGGGTTCAGAAGTCGGATTAGTAGTTCCAAATAGGAACGAGGTTTTCTCCGATAGGACACAAATGGTTATGCTATAAAGGATAGGTGAGAGTTGGTTCACTGTAGTGTTAAAGAGGACCCTTTATTTCTTTAACAGCCTTCTCGAGGTTACATGCACTGCCTATAACGAAATGTATAACTTAAGATTCTACAAGAGGTGGTAGCCAGACCGCTAGGGGACTCCTATGTTAGTTTCCTACCCACCACGCCCTTCAAAGGGCGCCGCTTGCAGCGGTTGGAAGAAAGTTTAAACAAACGATGACGATAAATTTTAATGTTTCCGAGCAAGCTTTCTTGGACAAATACCTGGCACTGATATCAGCTTTGCGTACCTCTGACAAGCAAATCTCTCCTCTAGAGAAGGAAGTTCTAATAGCTTTCTGCTTACTTCCTTCTCGCTTTAACTCTTTCCCCTTATCTCCTGCAGGTAAGAAGCAAGTACTGTCTTCACTTTCGATGTCACTAGCTTCTCTTCACGCTAAGATATATTCCCTACTGTCTAAAGGTTATCTATTAAGGGAGGAGGATAAGACTATTATTATTGCGCCTTTTATTAGGCAAGCACTCAATTCTTTTAGGAATAATTCTAACTATGAGTTTATATTTACCTTTTCACTCGACGGCTCCACTGATTAAGCAGACGGCTACTTTAACTGATATTCCGAAGCATATTGTTGAGGATGTAGTATTACATCAGTTTGCGTGGCTCAAGCAGAACCTAGAGTTTCCTACGGCCACTGAGATTAAGCTGCTTCGGTTAGGCACTTTTTCCTTGCATAAAAGGATTACGTATGAAAATATTTCTAAGATAATTTCTCGCTTAAAGAGGAAAGATTCGTATCTTTACACTAATTCTAATGAAGAGAAGTTAACTAAGCTTCTCAATAACTTATTATTACTTCGACACTATGCAAAAAAGTCAAAAAGGTCCCGCGAAGGCTTCTTCGGTCTCCCAAGAAAATCTTCAGCAACTAATTCAATCTCAGATGATTCAGCAGCAGATGCAACATCAGAACCATCAGCTCCATCTGGACACTCTTAAAACTCTTACGGAGCTCTTCACTGCCACTAAGCCCGCCTCCTCGACTGAGGCAATTTCTCCACTTAATGAGAAGGTAGCGACCGCTCTAGATCATCTCCTCAAACCGTTCCTTCCTCAAGAAAACGAAATCACTGATGACACTATCTAATATTACTCTTACTGGAGACAGGGTACTCATCGCACTAGATGAGCATCCTACTCACACTGTTACTAAAGGGAATATAGTTGTGCCGCGTTTTGAGCAAGGAGTCACAGAAGGAGGTAAGCCTCGATCTGATTTAGATTCGAGAAAACACCTCTCAGTAGGGACAGTGGTCGCTATTTCGCCCTTAGCGTCCAAGCGAATGTCTGAGGAAGAGACTCCCCTCCGCCCTGGAGACAGGGTTTACATATCGGCTACGGCTAATAATATCTCATACCAATTTATATCTGATCGTTCGCGCTTAGTCGTGGACTTTGACGGCCTGATCGCCGTGCCTCATAATTATATTGAGGCAATTGTAAATACACCAACCAATGGCTAATAAAGCTCTCAGTGCTGCACAACTTCAAAAGCAAGTTGCAGACCTTCAGGCAGCTCTTGCGTCTTCAGAGAAATTGGCTGCCGATCGCGGCCGTCTTCTCGAATACGTTGCTAATCTTTTACTTGAGATTCAAAACAAGTTCTCTAACTCCCCTGTTCTTACAAATCTGCCCAAGAAAGTTAACTTTTGGTGGCTCCTTACGAACTGGCGTGCAGTCTTAGAGTTCATCGAGTTTGTAGTTCTCAAGATTAAAGAGTTCATCAAGAATGTAAAAGTTCAGCCTAATCCAGATGCTGCTGCTCAATAATTTTGATCCGTTCGAAGATTTCTGGGCCACAAACCCGCAGCTAAGAATCCTCTTTAAGGAGGAGTACGATGCGAAAGTTCCATCTTCTCAGATGTGGGCTGTGGCTCTCTTCGTCCATCCATCTTCTAAGCTTTTCAATGAATCGCCGGAGAACCGCAAAAAACTTATTCTAAGTGATTATCTTAATGATCCTTCTTTTGATTTTGATTCGCTTTCTCCAACAATTGATAAGTTTAAAAGACTAGTGCTCACGAAGGCGGAGCTTCTTCTCTCTAATTGGGAGAAAAGAATGTATGATCGCGAAGCCTTCCTAGACTCGGTTCCTTACTCGCCAGACACTTTCGACATGATCGAAAAGATGGTTAAGGAAACTCCTAAACTCTGGCAAAACCTCTTTCAAATTCAGACTGCTCTGTCAAAAGAGCAAGATACTAAGGTTGAAGGAGATATTGAGGAGTCACTTTCTGAGAAAGGACTTCTCGACTAAGGGCCTGATCCTGGACATCTTTGGTTAGTTGTAATCTTTAAATGACGAATCGCTTTCTTTTGCTGCCTCAATCCCCTCGTGGGCCGTGACTTACATCCAGGCAGCTCCGCTCACCTCTACAGCGGATGACCAAGTAGAGGCACCCGAACTCCTCGAAGTTTTAGTATAGTCATTACCCTTTACACCTTACTAGCTTAATCGCCCTCTAATCAAACACGCGGGTTCGACTCCCGCCAGGTCCACCAAAAGCTTGCCAGCTATAGGGGGAGATTGATTAACGATCGCTCCCCCAAAGAATAACCGTTCACTTTTAAATTTTTTGCTTATGTCCTACATTCAGGGGGTTTTCAACCACTGTGCACCGACGTGTCTGCTCAACGATCATCGCCGCGATGTCCCCCAGCAGCCACCCGGTAGTCGGGTCTAACCTTTAATCCGCTTCAAGGCTTTGGCAGATCAAAAAGTTGATCGCTTTACGGGGTAAGGGCGCTGTAATAGTGCCCTGCCCCACTATAGGGTGGTAGTTCAATAGAGTTAGAATGACGGTCTTCAAAACCGTAGATGAGGGTTCGAGTCCCTACTGCCCTGCTAATTTAAACTTTGCTATGGAAAACACTTGGTACAGATTTCCAATTACTGTCGTTTCTCAACAAGACTACGAGCTTTATGGTAACCAACCACCGGCTGACGCCTCTATGCGGTCGTACGTAGACTTTAGACTTGACTCAATCGTAGGCCTCAGAGCTTACTTTGAAGATGACGGCACGGTCACTGGAACACAAATTTACACGACAGCTGGAACTGATTTTGCTGTCGATCTCAAACCATCCGAGGTACGCAAGATTCTCGGATACACACCTATAAATAAAGAAGAACATGGAAACTAATTATATTGAAACAGATGGAACCGTCTCAACATCTACAATGCTGAGTCATGCCATCCCTATGGCGGATTGTCCTTGTAAGAAAGAGTATGTAGAGCGCAAACAGGAACATCGCGTATCTCTATACGCCATATCAGATATGGACCCAATAAAGATTACGCAAGACTTTTCTAAAATTATTGAGTACATACAGACACTCGGATTCAAGACGACAGGAGTCGAATTAACTCGTTGGTAATGGAAATCACTATTTATTTTGAAGCTATTGATGAGGACACTCTTGGTAATGGGCGCACGATGGTAGCCATCGACGTTCCCTTGGCAAGGAACGTCGAGGACTTCGACAAAGTACTTGACTCTCAATTCTCAAACTTCAAGATGCGCCTCCTTACCGAGCTCTATAAAAAGTACCCCCACTACTGGCATAAGAATTCACCGATCGAACACGATAAATTAAAATCACTAGAAACGAATGGCTAGAAAAGTCATATCAGGACAAGAACTACAGGACGGATTATCAAGAGGAGTCGACATCCTTGCCGACGCTGTAGGTTCAACCCTGGGCCCACTGGGCCGAAACGCTATTATTGAGACTCCTTACGGAGCGACTACCGTGACTAAGGATGGAGTGACAGTGGCTGAGCTTATTGATCTTGAAGATCCTATCGAGAACCTTGCTGCTCAGATCCTTAAGCAAGCTGCACAGCGAACAGCCAAGGTTGCCGGAGACGGCACGACCTCTGCTACAATTATTGCGCAAACTCTCTATCAAGAAGCCCGCAAGCTTATTACGTCTGGAGTAGCTCCGATTCACATCAAACAGAGCTTCGAGCGGTTCCTAACCCAAGTTATTCCGCTCATCAGAGATAAGTCTTTAGAGGTCTCTACCAAAGAGGATATCTATCAGATTGCTCTCATCTCAGCTAATAATGATGCGCATATTGCCAGTCTTATTGCTCAGGCAATGGAATATGTTGGAAAGGATGGGACTATTACATTAGAGGAGTCAAAGACTGGGACCACTGAAGTTACACTTGTTGATGGTTACGCTTTCGAGCGTCCTTACGCGTCTCCCTATTTTGTTACTAATCCTGCGAAAGGCGAAGTAGAATTGGATAACCCACTCATTTTCATTACAGATAAGAAGCTTCGCTACACGCAAGAGATTATTCCTATCCTGGAACTTGCTCACGCCAATTCTCGTCCACTGCTGATTATTGCTGATGATATTGAAGGCCAAGTCTTACAGACCTTAGCAATCAACAAGATCTCCGGGACTATTAAAGTATCAGCCTGCCGTGCACCTTCGTATGGTGAGAATCGTCTTCAAGTCTTACAGGATATTGCAGCGCACACTTCTGCTACTGTTATCTCAGAGTCTTCGGGCCAGCGCATTGAAGACACTACTTTTGAACAACTAGGCGAAGCTGCTAAAGTTCGTTCAACTCGTAACGAAACTATTATTATTGATGGAGCTAAAGATGAAGCACGTACTGAAGAGCGCGCAGAGCAAATCAGACTTGCTCTTAAAGACTACACCGGTGACTCTTATTACCACAAGCAATTACAAACACGCCTCTCGAAACTCACAGCCAAAGTGGCTATCCTACATGTTGGAGCAGCAACGGAAACTGAACTCAAAGAGAAGAAGGCGCGAGTTGATGATGCACTCCGAGCTACGACGTGCGCTGTCCAAAAAGGATATGTTGTAGGTGGTGGTACTCTTCTTGCTAAACTTTCAAAACAATTTGCAAATGAAAACGACATCATATCGACAGTTTTCGCCAGAGCTCTTTCGGCGCCGCTTCGCAGAATTGCTCAAAACGCTGGCACATCCCCGGATCTCGTCCTTGCGAAAGTACTTGAGGAAAAGAATGAGTTTTATGGCTACAACGCGTTAACTAACGAGTATACTGACCTAATTGTTGCCGGGATCATTGATCCTACCCTGGTCGTTGAACAAGCACTACTTAACGCAGTCTCCGCTGCAAACATGCTAATTCTATCTGCTACTGGTATCTACAACATAGACCGCACGCCGCCCTACTCTCCCGGTAATTTAGGAGACTTTCAGTCAGAAGAATAATGATTTTACCTTCTAATCCTAAAGATTTCTTACTTAAAGAAATTCCAGATTTCCATCCTCTTTCTGCATCTTGGGCTGCTTTCTGAAGAGAGCAGTATCGATACTGCAAGGAGGGCTATTGGGTGGGTGGCACTTGAATGCCGCCTGCCCTTTACTATTATGCGAACTTTGGAACTATTAAGAAGAACATAAAGTTTTCCTCAGCCAAAGTTTACGATCGACCAGACCTTCGAGATCTGGAATGGGACCTCTTCTATCACTACAGTGAAGCAAGAGGTTTTTCTGGTTTTAAGTATGATGACGTTTATTCGTCACACAGGATACTACTTGATCCTGACGTAACTGACGATTTTTTACTTCTTAATCTTCCTGAGACACTTAATTCTAAGGGAGAACGTAAGACATATGTGCCTGCGCGAGATTACATGCGCAAGCTACATCCCACCGCTCTTGGCCCACCGCTCTTTGACAACGAGAAGAAGAACCTTATGCTTCTCGGCTCTCGTGACTTAGGTAAGTCGTTTGCTGTCGGTGTAGGGATGGTTGGTCACATGTTCCTCTTTCCGCCCGCTGCCAATCACACCAAACGTATTCCTACTGAGGTTCTAGTTGGAGCATCTATTTCTGACAAGTCTCGAGATCTTCTAAAGAAGACTAAAGACTCTTTTGACTTCCTTCCGGGTAAGCGCACTATCTCTGGTCGCACTTACCCTTCGCCATTTTATAAGCAGTACTCTGGCTCTTGGTCAGTAAACTCGGATATAAAGGCTGAATATAAGAAGAAAGTGGATGGTCGTTGGGATACTGTTGGTAGTCGTGCTGTTATTAAACACAGGTCCTTCAACGAGAATCCGTTTGCTGCTCAAGGTACCCGCCCCGACCTTATGGTCATTGAAGAAGCAGGTATGGCTCCCGAGCTTAAAGACATTTATGTTCACTCAGTGGATGCTCTTCGTCGCGGTCTTACCAAGACTGGTACTCTCCTTGTACTTGGTACTGGTGGTGACATGGCTAAAGGTACACTTCCAGCCTCTGAAATGTTTTACGAGCCTGAGAAGTACGACTTCCTGGCTTTTGAAGACATTTATGAGCAGCGCGGCAAGATATGTTACTTCATACCAGCCTACTATTCGCTTGATGAATTCCGTAACGCTAATGGATATGTTGATGTAGAGAAGGCGACTAAGAAACTTCTCAATGTACGTAAGCTCAAAGGAGGCGACTCGGGTGCGTCTACGGCACTCGATATGGAAATGCAGTATCGTCCTTTGGTGCCGTCAGAGATGTTCCTATCTAAGACAGCAAACATCTTTCCTTTTGCGGAATTGCGTCGCCGCCTCTCGGAAATACAAGCTACCTCTACTTACGAGAAACTAGAAAAAAAGGTAGATCTGTTCTTCGATCCGTCGGCCAAGTCCTACAACGGAGTATCTTACGAGATTAACGATAGACTTAATCCAATTACTACGTTTCCTTATGATGGAGACGATAGAGAAGGAGCTGTTGTTATTTACGAGTTCCCACAGCTTATCGACGATAAAGTACCGCAAGACGCCTACATTATTGGTTGTGACCCGTATAAAGATGATACACAGGAAGGCCAATCGCTCGCCGCAATTTACGTCGTAAAAACCTCGAAGTACTTCTCCACTATCGGTCACGATGAGATAGTTGCTTCATATATAGGACGCCCATACATGGGTAAAGTGATTGTGAATGAGATACTTCACAAGCTGTCACTATTTTACGGCAACGCCAAGATTTACTTCGAGAACTCAGTGGGTAATGTCAAAGATTACTTTGAGCGCGTTACGCGCCTAGACTTACTTGCAACACAGCCCACGACTCTTTTCAACAAGAAGGCTTCCTACAACACTTCTCCGACACTTATTTACGGTTATCCCATGCCCAATCAACGAGTTAAGTGGGAGGCGCTCCAGTACTTGCGTACGTGGCTTCTTACCGACCGAGGTGATGGTAAGCGCAATTTAGATCTCATATCTGACCCAGCGCTTCTTCAAGAGCTAATCTCCTTTAACCTTGACGGCAACTTCGATAGGGTGATGGGCTTGGTGGGTTGCGTTATTGGACTGGAGGAAACCTTCAACCACACAAAACGATCACAGGAGCGAGAAGTATACTCTTCAGCTCTTGATTTAGAGATAATATCAAAGCTTACAAATAACAAAGCTTTATTCTATGAAAACTTTCCCAAAGCAAAGACTTCCATATTCGCATAAGATAGCAAAGGATTACAAGTGGGCTAAGGAAGTGATGAACCATCTACTCGAGAATTTCACACTAGACTCCACTGCTGTAAACGCTTTCCAGACCGATTACCATAGGAAGCTTTCTAACTACCAACTTTACAATAATCAAATTAATCAAAAGGACTTCGAGCGTGAATGCAATCCACTAGGACTAGAGGTCGGTCAGATCGCTGACGAAATACAGCCTTATAATAAAGGTAACAACAAGATTCAGGTCATCCTTGGTGAGGAACTCCGTCGCCCATTCAACTTCCGTACTATCTTAGTTAATTCAGATGGAATTCGCTCTAAGATGATGTATCGCGACACCCTACTTCGCAAGTTCGTGGAGGATCAAGTTCAACAGGTGTTGTCATCTCTTTCGCAGATGTACGATCAAGAGAGACTTCAAGAAGAGACAGAGAAGATACTTAACCCCAAAGAAATAGAACGCTACATGTCGACGTCTTATTTAGATGCGCGTGAGCAGCTGGCAGCTAAAATGCTACGTTATCTTCTTCGTTCCCTCGATATACAAGATAAGCGCAATGACGCTTTTAAGCACGGGCTCATCTCTGGTGAAGAGGTTGTCTATGTAAGCGTGCAGAATGAGCAGCCTGTGCTCGAGATTATCAATCCTCTAGGGTTCTTCTATCACAAGTCTGCTGAGACTAAGTGGATTCAAGACGGACTTTACGCGGGCTTCCGTACTTACCTTTCACCTGCTGAGATCATCGATCGATACGGTCAATACCTTTCGGAAAAAGAGCTTAAGGACATTGATTCAGCTCTTTCAGCATTCCACGACTCTGATAACGCAATCTCGCGCTCTATGAATTATGGACACGATCAGTTGCTTAAAGTACAGCTAGACCTCACCACGCAAGGTTCTTACTCGGATTCCTCTATCGAGGATTATCTCGTTGAGCACATAGAATGGGTGTCTCAGCGCCGCATCGGTTTTCTAGAGATCACTTCTCCAGACTCCGAGCCAGTGACTGATATGGTGTCAGAAGACTTTCCAATTCCTACTTACGCCACATCTCGCACCGAGACTAAGGAGTACGGCAAAAAGTGTACTTACATCGAGTGGCTTGACGAGTTAGGCAATGCCTACTCGCTTGAGTGGGGATGAATCCCAGAAGTATGGGAAGGTGTGCGCATTAACCGTAACATCTATTGCTGCATTGGTCCTAAAAAGGAGCAGTTCCGTTCAACGGACGATCCTTATACAGTTAGACTCGGCTACCATGGTCTTGTCTATAATGCGATGAATGCTCCATCTATTGCTATGATGGATCGCATGAAGCCTTTCATCTATCTTTACATGATAGTGATGCATAAGCTGAAGCGGCTAATTGCCCAAGATCAAGGTAAGGTGTTCCACTTCGATATATCGATGGTAGATCCTAAGATAGGTCTAGAAAAGACGCTCTACTACCTTAAGGAGATGAATCTTGACATCTTTAATCCGCTTCAAAATGCTGACCAGCCCGGTCAAATGCAGCGCGGTAAAGTGTCTTCGTCTACGGATATGTCTAACACACAACATATTCTTAATTACGTGTCTTTACTTGCTGCTATCGATCAACAGATCGCTGAGGTTGCAGGTGTGACTCGTCAACGCGAAGGACAGATTTCCCCTAATGAAGCTGTAACTAATGCTCAGTCTAACGCGCAAATGTCATCTGTAATCACTGAGATTTATTTCTACGCGCACGACCGGCTTTGGGAGAAAGTCCTCACTTCACTTCTGCAAGTTACACAAGCTGCCTGGAAAGGTAAGTCAATAACCAAGCAGTACGTTCTTGATGATCTTTCCCTAGCTACCCTCGAAATATCTGCAGATCAAGAGTTCGAAGAGATAGGAGTGTTTGTTACTAACTCTGGACATGAAGTACAGATGTTCGACGCGCTCAAAGGTATATCTGATGGTCTACTGAACACCAACCGCGCTACCTTCTCTGATCTTATTGCGCTCTATCAAGCAACTTCTGCCGAAGAACTCAAGGACCTTATTAGACAATCCGAGAAAGAATCCTTCGATCGCGAAATGCAGAAACAACAGCAGCAGACTGAAGCACAAGCACAGATGCAGCAGCAACAACAAGCTTTCGAGCTTGAGAAACAACAGCGTGAATTTGAGCACGACGTTCTCATACACGAGATTGATTCTTTTAAATTCCAGAAAGATCAAGACTCTAATGACAATCAGATACCTGATCAGCTTGAAATTGCGAAGCTAAAACTGGACGCAGCGACAAAGCAAAAGAAACTTCAACTTGAAGAAAGAGCCCTTGATATCAAGGAGAAAGAAGTCAAATTAAGGGCAAAACAGAGCTCCACAAAGAAATAGAGCTATAGCAAATTTTATTTTTTATAATTTCTACTTACCCAAAAGCACAATCTATAAATAATTTTGTATGGAAAATCACATAGAAGATCCGCTCGAGGAATTTATCGCTGCTGGCATAGTCCAGAAGGATGCCTCTAATAAGGACACACCGTCTCCCGAAGATTTACTTCTCCAAGACGATGACCCCGAGCCCCCTTCTGAGGATAACGATCCCCCTATTCACGATGATGAAGACTCTGAAGAAGTACAAGCTCAATACGAGTTCCTACTTTCCACTGGGTTCATCCAGCCTCCAAGCGAAGACTACGAGTTTGACGGCAAGGCTGAAACTCTTGAAGAACTTATCGGACAATCACGTCGATCCGCAGAGAGCTCAGGCATCAACAAACTCTGGGCAGCGCTTTCCCCAGAATTCCAATCCGTAATTGAGTACGCACTCAATGGCGGCCAAGATCTCGAAAGCTTCTACAGAGAATACTCGGCACCTGATTTCTCGTCTATTGACATTAAGAAACCTGAGAATCAGCGTAGGGTCATTCGCGAATACTTTAAACAAACTACGCCGTATACGGATGAGCGCATCGATAAAATGATCGCGCGTTTAGAAGAAGACGGTGAACTGGAGAGTGAAGCACTCCAGACAATAGAAGACCTTCAAGACTTAAGGGAACAGCGTAAAGCCAAGTACCTAAAAGAACAACAGGAACAAGAAAGAGAGCTTAGAGCTGAAAATGAACGCAAGACTAACGAGTTAGTTAACGCAATTAACACGTCTAACTTTATTCATCAGCAGCGTCGCGACAAAGTGCGCGCTTTCTTTTTTAATCCTATTAAAGTTAATGACCAGGTAACAACTGGTTTCAATGAAGCGCTCCGAGCGATACGCGCCAACCCGGAACATCAAGCTCAGCTAGCTGACATTTTACTTGATTACGATCCTAGGAACGGTATATCACTCGAACGTATCGAAAAGCGAGTTAAATCTAAAGCCACATCAGACTTTAAATCAAAGCTCGGACGAGTCACTAACCCTAAGTTAACGACTCCTTCTTCCTCAGGGAAGAACAAACAATCTGACGACAATTTTTTATCTAAATGACTTTCTGCTTAATAAATGGCAACTCCTCAATCCTCCTTTATTATTAAACAGTTGGAAGGCTTTGGTGGCTCCTTTGTAGATTCCGATTACTTGGGCGCTTCCTACGAGATAGGTAAACCTCACGTATTCGAAGGTACGCTCATGAAAGTGTACTCTTCACAGTCCATGTTCTTCGGTCTTAAGCCGCTGATCTCCATGACTGGCGCAAAAGGCGGTACTGTTGAGATCCCTACCGAAATCTACCGTTGGTCACTGCAAGGCGCTGAAGAGCGCACTGCACGTAGCCTTGAAAACCTGGAATCGTCCAACGACACCCCGGGCTTGAATGGTACGACCTTCCGCATCAAACTTGACATCGACTACTACAAGTATCCGGATGTCCTCTTCTCGGAAGACAATGAACTTCCGCTTGCTATCCAAGAAGGCCCGATTCCTGACGGAACTGGCTTCATCTACATTGTTCGCATTCAATCGGACAATCCTACTCTCTACCTGCCTAACACGTACCTGGAACCAGGTCGCCAGTTCAACAAAGTTTGGACTTCGACTCCTTCAGAAAACAATCAATGGTACGGCACACAACAGGCTCCCAATACCTTCCAGCTCGAAGCTCAAGTTGGCTTCTTCTCTCAAGGTTTGGAAGTAACTGACAAGGCTATGCGTGAAGACGGTCGCCTGCTCATCAAATTCCTCCACACGGATGCATCTGGTAACTCCACAGTTATCAACAAATTCATCCCTTACTACGAGGCTAAGATGCAAGACGAACTGTACCGCTCCATGGAGGTTAACCTCATGTACGGTAAGCGCTCAACCCTGCCGGGCAAAGAGAAGTACTGGACCAAAACTGGTGCTGGTTTGCGCGAGCAACTCCGCGATTCTTGGATCGAGACATACTCCTCAGCTCTGACAGCTAACATGCTTCAGGACTACCTGATGAATATTTTCTTCGCTCGTGAAAATGAGCAGAACCGTTCGGTTCGGGCTATGACCGGTACCTTGGGCTCACTCTTGTTTCACAATGCGCTTGTCGCCATCTCCAACGGTTTCTTAACCGTTGACTCTCACTTCATCTCTTCGGCTCCCAATGGCTCGGCCGTTCCTGGCTTGGCGTATGGCGCTCAATTCACGCGCTACCGTGGACCAGAAGGTATCATTGTAGACTTGATGAAGAATGGTATGAATGACTCTACGCTGTACTGCAAACGTTTCCACCCGCAGTATCCTGATATGCCGATTGACTCAGCTCGTATGACGTTCCTTGATTTTGGAACTTCCGGCGGTCAAAACAACATCTCGATGCTCAAAGTGAAAAACTCGTTTACTTACGGTGTTGTAGAAGGCATGGTTGGTCCTAACGGTCCTAAGACTTCGGGCACGACTTCTTCGCTCAAGCATTCCTACGATGTGGGTATGAGTGGCTCGGCTGGTATCTGGGTTAAAGATATCACGCGCTGCGGTGAACTCATCATGGACTTCGAAGGGTAATGATAGAAATAGTTTTAACTGGTGTACTCTCTTTTATTTTTGGTGGTAGTTTAATTGGCTATCTTAAGTTTTATCAAGACAAGAGAAAAGATCACCTTACATTCATAGAGTCTGATTGGCAAAGAACAAAACATGCTTATGAGACTTTACGTACCGAGGTAGACAAGTTAAAATTAGCTGTTATGCCTTCAGCTGTTCCTGAATGGAGAAAGGACATCAGAGGCACGTATGTGTACGTTTCACCACAGTATGAGATGTATATTTTACTGCCTCTGTCCCTAACCGTTCTCGATATTCTCGGGAAAACAGATGACGACGTTTTTGCAGATTATCCGGATTTTGCTGCCGTTCTAAAGGCAATTGACAATGAGGCTAGACTCTCTTACAAGAAATTCGCAGTCCGCCGTAACGTTCAATTTCCAGGACAAATGGGCACTTCAATGGTAATTAAAGAAATTTCACAGACTGTTGACGGTACTACATATTTTATAGGCCGTTGTTATCCAGAATAATTTATGCGCAAAAAACTTAAACAGTCATCATCCTCTTCCAACTTCTGGGTTGGTCTAGCCACCCTAGGATCAGCCGCCGTCACAGCTGTTATAACTGTACTTACCTCTGATCCAGAAGCGATCAAAACAATGACATTGACTACATTCAGTACAACTATACTGATGCAAATGTCAAATATACTTTATCATTTAAATAAGAATACTGCGATACCCACACAAGGATTGGCAGGTCCCCATACCCAGGGGGGTACAAATCTGGATACACAATGAACAACAGAAACTTAGTATTTATTTACACAATACCGCGTCCTTCGGCGCTCGGTCTATCTGAATGGACCTCAGACACCTCAGGTGTCAAACTTAAGAAAACTAAGGTTGGTAAGACTGCCGATTACATAAGAGCACTTTATTCGCCCACTATTGGCGGTCTTGCTAATCACATATCTTACACACCGTGGATGGAAGCAGGTGAGCCTCAGCTCGATGCAGCCGGCAAGCCACAAATGCTCCAAACAAAGTACGAAGAGAAGTGGAACCTCCCTAAAGGCTTTTTACATAACCGTCCTTTTGGTTTCCATGTTCACTCAAATAAGGCCCCTGAAGAACTTTCTTTTTTCCAGTCTTATCGCTGGAAACTTGTTGATGGCTGCACAGTCTTAGACAAGTCAAAGATGGAAGATGAAATGGGATATTTCACGATGTTAGCTTCGTCTAAAGTAGCTAACTCAGAGCGTGAGTATCGCATGCATAAATGGCCCAAAGCTCAATGGTATATTGCGCTTGAGAATGAAAGCGAAGAAATTAAGTACGAAAAGTCACTCGCCAAAACGCACGCGTACGCAGCCCTTCACTCAACAGAGTTAACGGACAACTACAAGCGCAAATTGGTCTCACTCCTAGGCTTAGTAGATTCTACCTCCTCTATCTCACAGCAACTTATCCACAATACGCTCACGGCATTCATCGAAAACTCTTCTGCTGGTCCTGGCTCAAACATAGAAAAGTTCCAGTATTACGTCAACTTACTTAAAACGCAAGATGGTCGTGAACGCTTCGAAGCTATGTGGACTCTTAAGCAAGCAATTGATTTGCGTATTATTGATGAGCGCCAAGATACTTACACTTGGAAACGTCCTTCAGGAACACCGCTACCAATTGCTGATCGATATTCAGAAGCCGTAGATTTCTTTATCAATCCTAAAAAGTCGGTTGAACAAGAAGAGATCCAAAGCCAAATAGACGCTAAATTACCTCGTTAATGACTAACGCAGAACTTTATTACGCAATAGACATCAATCTAGATCGCATTGCGACACTTGCGAATCCCGATCTAAATGTGGCGGAAAAGGACTGATTATTAACCGAGGCACAGCTGATGCTAATTAAGCAGCGCTTTTCCGCTCTGTCCAATCCTAAAAGAGCTGGCTTTGAGCATACTGAAAAGCGTATACAGGACTTAAGCTCTTTAGTAATTAAATCGCCAATCCAACCTCCGATTATTCCGACTGTCCTTGACACAGGTGTAGTCGAAGTTGACCTGGCCCAAACAATCTATCCTTACTTATTTATCATCTCGGCTTTTGCTACAGTTGAAATAAGTGAAGATTGTCTTAAAGAAATTCCACTTAAGTTCATACAGCACGACGATTACAGAGAAATCCTAAGGGATCCTTTCAACTCACCTTCACAAGAGTTTCTCCCTTATAATCTAGGATTAGCCTCGTCAAGACTAAATCCGTCAATGTTCGTCTATACAGGCAGCATCGACTCAACAGCAGTCAGTTCTGTGAGCGTAGAGTTCATAAGACGTCCACCAAGAGTATCATCCGGTACTTACACGTATTTGGATGGTATTACTTATCCGCAAACAGGTCTATCGGTACCAGAGCACTTACAACTTGAAGTTGTAGACTTAGCCTGTCAACTTGCGGCGCTTTCCACTCAGAATCCTGAGTACATACAGCTGCGCAATCAAAAAGTACTGATCAACGAATAATTTCATATCTTAATTAATTTTTATACAACATGACTTCTAATAACAGACGTAGAATGGAGTCGTTCCTCGTGAACCTCGCCGGAGCTACTACAATCCCGGTTTCGACCACTACTCTTGTTAACTCCTCCACCGGAGCTGTTAACCTGACGAACGGTCAACTCGGTATCGTTTCTGTTTCGCCCTTTGGCACGATTGGTCACAACGTATTCACTGATTCGACCCCAACTGTAGCAGAGAACCCGATCATCCAGATCGTTCAAGGTACTCCGTACTCCGCCTCCCCGGCAACGGCCTCAGTGAAATACCCTCTGTGGGCTCGTCCTTTTGAGGCGTCCTCCCCTATCGATGGCCGTAACAATTCCCTGATGGTTACTAAGCAAGACTTCCGCTATGGCTCACATTCGTTGTGGGTACTTGGCGAACCGTCCGCTACTACAACTGGTCAGATCAACGTTCTTGATGAAACCGAATACGCTCTCCACATCGCCTTTGCAGGCCGTCGTGTAGAATATCAGTACTCGCTGGAACAAGCAGCTTCGCTGTCCGTCTCCGTAACTACTCCGAACTTCACTGATCTGTCGGCTACTTACACCGAGCCTGTAGACTGGATTGTACAAAAGCTTGGTTACGAGATCAATCGTAACTCACAGTACTTCCAACTCGGCGCCCGCTTCCAAGGTTCCGATCCTATTGTCGCCTTCGCAGTGTCTGATGATGCTGGCGGTGACCAGGAAATCGCAGCTCTGACTGTAGGTGCAGTTGTAGACGTATTCGTTTACAATGGTGTTACGCGCACCATCACGTTGACCAAAGAGATGGTTGACACTCTTCAAGAGGCCGCTACCGCTTCAGGCTTCACCTACATTACCGCTATCGACCTTTCGACTGCAGGCACTGCTGGTGCTACAGTGGCGAACTCAGGTCTCTTCATCATGGCTCTGGATTCTAACACTGCCCACATTGACTACATCCCTGAGATCAAAAATCGCATCCGTGTGGGTCTTAAGCGCGGTTTTGACTACTCCACGGTAACTCTCGATGAGACTGTTGCTGCTGACGAAGGTCAAGGTTACGCTCGCCAATTGGAACTGCTGTACCAAAATACAGCCGGCCAGCGCAAGTACGCTCAAAAACACACACTTGATCCGGTAATCAAATTTGATTCGCCGATCGTAAGTGGACAAGAATATGTCGTGTATAACATTTTACACGGCCGTTCGGAGCAAATCGATCACGCAAACATCGTTTATTCTCCTTTCCGTGAGATAGTGTGTATTCCACGCTACTCCTCGGGCACAACAACCAACGCCGTCATCGCGACTTTCGATACGGCAATCAACGCCTTCTTGGCCTCCGCAGGTTCTTCTGCAATCGTGTCGATCTAATTTTTCCATTCAAAGTTCTTCCAAAAGGGGTCTTAAGGGAGTCGTTTCTACGTCTCACTCTAGACCCTTTTATTTTTTAACAACTTAACAAATGTTAACTACACAACAACTTTCTCGCATATTCCTTCCGCTTTCTTTCGGCAAGCGCTCGGGCAATTCTGCCTCCCTTTACGAGATCATCAATTCTTACCTTAAACTGTTCCCTACCAATAAGGTAGTTGTAAACTCTTCTGCTCCCGCTGCCACCATAACAATTGGTGATGCGGCTAATAATGGCGATACGGATGGAGCGGTTTCTATCGTCGGCAATAAGTACGCAGGTCAAATTACTGTTGAAACAGGTGATGCTACCGCGGCTGATGATGTGATCTGCACTGTCAATTTAAATGATAGTAAGTACGACGAAAGCGTGAACACGTTATTTGTCCAAATTACTCCGGTAAATGCAGACACCGCCCCCTACGCAGTATTTACGCATGTGGAAGATGCCCTCAATCCTGGAGGAGAGTTCACCCTTAACAACTCTGATACACCGTTGGTCGCCGCCACTACGTACGTTTGGAACTACACAGTCCACTACATATAAACTATGGCTAAATATTCACTAGACACGCTCACCTCTATTTTTCTTCCGAAAAATATACGTAAAAGACGGGATAACTATCCTGAGTCTAGAGTCACTCTAGTGCCACACGCCGATGCCATAAGTTTGTACCATGTAGTTAAAGACATAATCGAGTACTTAAATATTACTCCCGGCAGTGGTACTACAGATTTGACTGCGACTCACGCAGCGTCATCCGTAATCATTGAATCTTCGTCAGGTGATGACGCAACAATTAATGCAGCTACGACAACACTTGCTGGCGTCATGACTGCATCAGATAAAACAAACTTAAATTCTTTAGTTACATTAAGTGGTGTCTCAGCAGCATCTACAGACCTAGGTACATTCACAGGTACGACAATCGCCGATTCTTCCACAATTAAACAAGCACTTCAAGCACTTGAAACGTCCTTGGAAGCCGGCGGTTCTTATACTGATGAAAATGCTCAGGACGCTATCGGAGGAATTCTCTTAGACTCAGCGACAATCGACTTTACATACGTAGACGGAACACCATCAATATCAGCAGCAGTTAAAGATGCTTCGATAACGTACTCGAAAATTGCTAACGTAAATGCTGAAAGGCTTTTGGGTAGATACTCCAATTCAATTGGAGTAGTACAAGAAGTCTCACTTGGTGCAGGGCTTGCATTCTCTGGATCAACACTCACACACTCTGACACATCTTCTGTAGCTAACTCCACTAATTCAGGAGCCACTGTCCTTCAATCAATCTCTTTCGACACATTCGGACACGTTCAAACAGTAACAACGAAAACGATTACTGCAGCAGACATTGGAAGTATCGATGGTTCAGGTGGGGCAAATAGAGTCGCTTACTGGGTAGATGGAGATACGCTGACTTCTGATGCAGACTTTACGTTCAACGGAAGTGGTCTTGCAATCAACACAACCTTAGCAGCTTCGCACACTCTCACGGTAGGGGGCGCAACAAAGACGGCAACACTTACCGTAGAAGGCGTTGGGGCACTTGGCGGCTCACTTGCGGCCGCAGAAATACGTCTGAACAACACTACAGCCTTAACAGGCCAAACGTGGTATCTTAACTCGGCTAACGCAGGCAACCTCTACATCGCAACGAATTCATTAAATCCAGAATTAACTTTGGATACGAATGGCGATGTGTTAGTTGAAAATAGATTGTCTTTGGGAGATTCTCTCACAGGGACGGCTACCCGTGTCATAGGCATAACTGCTGACGGTTATCTCAGAGAAATCACGATGGGATCTAACATGATCCTGTCTTCTAATCAGCTTTCTTCTTCGGGAGGCGGTGGAGGCGGAGGTGGCTACGATGAAATCCAGAAAGATACCACTCCTTTTACGCCTTACTCTATACTTAACTTTGTTGGTGTTGCATTCGATGTTTCAGATAATGCTATCAATTCTTCGACCGACGTCGAACTCCATTCCAATCTCGAGACGATTGCCGATATCTCAGGCTTAAGTAGTGGAGACTTTATTTACTATAATTCATCGGCTTTCCAGAAACTAACTCCAGTAAAAGATACACAAGACATTTCTTCGGGTACTACTGTAACGCTTCCTTCTTCTCCGGCAGCTAATACGATTGTAGATGTTTATCGCAACGGAATACTCCAAGAAGAGAATGAGGATTACACGATCGCGGGGACACTTCTAACTTTTACTAATCCGTTTGTGACTGGAGAAAAGGTAACCACAAAATACTTCACATAAAAATGGTAACTAGAACTAGTATAGCCGATCAACTTTATCCTTCGACATCGGCAAGATCAATCATAATTACAGACGCCAGTAATAAACCGTCATATTTTGCGCCCACCACTGGCGCAGATCGGCTCTTAATGTGGGACGACTCGGCTTCTGCGTGGGCTTCAGCGACTCTTGGCGCTAACCTCTCATTTTCCGGCACTACATTGAATGCCGCAGCTTCTTCCGGCTATTCTACAATACAAGAAGAAGGAGTGTTAGTGTCTGCTGCTAATAGCATAATCAACTTTGTTGGTAGTGGTATTACTGCTGCGGACGCTGGAGGTGGTGTGACTTCAATCACACTGGACGCCACTTTAAATGCACTTTCGGCACTCGATTCTTCTACCGGTTATCTAGTTATGACTGGTGGAGACTCCTTTGCTAAACGTGAACTCACAGGTACAGCTAACAGAATTAGCATCACAAATGGCGATGGTACTGCTGGAGACCCCGTAATAAACATAGACCTTGCATATATAGGTCAAACAACAATTACGACACTTGGCACTATAACAACTGGTACATGGCAGGGAACTGCCGTAGACGAGCTTTTTGGCGGCACTGGAATAACAACTTACGCACAAGGTGATACACTCTATGCATCAGCGGCAGATACTCTAGCAAAACTTACTATCGGCGCTAACGGCTCAGTTTTACAATCGAACGGAACTACGCCATCGTGGCAAGTGCTCGAGTCCGCTGACCTTTCTGATAACGCTAATATTGCGCACTTAAATGAAAATGAGATCATCAGTGGTAACTGGGAATTTGATAACAATATTGTAGTTCCCACCGTTCCAACAGATGGCACACATGCTGCTTCTAAAGATTATGTAGATGCGCTTTCGTTTGGAACTGTTAAACACTACGCAGATCTTTACGCAGATTCTAACCTCACTTTATCGGGCGAGCAGACCATCGACGGGACACTAACATCAACTTCTCGAGTACTTCTTAATGCACAATCAGCCCCAGAGGAAAATGGCGTCTATCTTACGGGCGCCGGTGCTTGGTCCAGGGTGACCGACTTAGATGATGAATCTGAAATCAACGCTGCCTTAGTTGTAATTAAGTTTGGCACGACTTACGCCTCTACTTTTTGGACAACAGTAGAAGACATCGTGACTATCGATACTGATCCGATCGATTTTATTCAAATCAATAATCCAGTCACATTAACAGCTGGCGATGGTTTAACCAAAATAGGCGACACTATAGATGTTGTTACGGCTTCTTCTTCTCGTATTGTAGTTAACGCTAATGACATCGACTTGGCTTCTGGAGTAGTGGGCGGTTCCGGACCTGGTTCTTACGGATCAGCTTCGACCATCCCCGCCATTACTGTCGATACTTACGGTAGAATTACGTCTACAGCTTCCAATGCTGTAGCAATTACTTCGTCTAATGTATCCGACTTTACGGAGGCTGTCCAGGACGTAGTTGGCAATCCTTCATTCCTAATAGATACCGGAGCAGTCGTCATTACTTATGATGACGGTCTAAACACCCTTACCATCCACGCTGACAATCTTTATACGGACGATGGCACGATTCCTAATTCTACAACACGTACTGTTAGCCTGGGAGACGCTACCTCAACATTGTTATTTCAGAATGCAGCGACTGGAATGCTTCTGCAGATTGAGGATGATTCAGTATCCTTAATGGACGGCATTGCGGGCTTTACGTCCACAGACATATTCTTTACCACGCCTTCATCTCTTCTAACCATGGATAATTCGGAGTTCCGACTGAGATTAGATGGTGGATTAGGAATTATTCAAGATGCTCGTGTAACTACATTAGGACTTCAATATGCAGCTGACTACTCAGCTGATTGGAACGACCGGTCTATTGTAGACAAGGAATATGTAGATAACGCAATTGCTGGTGTAACGGTAACACCAACCTACACTTGGGGATACATCGAATCATCGACTGCAACTACAATCGATCTCGATGCTAACGTGGGTGAGGTTAAAGACCGCAACGGGAATAATATAGCTTTCACTATTCCTTCAGATCCAGACTTATTGGAAGTCTATCGCAATGGTATGCTACTCAGTAGAACTGGTACTTCAACAACCAGAGACTACTCACTGAATACAGTTACAAACGAGATTACTTTTGTAGTGGCACTCACCTCTACAGATTCAATCCTTTTGAAGAAAATAAATCTCACATAGGATGACTAAATTAGATCTAGACCAACTTAAACAGGAAGGTGCCTCTATAGGTGACGTCTTAAGTTGGGGCGCAAGCGGATGAGAACCGACTACTCTCACATTTTCCGGTGGTATATATTCAGGTAGTGGTACTGTTCCCGGTACTACGGTTGTATCACTTACCAACAATTTAGACATACAATTTGCGTCAACAGCTCCCGCAATACAAATTTTTGGCGGTGTTACAACTGGAGTTTATTTAGCATCTGCTGATGGTTCTACTAATGCTTATGTAGAAGATAATGGAAGATTTGAGATGTTTGGTACAGGTTTGGGTAGTATTGCGGCGGATTCTTTAAACCTAACTGGTACTACTGATCTTACTATCGATATAGCAGGCGCAACAGGTACGGCAGGTCAAGTTATCACAGCCGTTGGAGATGGTACAGCTATATGGGACGACAACCCCTCAGGTGGTATATACGGGGGTTCTGGTAATATCGCGTCGAATGTTGACGCACATTTAACAGCCGCTAATTCATTTACTATTACGTATGCCGATTCTGCCATATCTGCAGCATTTAATGATGATACAGGATCTGTCTATATAGGTTCGAAAGATACAGGAACTAACCTTACGCTACAAAATGGTTTATTCAGTTTGTCTACAGATACCGATGGTTCTATTTTAGCAGATGCTCTAACCTTAGGAGGTGCGACATTTGGATTAACTATAGGGGCATCTTCTGGGACAGCTGGACAAGTCTTGACAGCCATAGGAGACGGAACTGCTGTATGGGATGATCCCACAGGTGGTATTTATTCAGGAAGTGGAACTATAGCTTCTGGTGCGGCAGCAACTGTTACAGCGTCGTCGTTATTTAAAATAAATTACTCTACAGCTAATCCGGCTTTCCAAGTAGATGATACAGACAACTCGACCACAATTTTCTCTGATAGTGGATCTGTTTATGTTTACGTGAATGATTCGACTATAGATTTAGGCACAACAATAATTAATGTTGGTGGTGGAGCAACCGCAGCACAACTTAGATTCTTAGAGCCTTCAGGTTCTGGAACTAACTATTTTAGTTTGCAAGCTCCCGCTCTAGCTGCAAATACAGCCTACACACTTCCTAACGCTTTTCCTGCAGGATCTGACTACGCACTAGTTTCTGATGCTTCGGGTAATATGAGTTGGTTAGACACCTCTACTTTAGGAAGTAGCCCATCAGTTATATCTCCCTCTCAATTGACAGCTGACCAAGACGACTATAGTCCTACAGGCTGGTCTACAGCTACTATTGTTAGATTAGATGGTGATTCAGGCATGCGGGCTATAACTAGTATGGCTGCTGGATCTTCTGGAGAAATTAAACAATTAGTTAATATAGGATCATACACTATTTATTTTCCAGGTGAGCACCCCGATGGAACAGCAGCTAACAGAATTTCTGTTGGTTCTGACTACAAATTATATCCTGGCGCTTCAGCTAGAATTATGTATGACGGTACTAGCTCGCGTTGGAGATTCTTAGATCCAGAAGTATCTTCAGCTAGAGTAGCAGGTAACCACTATGAATTGAGTGCGGCTAGTATCTCTGCTGGAGATCATGCTGCTTTAGCTTTTACCGCCGTCAATTCTGGCAGTGTTGGCTTATCAGGGGGAGGGACTACAGGTTTACCTTCTTTGTTTGGTGTGTCCACATTGACTACTACTAATGGTGGAGGTTACTACTACTTTCTTAAAAGTAACGTTACATATGGATATTTTGGTAGCTCTCATATAGCAGCACGTTATCTTACTTCAATTCCAACTTTATCTGACGGAACTGACACTTTCCAAGTAGATTATCAGATAACCGCGTCACCAACTTCAACTAGTAGTACACCTAATAATAGTGTTGGTATACGTTACTCACACGGTATTAATGGTGGTAACTTTCAAGGTTACTCCAGAGATAATGCTGGAAGTGAGGCAAGCGGTACTGTTGATTTAGGAATAGCTCCAACAGCTGGTACAATGTACGATCTAGTTATTGAGATCGATAAAAGCAACACGGAAGCACGATTCTATATAGATGGAGTATTTCGTGGTAGAGTAACTGGAAATTTACCAAACACTGTTGCGGCTGGATCCAGAGCAATCTTATTAAAATCAGCTGGTACAAATGCTAGAACTCTCAATCTTCACGCATTATCAGCAACTTCAATTTATAAATAAAATACTAAATTTTAAACACAATGCCAAAAATTTCAAATTTAGATTCCGTTCCAGGTACATTAACTGGTACTGAGCAACTTGCATTGAATCAAAACGGAGTTACTTATCAAGCAGGGCTACAAGATTTACCTATGCTTCGTTATAGTGATATAGAGTTTAATGACGATGGAGAAAACAACGCTAATAGGCCTAACGGGGCAATATATGTAGGAACAGATGGTTCGTTTACAGTACGTTCTACTAATGATAATGTAGCGCTTACTGTATATGATGACGGAGGTGATAACTATGCAATAAATATTGCAAACTCTAATAGTACAATCTTAACAGTTGAATCAACACAAGCTTATTTAGAATCTTCTTTGGTAAACTTTAAACTTTATACACCTACAGGTTTTGATGATGCAGCAGGAGTAGTAGGAGCTATTACTTGGGATGAAGATTACATTTACGTAAAAACCATTGCTGGTTGAGCTCGCACCGCATTAGCACTCATGAATCCAACTCCTTAATATTATGCAAATAGAACACGGTGAAAATAGACTGATTAGAGTTGAAGAGCCACTTACTCAAGTCTATCACGATAATACTTTAATAGGTAAAGGAACAAAAGGCTCTAGATTAAGAACTAATGGGAGCGGTATTCATGACTCTACATTATTTGGTGACGGCACCGCTTCTCAACCTTTGACTACCTATACTGCTGATGATATCTTACTTGATGAAAATGGTAAAGGACTTTTAACTGAGAGTGGTGAATATATTCTAGTAGAGTCGGCCATTATAAATCATGGTATCTATGATGGCAGTGGTTCGCTAGCTGATAATGTAACTGTTGATCTAAATGGTAAGACGCTACTATTTTCTTATACGAATGGTACAGCAGCTCTTACATTAGACGATAGCAGTGGAACTATTGGCATGAGCTCTCCAAATAACGCTACTTACATACAAATATCAGATAACACGTTCCTGTTAGGCATAGGTGAAGACGCTAGTGCTATTCTTACTGATGCTAGAGTTTCCCTATCGGATAGAGTTGGTCTTCAATATGATAACACTATAAATTTTGTTAACAGTTCTTTAATTAGTAGAGATTATGCAGATGGTTTAGCAATTGGCACACCTAACGTCACTATACATGGTTCCACCGTAGTAGGTAGATATAGAGCGTTATTATCACAAAGTGGAACAAATGATCCTGTTGCGTTCGTAACACTTAATACATTAGATGGAGATATTGTCTGAACAAGAAGCGCATTAGGGCTTTACCACGGAACACTTGCTGGAGCATTCGCTACACAATATGTATATTGTTTAGCTAACTACACTCCTCTTCGTGGAGGAGTAGCAAATGTGTCACTTGGTAAGATTGATGGTGATACTGTAGGACTTTACGCCTTACATGCCGCCACAGGTAATCCTGAGGAAATAGATTGTGGAACAAACTATGATGTCTCAATTGATATTACTGTTTATAACGATTAAAAACAACTAAAAATTATGTTAAAAACTTTTTTACCTAAAGCGTTTAGATCTGAGAAGACTCCCTCTAATAAAGGCTACTTTAATTTAGAGAATTGGATTCAGGCCCGGATACAAGACGGGACGATTGAATTAGGAACTGCTGGCGTAGATGCAACTATCTACACTGCAGATGGTACATTTACTGAAAGTAGAAATATATCTCTAGCTCCTGACACGGGCATCACTTGAACTATTAACCCATCAAACTATATTACTTGGGGAGATGATGGTGGAATGTTCTTTAGTATGCTTTCTTCTGATGCTTCTATACTCCGTATGGATGGTAGTAGTATTATAATGGGTGAATCAGACGGCATTACTACACTTATTGGTAACAATAATGGAGGAGATGATACTCAAACAGTTAGATCTTTTGTTAATGTACAACAAGATTCTATTGAAATTGGTGTGAACGATAATGACACCGTAACAGGATCAATTTTTGTCAATTCAGGGGGTGAGTTTGTAATTAGTAATAATTACAATACTATTTCAATAGGAGCTACTCCCGGCACTTCGGGAGATGCCAAACACTTTTTTGATATCGCTGCGGCTAACATTTTATTCGGTATGTCTGATGAGGATACTATATATTCATCTTTCGAGATAGCTTCAAATGGCAACATTACTTTATCGCAAGGAACGAATGAAAATGGAGTAATCTTATTAGGTGATGCTACTGGACAGACTGCTGGTGGTCCTGGACCTAGAGCGTATGTAACGGTAGCCACCGATTCTGCATCTCTAGGAGTTTATGACGATGCTACTGAGAATAATGCTTATGTTGCTGTTACTAACGGACATTTAATTCAGTTATCTAGTGATTACAATGGCGTTTTATTTCCTAGGATAATCACTGCGCAACGAAATGCACTAACTCCAAGTAATGGGACAGTTATCTATAACATAGATAATGCTAGATTTGAATTTTACCAAAACGATGGGTGGGTATTCTTCACCGCTAATGCAGCTTAATTATGACAGCAACTCTATCCGAAGACTGTACTTCAATTACAGTCGATTCCGCAAACTTTGCCGCAGATAATATATCGGTAGAGTTGACCCTTACGCTAAACGATACTACAGAGTATACCGTAGAAGTTGATGCTAGTAATGTCGACCCTGTCGTCGTAGATGCTGCGGCCCTAGACATAGATGAACTTTCAGAGGGTGTCTACTATGTAGAATTAGTAATAACTGACGCCTCAAATGAGATCATCACTGAAGGACTTTGTGTCGCCTCCATCTGCTCCTTACACTGCGACATGATAGAACTATATGATGATGTAGATAACATTGAAAAGATTCTTGCCTACGAGGCACTGAAGATCTCATCTGACTGTGTGACTTGCTCTTGCTCGGTCATGCAGAATTTATACAATAAAGTAACTGATTCCGAAGATGATACAAACTGCAACTGCCAATAAAATTAGGTGTGACTTCGTCAATAAGATGAATGATTACATCGAGTGCCAGACGTACTCACTGGACTGCTGTTTGGATAACGTAAAAGTTGCTTTTCTTAATACAAAGCTCGCGCTCTTCGAAGACTGTGATTTACCTTATTCACAAGAATGCAGACTTAACAGCTTAAAACTAACAGACTACTATGGAGATTGTTCAATCGAAAGTCCAGCAACCCCATGCAGCGAACAAGCGACCGTGTCCTTGTCGCAAGAATCGGAAGAAGTCACTTTCAACCACTTCCTCTTTAACCCAGTAAATGGTAGTTCTTACGTGTGGATTGATTATCAAAATGACGCAACTGAGTTCATTGGTTATATCAATGTCTACACTACAGACGCGCCTTCGCTCACATGGGACCCCATCGGACTCACCGCAGTCACGCCTTCGCCTAATTATACGATAACAGATATTGATACATTCAATACTGGCTATCGCCTTATAGGTGGCGTTCCTACTGTCCGTAATCCCTTCAAGTATTTTACATCCATGACACTTGCCGGTGTGGCGACGCTTAGCACTTCGTATGTGACGTCTATCAGACTTTACTATACCAATGCTGGTGGGGACTTTGCTGGGGATTACGTAGACGTTGACGTCTCGCCATTTACATCCCCCTACTTAGTTTGCGGCGGTTGTACAGCCATCAATCCTACAGATCTTTATTTCACAAACGCAAATTTTGCAACATCTCTTGCAGATACCATCAGAAATGCGGTACTTATTTTATCCGGCGACGCTGCCAATATTGAGGTAAACGTTTCAAAGAACTCTTCTACTGGAGACGTCAAAATTGATACGACGGTAAAACATAACCCAGATTCTTATTGGTATGGAATTCGCCGTGGAAATGGGAACTTAGGAAAGATAACTTACTGGAATAATCCTGCAGGGGTGACATCTACGGTTTCACTAGTGAACGGCGGGTTTCTTCTTGCTGATATGTACGATACAGCTACTGCGACAACTTATTGCGGGGCGGTCAACTTAACGATACCTAACCACCAACTTTACTCATCCACAGGTTTCGACTTTAATAGCGTAAATACAGTCAATCCATACACACTCCAATCCGTATCTCTTTCACCTTATGTTCCAACATCATGTACTAAGCTCACGCTAACAGCTACGGTCACCTCTTCGCACTCTCACACGATCTCATGGTTAGATCCATCAGATGTAGAAATAGGCACGACTGACGCGCTCATCATTTATGCGCCAGCCCCTGGAACTTATAAAGCGAATATCACACTTCCATCAGGTTGTGTAATACAAGAAACCATAGAAGTTACATAATGGAAATCAAAGTAAAACGATACATCTTTACCGATAAGTCCACGATCTCTGATATCCTTATAGACGGACACTACTTTAGTAAAGTACTTGAAGATACTGACAGAGGGCTTACTTCAGAAATGTCACTCGATGAGATAAAGAAGATCAAGATTCATTCGCAGACAGCCATTCCAAAAGGACGATATGAGATTGTCCTTAGCTATTCCAATAAGTTCAAAGCTCTTCTTCCAGAAATTGTCAATGTTCCTGGGTATAGTGGAGTACGAATTCATCCAGGAAATTATCCTGCTGATACAGAAGGGTGCCTTCTTCCTGGTAACTGGTTTTATCAAGACACCGTGATAAACTCCCGAGCGACATTTAATCTACTGTTCTCGATAATAAAAGCAAGGATAGCAAAAGAGAAAATTTACATAACAATTGAATAAAACTAAGAGGGCCCGTATACAAGTTTTCAGTATACGGGCTTTTAACATAATTTTGTATCATGACTCTGATAACACATGTTTATGCTGTTAGAAATCTTCTTTCAAAGGGCATCTCCTCCGACGATTCGGCGTACCCTTTGAGACTTATCGCGCATTTCCTGCGCGTTGCCAGAGGATTGTTGATAGAGCAGAAAGCAAACAAATACCACAATATCTCCGAGCAGTCTTATCAATCTCTTTGCCTTAATTTGGTTGAAGCTAACTTTCACAATTGCTGTGATGGGCCTAATACTAAGTGCAAACTCCTTAGATCGACTATTCAAATACCTAGGTTCTTGACGACTCGCTGGGGAGACTTAACTAAGGTTATGACGCTAGACGGGCGAGTTCTTGCAAAGACTTCTGTCACGGCAAACAAGTACGCACAGTACTCGGTTACCAACGCTGATCCTAAACCAGGTTGGTTTATCCACGATCAGTATCTGTATGTAATAAATAACAAAACACTAGAGAAAATTTTACTTAATTCTCTCTTTGACGATCCTGAACAGATCTCCCAAATAAATTGCAACACGAGTGGAGAAACTTGCGCGGACTATATGGACACCGAGTTCCCGGTTGATTCAGAACTAGTTTCACCTATGTACGAATTGACAATGAAGTTCTTAGTGAATTCTCTTAGTCTGCCGCCAAAAGACAACGAGAATAATGCAAAAGACGATCAAGCTGGTTAAAAACTACTCAGACACTTTTAATGATTACGAGAACAAATACGACATTTCCAAAGCGGACTTTAAGAAAATCCTTTATGCTTTCAATACCCTCTTAGCTGCCTCTACAGTTACAGAGGGTAAAGTCTATAAAATGCCGTACACCTTAGGTTTCCTAGGTGTATTTAAAAAGCCACTTGTTGGAAAAGGAATATTTGATTATCAATTATGGAAAGAGACAGGCATAAAGAGGTTCAAGAAGAATCCACATTCAGCAAATTTGGTAGCCCAAGTCCTTTGAAGGATTCAATTTCCAATCTGCGATTTGTTTCTTTACTCGCGAAATCTTTTCAAGTTTAAAGCCGTCAGATACTATAACCGCTTCTTGGCCCAAAAAATAAAAGAAGACAACACCATAAACCTATATTATGACAAGTAACTACGTTTCAATAAAATCCGTCTTACACGAGCTAGCTATCACCATTGATGATCGCTACTGGAACGAGACAACTATCTTGGAATGGGCTACCCGTGCATTGCGTCAGACTAACTTAGAACTTAAGCTCGAACAGGTTCCAGTAATCTTGGAGGTGTGTGAGCACAAAGCAACACTTCCTAGCGATCTAAAGTATCTTGTTCAAGTAGTATACAAGGTCACTTCCTTAGACTCAAATGCAGCTGAGGCTGTAATAGAAGATCTACAGTTGCCCGAGAACTCAGAACTCTTAACGTCAACGACAATCATTCCGCCATTCAAGTGGGCAGCAATGAGGCAAGCCACAAACCCATTTCATAACTCAATCTGCCTAGATGAAAGGCTTACCCACTGTGCGGACTGTAAATACGAATTCTCGGTTTCCCCTTCACTTGTTCTGACAACTAATATGCGCAATGGTACCATCATGGTCTCCTACCTACGCTATCCCTTAGATGAGGAAGGGAACGCACTCATGCCGGATGACGAGACGCTCAAAGAAGCCATTTTCCACTATGTACTTTACCGCTACTGGGTATCGAAATATCAAATGAAAGAAGAAGGTGCCGAGTCCCGCGTTAAGTTCCATTTAGATATGTGGAGCACACTTTCGAAGAAAGCTCGGAACATCGACTTACCGGATACTTCTACGATGGAGAATCTGATGAATATTCGCAATAGATTGGTACACAGGTCCAGACGATTTGATCAGGCCTTTACAACATTAGCAAATCAAGAATATGTTAGCCACTAATACATTTACACGCGGCATTAACCAAGATACGCTTCCTAAGTTTCAACCTGAAGGAACATATCGGTATGCGCTCAATGCAGTGTTAGAAACTGAGAATGGAGACACGCCAACGGTAAGTAGCGAGTTAGGGACTACGTATTGTGCAATCGACTGGCCTACGGATAAAACACTCATAGGGCACACATTAACTGATTCAGACGATATTGTTCTTTTCTTTTACGACCCTACGCCCTTCAGACCTGAGCACGAAATTGGAATCTATAACCCAAACACTTGTAGGTATACGACACTTGTAGTTGACCAGTTCCTTAACTTCTCAGACAAATACCCTGTAAATGCCTTATTTCGCGTTCGTAACGGCTGTGATGGTTTTGTATACTTCACCGATAACTACAATCCTTACAGGGTCATCAACATCTCTGATACCTCAGACTGGGTAAACGGTTTTGGAATGCTCACCTCACCCTCAAAGATCCTACTGTCCCGCCCTTATACACTGCCCACAATTGCGGCACCAACTAGTCCAGTCAAGTACGTAATTGATTCTGGAGGCCAGCTTGAGTATGGAGCATACTCCTTCTATATCCGCTACCTGGACATCGATTCTAATCCAACGAATGAATGGATTCCTCTTACTAATTATATACCTATTGGTAAAGGTCTGCAAGTAAACCAGAGCAATACTTTGTTGGGGGGAGCTTCTAATAATATTGCTTCGGCTTTATACGCAAACAAAACAAATAAGTCGATAAGATTCTCGATAGATAATCTTGATACCAACTTCAAATACTATCAGTTGGCGGTGGTTAAACGTACGTCAGATTCAGGAGCAATCTCTGGAGTAGATGTGCTATTTCCTGCACCAATCACAACAACGACGGAGCAATATACTTATACCGGATTTAACTCTCAAGTTCTGTCTGCTGCATCAATCGAGGAGATACTAGTACCACGCCAACGCATAGAAAAAGCAGTAGCTCACGTGATCCAAGATAGGCGACTTTATTTTGGGAATAATTCTTTTACAACGCGTGATTACTCTACTTATCAAAGGTATGCCTCTAAGATTAAATTAACTTACAAGGCGACAGCTGCTGGCGATAGAGATGCAAAGAATCCGCAGAACTACATATATGGACACACGCTTTGCCACGATGAGATTTATGCTCTAGCTATAGTCTATGTACATGATGATGGCTCGCTCTCACCAGCCTTCCACATCCCGGGCCGCCCGGCCAATTTGGACTTTACAGGGCACACTAATCCGTACATAACATCATACACTATATGGGACCGAGATGATATTACAGGAGATCCTAACATATTTAATCCGGCAAAAACAGAACGCTGGCAGGTCTTTTCAACGGCAACTATTGATACTGCTAACTCAAATGCTCTGGAGCACGTTGGATACTTGGGGTTTCACGAGAATCCACAAACGTACCCTATAATTGAGACCTGTGATGGTGGAGACTACTGGGGGCTAGACTGGTATGGTAATCCGCTAGATGGAGATAAAATTCGTCACCACAGGATGCCTGCACAGTGAATGTATGTTGGAGCAGGTAACGCCTCTTACGGACAATATAGGATCACACTCGAATTAGATAATCTTGAATTTCCGGACTCATCAATTGTAGGTTACTATATTGTCTATGGAGACCGTACGGAAGATCGCACAGTCCTCGATCGCGGATTTATTAAACCTCTATCATGGGATCCCACTGATGAAGTGTACTATTATGATTATCCTGATTGGGATATAATGTACTTGCGCTATGATGCAGAAAATAACAAGAACTATTCTTTCGTAAGTCCTAACACATTATTTAGGTCAGCCTCTTTAGGAGGTGATTACATTTCCATAGAGAAGCGTTTGATAGCAACTCCAACAGATAAGACGGACACTAATGTAGTTGACGCTGTTGAGTGGGATGAGACACTAACCGTCGATTCTAATATATACGAGTATAATGAATACACACGACCGACTAGAATTAACTATAAGGTCGTTAATACTGACACTGTAACAAAGCATACAGGAACAGTTGGTAATGACGCTACGATCCAGACAGGTAACTCAACCTTCCTGCAGTCTACGACTGGAGACCGCATGGAGAATCGTTCACGCTCCTCTAGCATAGGTATTTACGAGTTAGAGGATTACATGGAAGAGCTCGATGAAATACCTTTCGCAGATGATGTGGACCACGTCACCGACTATACTGAGTTCGAATTCGAAGCTTTCATTGCTGCAGCTAAATCAGACAGAGACGTATTTACAAATCTATACACGATTAACTATAAGCGTTTATCACCATATGTACATCTAGGTAATACTACACCCATACAAATTGTAGGCGGTGACATGTTTATGCCTTGGCTAGAAGTACTAGAGAATTACTGGAACTCAACACAGACGTACACTCACTTAGTGAGCGCTCAGATAGTGTCTGATATTAACACCGAGTTCAGATATTACTCTCAAATAGATAGAGGCTTATATACGCACTACAGATATCCAGGTGGATATGACCATAAATTACTTTCTAACTATATATCCACTAAGTATTATCAGCCGACAGTAGATATCCATTCATTCTATTCTGAGTACTACGAGGTCAATCCTAGCTATTCTTACCAGAATGTTGATAATGTGTACACGCCTATTCCTTACGACTACCAGTTCTGTAACGACTGTATAGAAAACTTTCCGTATAGAATTTACTATTCAGAGTTGGACAACGAGGAGGAAGCGCAAGATAACTTTAGAGTCATCCTTCCCAATAACTATTCTAATATAGAAGGGGATTCAGGACCGATTACAGACTTGTTTACGGCATTTGACCAGATATATGTTACTACAACAAATGCAATCAAACGTGTGCCAACTAAGGCACAAACCCTTAAGTCAAACGAGAACACGATCTATATTGGAACAGCAGAAGTCCTATCCTTACCTTTAATAGATTTAGTCTCTACAGACTATGCAATGGGCGGCATGCCTAACTTTAAGCACAGAATCCTTACAGAGTTTGGAGTTGTTTATGCAGATCCATACTCCTCTAAACTTTTCCTACTGTCTAACCAGCTTAATGATCTGACACAAGCCGGTATGCGTAACTTCTGGCAAGAGAATGGTAAGCTTACTTTAGCAGATCAGTTCAAGTCTATTACTGGACAGGACTATCCTTTATTGCATACCACTTCAGCTTCTGGAGTTGGATATATTATGTCCTATGATCCAAGATACAAGCGAGCGATAATCCATAAAAGAGACTTCGAGATACTCCCCCAGTATGCTAACACTTTGGTGTACTCAACATCTACAGATCCGTTGGTGATGTGGTTTGATGGTAGTGATTTCTACTTTAATGATGCTGCCGCTACTCCTGTTCTTTTAAGTCTTAATGATTCTAATTACTTCATGAATCGCTCATTTACCATTAGCTACTCATTCATAACGAGTGCCTTTGCGTCCTTCCACTCTTACTTCCCCACGTACTTCTTCAATACGTACAAGACGTTTTACTCTAATGGACCCAACAAGCATAACTTCGGACCTTTCCAAACGTATTATGATATAAAGCAGCCGCACATTATTGACTTAGTGGCTAGACAGGATAACCTTGATGGTAAGATCTCGACTAACGTTTTCTATACTTCTAACTGCGAAGAGTACGATTTTAACACTAAACAATACAGGCCGGTAGATGCTACGTACTCAGCGATGGTCGCTTACAATAGTTACCAGACAACTGGGCTGCAGCTACTGAACTTCGTTGATACTATGTTCGGCGCACAAGATACATCTAACAGTGCTAGTGTCACTAAAGTAGATTCTAAATACAGAATTAATAATCTGCGAGATTTAACCACTTCACATACAGCACCAATTTGGTCTTCTGATTGGTCAGATCTCTCGGGCACACCTTACTTAGATAAGGTTGTGAACTTTGCGAACATAGACTACAGTAAATCTTTATTTAACACTCAAAGACTTCGCGACCATTATCTTGGTGTTCGTTTCTTCTTTCAACCACAAGAGAACTACAGAATATCTACTGATATAGTCGCAACACAATTTGCAAATAGAAATAGATAATGAGTAAGATTTCCCCCAAAAAAGCTAGAGAGATCCTACAAGACGGTTCAGTTAGAGGTCGCAAGCTTACGGACAAGCAACGCAAGTTCTTTGGTGCGATGGCGGCTTATGCCGAAGGTGGCCCAATCGATCCATTTGATCCTATGTACGTTAAGCCGCCTAAACCTTCTATACAGAAATTAGGCAATATAGAATTTGATTCTAATGCAGCACGGCCAACAGGAAGTCATCCAAATAGATTTGTAGTAAAGGATATAAAGACTGGTAAAGACTATGGAGTAAAAAGATGAAATGATGGGACTTATGATTTTTGGAATAAGGATGAACAACAATCAGAGAAAAGCTGAAGTTACTTAAAAGACGTTTACCGCGATGATGTAGACTGACTAAAGAAGAACTTACCGGAACATTCAGTAACCGTGCGTCCTGGGGTAAGGGCAAATTATAAACCGGCTTTTAATAACATGACCATAGGAAGAGATATAAGCGATTATATCAATGAAGCTGCACATGTTTTGCAACATAGAAGCGAGCTAAAAAATTCTAATGGTTGAGGCTGAGGTTATGATCTCGGAGAAGTAGAGTACAATATTCCAGGAACAGAGGAATTCACGGCACACAAAGAACTTGCACCGTTAATAAATGATCGCTTAACTAATAAGATGCCTCTACCAAATATAGGTAAGCTTATAACTAGCAATCCAGACTCTATGCACTATGCTAATACAGATGCTTCTATAAGACTACCTAACGGCCACTTATTAGTTTCTGATGCAACGAATCCGTATAATCCTTACACGGACTACACACCAGCAAAGCGATATAGAGAAATTGAAAGGCAGAAAGACGGCTCGTACAGACAAGTTAAGTCTTATAAATTTGAGGACTTAGATCCTGAAACTAGATATAATCTTGATAAACTGTATATAGCGAATCCTACAGCTTTAGATAATAGTATTTATGATAGTCGCAAATATAGAGATTGAAAACGTCGTACTGGACCAATTAATATTAAAGAGGAATACGCTAATGGCGGTCCAATTGATCCACCAAACATTCAGACCTTAGGGAACATCAAGTTTGACTCCAATAAAGCTAAAAATTTTAACGGTGTCCTGTCAGTGACAGATATAAGTACGGGAAAGGATTATGGGGTAGTGCGGAATTCAGATGGGTCATACAGATGGTTCAATCCAGAAAAGGAGAAACTTCCGTCTCAAGTAGATTATTCTAAAAACTACTATAAAGATTTTATTAATTCTCCCCAATATCCTAAAATTAATTCCGTTAAAAGCTTAGTCGATCTTGAAAAACAGCTGCGGGTAGACTACCCTGATATTGACACATATCCAGCAGATATAGCAGCATATTTTAGGGAAGGCATGGCTTGAGATAAAGCTAGGGAATTCGAAGAATGGAAAGCTTCTGAATTGGAGGTAATTAAAAATGCGGATGTTAGAATTCAAAAAAGTCCCAAAGGAGGTTCCTACTCTAGGAATTCAGATGGAGTGATCTTTATCGATCCTACTGTTAAAGAAGAGCGCGTATACGATCGCCAAGATATAATTACACATGAACTAAGTCATAACAAATCTAGGGACAGTAGAAGTAAGAGTAACCCAGCTGGAAATCTGTTTAATACACATTTCAGGGGACCGTACGAGTTCAACGCAGACTTCGATCCCTTTATTGAAAGAAGTAGAATTCAGGATTACCACGACGCAAATCCAGATGAGTATAAAGCAGATGTAAACGCACTAAGGTTTAGATTTATGCGTGATGGAATATATGATCCGATGAATCAAGACTTTACAAAAGAACATCTTGAAAAAGCCAGGTCTAACAAAAAACTTTCTAAAGATCCAATTTTTCAGAGGTTTTTAAGATTAAGTAAAGATGATGATGCAGCAATCAAGGCTTTAAACAGCATTACGAGTATAGAAGATAAAACTGATGTTTCCTCGGCCGCTTACGGTGGTGAATTAGCTAACAATCAAATGAAAAGAAAAAAGAAATATGCTTATGGTGGTACTTACCAACCTGTTGGATTACCCGTCGATCCAGCTGACATCAGAGCACAGAAGGCACAACAAAGAAAAGAAGAGGGTAACTTCTGGACGGGACTAGGTAGATTTGCTACCGATTATGCATTACCCATGATTGCTTCCGCAGTAGGCGGACCTGGTGCAGGTGTGATAGCCAGAGGTATCTCCTCAAGACTAGGCAATAACTCCCAAGGTAATTTTGCGCCTGTTACGAGTCTGCCCGACTCGCCGACTATTGATTATGTGGATCCTTCGTTCGAGCTTGATAACGGGATCAGGACAAGTGCCTACGGAGGCCCAGTCCTGCCGCCAATGTATAGTGACACTATCCCCGCCCCGAATTATTTTCCAGCAGTAATGTGGAATACACCAGCGCCCACGCGCGACACAAGCTACGACAGAGAATACCAAAGGGCTCAAATGCGCCAGGATTCTATGTTGAAGTACCGCAACACGCGCCGCTCAATGTCAAATGCTACAGGTATCGATTACGGTTCACCAATGAATACTTCCTACCTACCAGATCGAGATTATAGGGGCGGTGAAATGAATCGCAAGTCTAAATCAAGAGATCGTTTCAGGGAGTATGATAGTGGTGGTAGGACTTCACGGTTCCCGCACGACTCTACTGTATCTCAGTTTGATTGGGTAAATCAAGGAGTACCTTCGGCTAACTCGACATCGAAAAGAGGACTCGAGGAATCTAACAGACGTGTACTTGCTGAAGGCGATACAGGAGAAGAAGTAGCACAGCTTCAAAATTTCTTAAAAGCTAAAGGATTTTATAAAGGAGATGTTGATTCTAAGTTTGGCAAGAGAACAAAGAAAGCTGTAAAAGATTATCAGCAATGGTTTAATGATAATGCTAAATACCCTGTAAACTATGTACAGAATGGTAACATTGTACTTTCTGGTCCAGGCCATAAGAAAGTCGATGTGGATGGTGTTGTAGGAGATGAAACACGTGCAGCACTGATGTATCGTGAGATGCCTGAACCTAAGTATACTCCTAAACGTGAGCCTGCTCCTTCCCCTGCTCCTAGTACCTCTCGTCAATATACAACTACAGATAACAACGCTAATGCGGGTCCTGTTATCATGGACTATCTTTACGGGCCACTATTGGGAGCTGCTGGAGCGGCAGCCGGCTATGGAATTGCTTCTGCCGCGTCAGCAATTGGTGCTGAAGCCACGGCGACAGGAATTGCTTCTACGATAGCTAGATTGGGCCGTAGACCAGAGGGCGCTATCAGACCTCCGTTAAATCCTAACGTTCCTACAGCTCCTACTGCACCAGGTAATCCTGGCCCAAGGGCTTTTCCTCCTAAAACACCTTCCTCTTACGGTACACGAGTTCAGTATGCTGATGGTGGTGACATTGATCTATCAAATGATTCATTCCAGGTAAAAGGTAACCCAAATGTTACAGACTCTGAGCTGTACGATACTCCACAAGGTCCAATTAAACTTGACCATGATGAAGTGATCAAAGGGACATTTGCATTCTCTAATAAATTGCGCAACCCTCTTACAAACAAGACCTTTGCTGCAGAGGCTGCCCCAATACAACGCGGCATAGGCAAGGCCGAAAAACGCATCACTAGAGTAGGCAAAGATAAGTTTTCAGATGCTACTATTAAGTATGCTACTCAACGCTCAGAGTCTCTAGCTACAGCGCAAGAGATAGTTGCGACGCTTAAGGGTAAACGCAACCCTGATGGCTCTACTGTACAACGCTATGCTTGGGGCGGTGGTCCAGATGACCCACCGCAAGATACAATACCGCCATATCCTTACCCGCGCAGAATGATGTCTACACAGGATATGCAGTGGTTTAATACTAAGCAAGGACTAACCACTCCATGGGATTGGGAATACCTTCAGACAGGACAGATAGGCAGAGATCCAGTTCCAACAAAGGCTACTACACCGGTAGCAAACAAAGGAAAGGCTAGATCCAAAGCCATGTCTACCGAGGAGTTCTACAATAAGTACCCTGGGTCCAGGCCTTACCCGAATTGGCCGGTACAATCGACGTACGAGAACCCATTCTCTACTGCCCCACTCCAGCCACTGCCCACAGCCAACCCGGCCCTACAAGTTCCGTATACAGGGGTCGTGTCCCAAAAGGGTTCGTTCGAAGATCGTTATTCTCAATTACCGCCTGATCTTAAGAAGAGTTTGACCACTAGTCCTGCTGCAGCGACACCAGGCACCACCAATACAGGTGCAACTGGTAACTACGGCAATACTGTAGGAGATCTGCTCCAATTGATGGAAGTAGGTTCAAAGTTTGGTCAATTGATTGGCGGCCCTGAAAAAGAACCTACCTACCAAGATAACACTCCAATTACTCAACAAGCCTACGACGTATCTCCAGTCCTTCAACAGAACCAGGCTAACTATCAGAACGCTCTAAACTCTGTTGACACGTCTTCTTTGAATCTACGCAGAGCTCTAGGTGCTCAATTCTACGCTAATAAAATTGATGCAGATTCTAGAGTCTTGTCGCAGTATCAAGAGATGAACAATCAAAGCAAAACTCAATTCCAAGATAGAACTTCAGCCCAACGCAGATCTAACATAGGTCTTAAGATGGCAGCAGATCAGATGAACGCTCAGAATCGTGGACGTTATAATGATGCTGTTCAAAATGCATTTACATCTTTGGGTAACTATGGTCAAGCAATGAATCAACGACAGCAGTCTATGGAGGCCCTGAATATCCTACGTGCCATTTACCCAGATGTATATGCACGCATAATGTCTCAAGCAAATGGCACTAAATAGATTTTTTAACCCAGTACCATACGAGGGGGAGCTTTATGCTCCTCCAGTGGACTTTATTGCAAAAGCCTTAGATGCAACGCAAAGGCGTTTTGACGCTAACTTTGTTGAGGCTAACGCACTGAAGAATAAGTATATTAATGCTAGACCTCAGGATCGTCCTCGTGCTGATGAAATCCAGAATGAGATCTCATCTAAGATTGACGGTATAGTGCAAAAGTACTCAGGCGACTACTCACAAGCTACAAAGGATCTCTACCTTCTGAAGTCAGATATCGAGAAGAAGCTCGCACCTGGGACAGAAGGGTACACAATCTCGGAGAACTATCGACTTTACAACGAGGCTCTAAAGAACGAAAGAGATCGCCTTGCAAAAGGAGAAATCACTCAACAACAGTTCGAAGCATTAAAGAATCATATAGATACTACGTATAAAGGAGTAGCCGCTGATCCTGTTACTGGAGCATACAATCCTACACAGATCGAGCCCCTTGCCACCTATGTAGATTCTAACAAGATCGTATCTGAAGCTCTAGACAAGCTTAAGCCTAGGGAACAGACACGCGTAACTCCTAAGACAAATCCTGCAACAGGACAGATTGAACTATACAAGGAGACTGTCTCGGCTATCGATCCCATGGAGGGCTATCAAGCCATTCAAGATGCCCTTATGCAGGATGATAAGTTCCAAGCGTATTGGGATCAGATTAACCGCCTTACAGGAACAGATCCTAAAGCAGCTATGCAGGAAGTTCTTTACGGATACGCCACTTCTACAATCCCCGCACGTACCGGTATCTTCAAGCAAGCTCAAGATTTAGAGCTGCATACTAATCCACTTCAGCTTGAGGAACTCCGTTTCCGTAATCGTGTTAGATTTGATCAGTACAAGCGCAAGCAGGATCAAGCCGAGATGTATGATGGTACCGAGCTCTCTGTTCTGGGTACTGCCGCCACCGGTCCTAACATGTTTAAGCCTATTAGCTTAGAAGGTAGTTTGACTACTGGAGCACTCCCATTCATTATGGGTAGGACAGGTAAACCTAACGTAGATCAGATCCTGTCTAGCCGTTCTCGTGGGGACGTTAATTACCCACTCCTTAAGTCTATTAGAGCAGCTAATCCTAACATGCAATCTGATGACGTGCTTCGTATCTATAATGAGAATGTAGTGAAGGGTGACAAGTACGGTACAGATATATACTATACTAAATATGCTACGACCAAAGCGCAGAACGAAGAGGCTGATAGATTAATTCCTTCTCTACTTACTGGCCAAGTTCCTCTCTATGAGTACGATACTCGTACTGGACGCATCAGAAAGATTGAAGAAGCTAGCGAACGAATCAAGTTGGCCACCTCATGGTACGATAAAGATACTCGCAAAGCTAACATCAAAGCTTTAGGCAAGTCAACCATCCAGTCTGGACATTTACCCTTCGGTACAATTCTTGCTCCAACTGGAGAAAAGGGTGGTTACTTTAGTAGCGGTACTGGCGGTAAATACTATGTTGCCGCTGACCCAGGTGTGAAAATGAATCAGTTAAACTTTGGCTTAGACGGACATGGAGGTATTCGCAAAAAAGCATTCGGCTTTATTCAAGATCCCACACAAGACTTTGGTGATACATTCGATATCCAATTTGCAGATGGTTCCAAAGTAGAAGTCATGGGCGCCAAAGAGTACATTTACGAACCTTCGTCCAGACAAGCAATTCCTCAGGTAAGATACTATACTGTCAAGCGTAACGGTATAGGTGGTTGGGTCCCCAATTATGATGACCCTCTTACCGAAAATGGCCGCTATCTCACTCCTTATGATATAGAAATGCTCCTCATTCCTCCGTCAGAAGTAGTTAAACGTTTTCCAAGAAATCCAATTAGTCCATCTAAAGAATCAGATGTTCCATTAGAATCATATTAATATGCCAGATATTTCAAGTAAAAAAGTAGTTTCGCCTCTCGAAGGTTCAGTTAGACCTGACTATGGGGCTTTTCACAGATACGAACCACTAGGTTCTAAAGACACTGCACTCGGCAGATTTACAGGTAACTACTATGACAGGGCATTCATTCCAGAATTCTCACAAGCAAATCAACGTTACTACAATCAAGACTGGTTAAACGCCACCGGCGATTTCTTTGCTGGCTTAGGTGTGAAGACAGCCTCAGGCTTACCTAGCCTTGTAGGTGGGATTACCTCCTTAGCAGCTTCTCCCTTAGCCTTGAGAGACGATGTAGCCTTTCAGGATGTGTTCGAGATGAACCCGTTGAATATGCTAGCCAGATCAATTTCGAAGACAGCAGACGAAGCATTCCCGACATTCCAACGAGAAGACTTCAACGATCTAAGATTGTTTGATCAGATATTAAGACCAGGCGAAGCTTTTACATCCAATCTAGACACACTATCATTCCTTGCACAGTCTTTCCTTGGTGGCGGCTTGCTAGGTAAAATTGGTGCTGGTGCTAAATTAGCTGGCCGTCTGTCGGGTGCTGCTGCCGATGTCTCACCGGTGCTCACTCCACTAGTTGGACCTAACCTAGCTCGCACAGCTAAGATCGCTGATTGGTTGATTTCTGATACAGTACTCACTACTAATGAAGCTGCAGCTGAAGGCAAAGACGCTGCAGAGCAGATCCGTAATCAATTACACAGTGATCGTCTTGCCGGATTAAACTATTTCTCTGATGATGAAATAGAGAAGAAAGCAAACGATGCAGCCTATAATGTCTTCTGGACAAACTTTCTTACACTCTCCGTTACAAACGGAGCTTTTGTTAAATTACTTTCGCCGCTCTATAAGACTAAGGATGTTCTTACAAGAATGAATCCTTATGCTCTTAAGTTAGCTGAAAAAGGTTTAGCTGAAAAGCGTGTGTATACAGGGTTTGACAAGTGGCTATTTGACAAAGGTTACGGACCGGGAATGCTTACTAAGGAACTCCTTCTCCAACTTGGAACGGAAGGTCTTGAAGAGGATCTACAATATTCTATCCAGAAAGTAAACAACGTAGACAATCTAAAATCTTCGTACTGGGAGTCTTTGAAAGAATACGGTAAGAACTTCCTTACGGAAGGTCTAGACTTCTCGGATAAAGATCGGGAGAAAGCAGTTGGACTTGGCGCTATTCTTGGTGCTGGGTCTGTAGGTGTCTCGGAAGCTTTAGGATTTGGTCCCCGCAAAGAAGCCAAGAATTACAGGGAAACCCGCGATGAACTCATTAAAAGCTTAAACGAAGGCTACACTAATCTAGTGAGTTCTTCAGTGGCTAAAAAGACTGAACCCATCAATGGACGGCTTTACGAGTCTGACGGTAAGTACTACCACGAGGTAAATGGTAAGGCCGAAGAGATTAACCAGACTGCGTTTGATTCACTTCAACAGCAGCTCCCACTAGACAATAAAGGTTCTTACACGATTCCTTCACGCTACGAGATAGATGTAGATGGTAATGTTGTCATTGACGAGGTTAAAGCTAAGGAGTTTGCAGCACAAGCTAAAGTTCAGGCTGAGCTCGATGACCTGATTGCCCAGGAGCTTTCTAAGGTTAATCCCGATGAACTTAAACTGAAACTTTATCAAAGAGAGAAACTCAACGACTTAGCTAAGACTGCTTTTAAAGCTGGAGCAACCGACTTACTTCTTAATAAGATTGACTCCCTTCGTCGCATAGGTCCAGAGGGTTTGGCTGAACTTGGAATAACTGATGAGACTCAAGTAGAGAATGAGATTCAAGGAATGAAGGATCACATCTCAAGATTTGAGGAGCTCTATAAAACAACGTACAACTCTACGATCATCGGCAGCACATCAGCTGAAGCAGCGCGTATTAATAAGGAACGCCAAGACATGATCCTCTCACTTGGTGGACGCATTATAGCACTTGATGATTTGGTTGCTAGCAACAGAATAAAGTACGATGAGAAACTTGCAGATACTTCCTACGATCAGGAAATCTTGAAGACTACGCTAGACAAACTGGCTAAGAAATCAATCGTATCTACAGAATTGCAAGACCTCTACGCCGAACGCAACCGTATCAATAGTCTTCTTCCCTATGCCGTAGAGCGCGGAAAGCTCAAAGACATTAACGATAAGATTGATGGTAAGATCTCTGAGATCAAGACTTTAGAAACGGACTTGAAAGAAGCCGAGAAGTTTATTCCTCTCGCATCAGATTCTAAGATACAAGAGCTTGCAGCAATGCAGATCAATGAGGACTACATGACCAAGGCTCGTGAAGAGGCTGGTCGGGTTTTCAATAAGCTCATTGATCCACGTAAAGGCTACAAGAATTTTGCAGCTCATAAAACTGACAGATCTTTACTTACTCCTTACGAGCGTGCCAGACTCCCATTCTCTTTACATAAAGACGTGACGCGTAACGAGTATGAAGCTTATGAAGATCGTAAAACTAAACAGCTCGGTTACAACCAAACGCTCAAGGTTGCTCAACATGAGCACTACTCCGAGTTAATAAATGAGTTCCTCAGGTGGGCAGCACGTGCCGACACAATTAACTTAGAAACCGCCGAGTCATTAAAAGCTTTGGTTGGAGAGATACTCGATAATAATCTTCGTGTGTATCCAGAAGAAGGTAACAAACTCATCGGATACATGCAACAGCAGGTAGCTCAGATCGAGGAAAATCTTAATCAGATTATAGACGAGGCTGAGAATATCGGTTTCGATATTGTTAACCTCCCTGCGCAGACCCCTGAAGAAGAAACTCTCCAAGAAGAGTTTGATAACCTCCAGCAAATACACACAGCGCTTGGATTTATAGCTGACGACATACAAGGGACCACAGATAGGCTTCGACAGTTATTTGACTACCAAGTCCCTGTTGCTTCTCAAGACGAGCTGCGCACTAATGCTGCCGAAGAACTAGTTCAGAGCAGTGAGACACTCGTTAATATGGCCATCAAAGATGGAGAATTTAACGACGACTTTGACGAGTTAGATCGTGTCCTTCTTGAGGAGGAGCTTCTGGAAAAGTATGCCAAAGATGTCATCGAGCCTAAATCGTATGAAGAGCCAAGAGTATATGGTAAGCTTTCTTCAAGAATCAAAGACCTGCTTGCTTCTCTTAAAAGAATTAAAGAGCAGATCATAAAGAATCGCGCCGACAAGGAGCTTAAGGCACGTGAAGAGATTATGATGCGCCTTGAAGGACTCAAGAATCTTGTGGGGCTAAACGACGATAACTCCCCTATAGTCCAAGACCTTGGCGAAGAGCTCACAGCAAAACTCCGGATACTGGCAGAACAACAACCACTTGACGCGTACTATGTTTTGATGGACGCAGTATCTGATCCTAAGATGCTTGCCGTGCTTTCAGAATTTAAGAGGGAAGTTAAAGACACTATTAGTAGTCTAGCCATATGAGGAACGGACTCTCCAATGGCTGTGCGTCTAAGTGAAGCTGAGCTTGAAACCTTTGTGACCAATCCCGTACGCGGTCTTCAAATCTTGTTACGCGCCATTCACATTAATGAGAACCAGATAGGTGCAACGAATCAGGACGTACTTACGGCCTATCTTCGTGATTACGATATCGTAAATCTCAAGAAGAGACTTAATGGTTATTCTGGAACCTTGACAACTCCTGCGCAGATAGAGAACATCATTAAGCTCTACATGAAAGCGCTAGCTTATCAAGATATGACTTTAAGTCGCTCGAATGAGAGTTATCGTAAACTTGTGAATACGTATCTAGCTTTTGTAAAGAAAAGTCAGGAAGACAAGAAGAACAATCTTCCAGCAGTTCCGCCCCCGAGCGAAACACAGATGAAAGCTGTGTCCGAGCTCGCTAGATTTTTAATGTCTCCGATAAATGAAAGGCATTATGTATTCGATAATGTTGCTGCTATCAAGGCTCCAGCAGGAGCAGGTAAAACCACTGTCGTATTTAGACTACTTAAGGAAGTCCTCGGTTATGGGCCAGATACTATCATGAGTGGTTCCACGACACAGGCCTCGGCACAGTTAATTGCCGAACAAGTCTCTTCCACCTACGGCGCTAATGAAGCCACTAAGATCACAGAGTTACTAGAGGAAGGTAAGTTACCGCCTGCCGTTAGGTTGCTTGTACTAGATGAAATTGGTGCTCTAGGCGTACGCGAAATGCAGCGCTTAGCCGCGGCCATTGTATCTCATAACCTGTCTAAACCTAAGCAGCAGATTAAGGTGCTGTTCATGTACGACTCTAACCAGCTAACTGCTGGCAATCGTGGGGATGCAGTTATCGACATCAATCCTTTCTATGAAGTACCTGAGAATATCACAGAGTACCACAATGGGGACGAAGTATCTAAGCGCAAGTACAAACAAGGACTACATACAGTAAACGGGCAGTACGATCCGCGTTTTGCAAGTGGCGTAAACTTTCCGCACCATATCTTTGATGTGTCTCCTCTTATTGCTACCTACCGTTCTCCGCTCTCTGAGATCATAGATGCACAAAATGCGTTTAAGTCGACACAGGTAGTTGAGTCTATTCAGACTGCAGCAAACGTGGACACTACTGGATCCATGGTAGGAGCTATGGGTACAATGGCATCTAAGACAAACGGCCAGCTTCTTACAAAGCTTGTAAGTTCTTACAACTCTAACCCTGGTAGAACTAGAATGGTCGTAGTGGGAACAGATGAGAAGAAGGCTAGATACATGACTGATTTAGCAACCGCCGGAGCTGCGGATGTGCAAGTCTTAACTGCGGCAGAATGCAGAGGCTTAAAGGCGCAGGAAGTGTACGTAGATATTGAGAACACAGATTCACATTATTACTCAGAACCAGTTGCTTACAACCAGGCGATGTATACGGCAACTTCAAGGGCCGAAACATTCTTGTACATAAGTGGAATAGCTAGTAGTCGTCATACAGTCGATGCTTCGCTTCCGACCAAAGTAAATGAAGTTCTTAAGAGTAAAGATATTAAGTACGATACAGTTATCGACGCTCTCACACAGCGCTCAAAAGCTTTTGAGATCTTGGGAGCCGAAGAACCTGTCACTCCTCCGAAGCCACAAGAGCCGCAGGCTCCACCAGTAACACCTGAGGAAGCTCCTGAGATTCTTAACGGCGGAACTCCTATTGAAGAGGATGAGCCCCCTATTGAAGAGTCGCCAGCTCCGCCCGTAGGCGGAGACGCCCCACTCCTTGACCCGACAAGTTCCAATTGGCATAAAATATCCGCCCCGCAATCTGAAGCGTTTAATGACGCTCGCCTCGGTAGCATTAGACCAGAAGAAAAGGTATTCTACGCAAGGGAGGTGGATAATGGAATGTCTCGTATACGTGTCTTTGTCGCAGGTCCAACAGAAGGAACTTTCAGACAGATAGGTATTCTCATGGATCACGAAGTTGGCTCAGTGTCTAAAGTTCTCGGCGCAGACTTAACGGCCTTACCGCCGACAAAGTTCTCGCCTGACCTTCTTAATGATACTACTGGTAGAAATATATTCAGAGCAATTGGTCCACAGCCTGTCAACATTGCCGACGCGAGAGTGTCGAGTGCGTCCACCGATATAGAGTACAAGTATGATTCCCCATTACCGACCTTTACATTCAAAGGCACACCTGATGATCCTAACGGCTTAAAAGAGATCGCCAAGTATATGACTGACGCTCTGTTTGGAACGCAAGCAGGTCAGATTGTGAACTTAGATGATTTCAATTCTCGCCCAGAGGAATTTATGCGTTTAATTGTTTACGAAAACGAAGCTGACAGAAATGCAGACTTCCCTAACGTAATAAACAAGCCACGTCTAAATATCCCATACCTTATAGTCCACGGACTTAAGACGAATAAGGGTAAGACAATGGCTCGCCAGTTTATTCAGCTTAACGCTACTGTACTTGATAGCAACACAGAAGCCGCCGATAGACTTAACTTAAAAGCGATGCAAGAGTTAAGTTTTGTCTTAGGTGCAATGGATGATTTACTCCGAACACTCAACTTACCGGCTAGTTATAACAAGATTAGGATGGGAGAAGCCATCGTGACAGGTAACGACATCTTTTACCCCTACCATGCTTTTATTGTAGAGCTATCAAATATATATCGCAAGCAACGCGCTGGAGAGAATCCCACCACACTCGAGATGGTGCGCCAGAAGAACTCTGCGATCTACCAATTGTTACCGGATATTCCCGTTAGTTCTCTACCAAAGGAACTACTCGAAGTCGCATATAAGATCGACGTCTATATGCACGGCAATGCTATAGGATCACCTAAAGAAAAATCACGCCGTACTTATTCAGGTCCTGCACAACAGGCGTTCTCCAGAATCGCGAAGCAGAACTTAATCATCACACTTCCGGACGGCACTAATAAAATCTTACGCGACTTCTACGCAACAGAAGATCGTTCCGGTAGAGATATTGAAGTATCTACGGGTGCGTCTATTTTAGGACCTATTAAGTTTGTTAGAGATGGAGGGCGCTCCTATAACCCTTCTTTGAAAGCGTCGTTGGTTAGACGTCTTAAAGACTACAAAGATTCACTTGAAAGGAGAGGACATACTAACTCTCCACGTTACGAGTTAGTTGACAAGCTTGTTCAGCAGCCTGAATACAGCCACATCAAACCGTTTACGTTACCACAATTCATGTCGTTCATTGGCGCTAAAGATGCGTCAGGAAAGTATACTGGGATTTCCGAAGGGTTTGGATTAAGGATGCCGTTGCCTAAAACTGCTAATAATAAATTCTACCTCACGAACAATATTAATGACATTAAACTTTCAGACTACGTTGAAACTAATCTCACACAGATCAACCCAACAAGAATAATAATTGAAGTCAGAGAAGGTGGGTTAGTTAAGACTGAAGAAGGTCAAGCATTTGCTGCAGCGATATCTGCACCAGTTCAAATCGGGCAGTTCATTCGACAGAGCACTGCAGATTCGATGGTATTGGCTAAAGAGATTTTAGATAAGTTCAGTGAAGACGCAGTCGAAGCCTTCATTGATAGGATGACTGGTGAGGGCACGACTGGTTTCATGCCGCTGGCAAGAGCCATTGAGGAGTACAGAGAGAATGCCAAAGAACAGATTGGGTACGAGCAAAAGTCACACTCGATCTTTACAGCCATTCAGTCTTTGCGCCGCTCTCAAACTAGCACCTCTATGGTTGATCGCGCTCTCACTGCCATTAAGCAATCTCATGCGGTTGTTGATGTGGGCAAAAATCAAGGTAATTATGCTGCCAGAGACTTCATTCGTGCAGCGATCTACATGGAGCTCCTACCTAACTTAGACAAGAAAGATATCTACGATCTCTTAGACTTCGCAAGATCATACTATAGAGACAAAGCTGGAATTGCACACCAACTTGATCTTAGTTATCTGCTTAGTGCTTATGGTCCAGTGGACGCCGCTAAACACGCAGAGGCCGTCTTCTACGCTTACATGGAAGCTTTCGATCAGCTGGGTGTAAGACTAGAACCAATGCTCGTAAATAAGTCGCAAGAGTTTCTAGACATCCTTACTCACGTAGAAACCCTTGTTAAAGCGTCAACCACATATCGTGAGTCTGAACGTTCAGGCGCGGCTCCCATAGACGTAAGTGCACAATTTAGATCGTGGCTTTCTGCTATGAACTCCGCATCCAAGATGGAAAGCACTGATGCTTTAGAAATGCTCGTAGAAGATCCCACGACAGCGCATCACGTTAAACAGTTCAACGATTTTGTAGGGGATAAAGAATTTAACTGGGCAAATCTGACTGCGAATCTTGCTAAGGTAAATGCACTTTTGGACATAGAGCGCTCGATGATTTTAATTACTGAGGAAGACAATATAGGTGAGTTAATCACGGAAGATGAGGCCTCAGATTTAGCTTACCAGTTTAATCCGCCGAACTTAGTTCAACAGCTAAAGGCTTTATTCACCGGACAGATAGATCATCCTCAAGCTCTCCGCTTTGTAGATTGGAATTTACGTCAAAAGCAATTAGGTGATAAACTCTGGGGACAATACAAGAATGGAATTACTAGCATGGTTAAACATGCGTCAGGCAAGGTTGGTACTCGAGTGGTACGACACGAATTGTTTCACAAGATCTTCTGGGAGTTTATGACGCCCGAAGAAAGGTTCCGTGCGCTAGATTTAGCACAAGCGCAGTGGGGTCCTGCAGATGCTGTTAAACAAGAAGAGAGGCTCGCTGAAGCATTCTCTGATTTCCAAAGACCAGACCCCTCGTGGCTTATGTCTCTTTGGGAGATGCTGAGAAACCTATGGAGGCTAATAGGCTTTACTTACAATAACATGTCTTCTATTGACGACCTATTCAAGTCTATCGAGGCTGGTTACTATAAAGGTAAAGGTAAGCCTGCTAATGTTGAACGCTCTATGCTTTACATAGGTACGCAGTTTGATTCTGTCGATCACTTTACATTTGCCAAGCAAGCACTTTTTGAAGCATTTAACAAGCTGTTCTATGAGAGAAATCTAGATACTAGAGTCCTGTCTTATGAGGAAGCTGTTAATGGTGCTTTCGAAATGCTCAACAACTACACTTACAGTGGGGTTGCGGCTTCAGATATTGAGTTTCAAAAAAGCGCAATCGATTCCCTTACAAAGAACGAGAAAGTCAAGCGTGCTTTTATTGAGTACTACTTTGGTGCTTCTAATGTAGCTGATGCTCAACGGGTAGCGCGATATAAAGAAAAAGGTGCTGAACTCGAAACACTCCGCTCAGAGATCGAACGTCTTACAGAGATCATGGAGACTGATCCAGAGAGTTTTACTGTAGATGATGAGGAAGCTTTGATTGATGCTGAAACACAAGAGGCTAATATTGCTGATTACATCTTTGATTCTGAACTTCAGGACCCTGAGGATTCTGTAACAGGGCGTGTTAAGCAGCGCTTTGTCGGTATTAAGTACGATAAAGGTGATCGTAAAGAGTACGCAGATTTTGGCTCTGTCTACAATCTTGTCATTAACGTCTTTAAACAAATACCTGTTGACTCACTCGATAATTTACTTAGCGGGCTTCTGCAAAGACTTCGTCCTTTCTCCGGTAACCGCATGTATAAGACCGTTCGCACGGCTACTGGTCAACATCTGTTAAAGATCATTCAGAACATCTACGACGATTACAAAGGGCTGAACGAAAAGTATAACCCTACTCGGCAAGTTTCTTTTAGAAAGGACGTGAACGTACCTCTCTTGTACGCCATTACGTCTGACGATGAAAGTAGTCAAGATGTTTCTTATGAGTTAGCTAAAGCAAATCCAACCAAGTATAAGATATTTGAACTTACTACAGAAGATAGCTTCCAAGATCTACTCGACAGAATACATGCGGAAACGGGCATTGAAAAGCAAGTTCTTGCGAAGACTTACTACCACTTCGAAGACATTAACTTCTTACGCGCACTTATAACGGCCGCCGGCTCTTTAAGAGAGGCCAAACCCTTTGTAGGAGTACAAGAGTGGTACTACGGACAATACAAGACTAGGTACATCGCTAACCGGGCTTCATCTACTACGCAGGTGGTTGAATCGCGTTTAACGTCTTCTTTTATAGCCTACGCACTTAAGCGTGAGAATACACTCTTTACTAAAGAGTTTATTGAGGAGACGCGCGCAGCTAACACCATTGATGCTAAAAAAGCAGTAATTAACAAGTTCATTTCTTTAATAGAACTCTCGGGACTTGGTAGAGCGCTTAAGGAATCTCCAGACGAACTGATAGAAGAAATACACGATTCGATGAAGTTTGCGATCCCGCAAATGCAAGAGAACTTTCTTAAGTATCACATTGATACTAGTGAAAGTGATGAGACGTACATGTCTCTATATGACATTATTGCTGACCAAGGTTCGTTCATTTCGGCACTCATCCAATCACTTAGCAACTCATCTTCTCTTATTGAGAACGCCTCTTATATCCGAGGTGATGGCAAGAAGTCTTTCCTCTTTCAGGATGCGTCCTGACAATCATCTTTACTTGCCACTCTTGCACCTGGTGTAGGCCGGCAAGTACACGAACACATGGAGATACTGCCACACGGGAAAGTCCTTGCTAATGATCCATTCTCGAAGCTTAATATCTTCCACATGGATTCTAAGACGCCCTCGACTATCCAAGGCTACTATGACCATGATTCACTTAAGACTAGGAACAAGGATGAGTTTGCACTTTACTTGCGTAAAGAGAAGACCAAGGATTATCACCGGCGTAACTTTATGCACGGTTTCTTAGATACTCTTTATTCTTCGAGTGGCCGTGGGTATGTGCAATTTCTCCCGAATCCTTCTAACCGTCGTTCTATCCAAGGTGTAAAGGTGACAGCTTTAAACATGCAAAACTTACATCAGGCGGTTAAGCAGATCCTTAATGCTCAGCGCCGACGGCCAGATCCCTCAAAGGATACGCGTTTCGCTAACGTCGCTAACTACAGCAAGAACTGGCAAAAGTTCAAGTTCCCAGGCCTTACTGGCATCAAGACAACTACCAACTTAACAGAGGGAGAACTTCTCAAAAAGGTACTCCAACACAACAAGGAAAAGGTCGCTAAGCTTCTTGATCAATTCCTTACTGGCAGTAAGAAGACTGAGGTCAAGATTGACTTTAGGAAAATGGAGTACGCAATGTCCATTTTCGATATTAGAGTTGAAGGTTATGTACCAAACTATCTTTACGTTAAACAATTAAGAGCTGCGCGGAAGGAAGGTAAGGATGTATCCGCCATGGAAACGCTGCGAGAAAAGCAAGTACGAGAAGCTCTTCGCCAAGTACTCGAAATCTTTTACCTTAACCATTCGGTTAACCAGTACTCGCTCTCACAATTGCTTTATGGTGACGAGGCTTTCTTTGCTTCCAAAGAAGACCAAACCAAACGGATTCAGGTAGTGACTGCTACCGGTAAAATTCTTTTGGTTGATGAAAAGTACGGACTTCCGCCGGCATCAAGAATTGGGGTCCTTGCGGACCATGTGATGGAAGTTCCGTCCGACTTAGAATTTGTTCGTAACGATACTATAGGCGAGACATTTAAACCAACAGATGCTGAGGGTTTTATGACTCCTGAGTTCTACGCCAAAGTAGCAGCCACCGCAGGTATTGAATCACAGACAGACATAGTGATGAAACCTGTATACTACGCTATTAAAGACGGAATACCCGTTGCTATCAAATACTCTGTCAAAGTTCTTACTGATGCGCTTGTTTCTAAGTTCCCTCACCTTGGAGCTCTCCGAGAGATGATGCGAGCTAATAAACTTGACCAAGCTGTCTTCAAGTCTGCTGTTAAGGTAGGGACACCAGGCAAACTCATACAAACTAATCAGTACGGTCTAGTCGACAATGACTCTGTAGTACCTGAATCTATCATCGAGATTGATAACAGATACTTGAGATTTCAGCTGAATCCAGCTAAAGAAGTGGAGGTGACTACACTCAATCCTTCTCAAGGAACATCAGTCATTAATACTAATGGCAAGAACGAAGCAGAGACACACGATCTTTATGAGCTTAACTCTCTAGTGATCGAGATTGGTCTGCGGAAGCTCACTCGCCAACTTAGACTGACGAGAAAAGGTGGACTGACACGTCGTTCACTTGCTGAGATTCGTAAGTCTTTGATCGAAAATGCTGAAGCAATTCCAGGCAACCGAGATTTATACTACTTACTTACGCACAAAGATACTAACGGTAAGTACGACGTATCTCTCTCACTTCCACTGATTGCGTCTAAAGTCATCGCTAATCTTTCCTCAGTGTTTTCTAAAGGCACTACCGCATTCCGGTTCAAAGGTTCCAAGCTGGTTCTGCAGGCTGATTTTGCTACACAGGATTTCGTGAATGACCGTGGCGAAGTTATGCATGAGCCTCTTAAGTTTAAAGATGCAGAAGGTTACACCGAAGTTTATGTGCCAGCACATTACCGCCAGTTCTTAAGAGAAGGCGATAAGTTTGTGCTTGGTGGAAAAGATGGTATAGTTGCTTTCCGTATTCCGTCCTCTAACTACCACTCGTTACTAGCTCTTAAAGTCAAAGGATTCTACCCAGCACCGCAGTCTTCTGACTCAAACATTATCATCGCTCCGGGCCCTATAGTATACTACCATGGTTCTGATAACGACGTAGATACGCTTTTCATTATTCGCAAGAGCGCCTGGAATAAAGATGAAGATCTTAACGGGGTCGTAAATAAATACTTACCCACTCCAGAAACTGAAGCCTTAGTCTTTAGTCCTGACAAAATGGTGGGATTTACTGATGATAAGCCTGACACCATTGCCGGCCAACCTCTGCATTACTATTTAGAAAGAGCTCTCATCAAGATGGCACAGCTTTCCGAAGACATTCGCAAGCGTTTGGATCAAAGAAATCTACCACACGAGAAAGCCCTCTCCCTACAGGGGGAACTAAAACTTCTTGATAAAGAGATAGCTCTGGTATCAGATATAGCAATGATGTCTGCCAAGAACGCAATTATTCATTTGTTTTCTACAAACTTAAGAGATCCTAAGAATCGTCCTGACCTCTTAACACCTATTACCTTCAACGCAGTTTCCAGTTTAAAGTCAGAGACAGGGAATACAGAAGGCCCTGATTCGCTTATGGAAACGTGGGCTAAACTGGAAGCTAAACGCAGAGGTGAAGAGGTCTCAGAGTTTCCTTCACAAGAAGAAATTGATGAGCTACTCTACCCTGAAGGCGAACTTTCAGACTACGACGTACAAGAACAAATTAAGTCTAATACGGATGCTGGTGGCGCAATGGTAGGTATTGCAGCTAACACTCTCAAGATGACTGCCTACTCATTCTCTAGTGAACCGATCTCCAGCATCAGAAATGTAAAGACTGGCGAAGTCTTGGGTACCAGAATGCGCGAGAAAGAATTCCAAACCTTACTCGAGGAGAATCAAGTTACCACCGTAGAGCAGCTCTTAAGAGTAAATCCTGATTGGAAAGTAGAAACTCGCAGTGCCCCTTACCTTAAAGCCCCCTACCAGATTAAGTATGACAATAAGGTGCTCGACAAGTTCCGACGTACAGCAATAGACTTTAACAGTACGACTGAAGATGACACCTTATCCTATGGTGGTTACCCAGTAAACATCTTCGAGGTTTATGATACTATTGAGAACCTTGCTATTGACAACGTAAAAGAACAAAAGCTCTTTATTCTCGGTCTTACGAATGCCAATGCCAATGCATTTCTTTGTGCCATTGCTTACGGTCTTCCGCTGATAGACGTATCGAGAATATTCAAGACTCCACTTCTAAAGGAACTCTCCCTTGGTCGTAGGCTTGAAAAAGCTCAGTTATTCGTAATGGCAAATGACATCCTTGCAAAGCTCGCCACTCGCTATGAGAACGGAGAAGTAGAGGCAATAACGAAAGGCATCGAAGCCTTTACAGATGAACATAGGGCCCAGCGTATAACTAACGCAATCTCTCATGACATCCGTAGAGGTACACCGGTAGCCGAAGCTATTAAAGAAGTAGTATTATCTAAGCTCTACCTTTCTTCTAAGGTTCTTGATGACATATACGTAGGTGAGGCATCGGAAATAACTAAGGAAATCTCTGACGCATTAGCGCTTAACTTTGCTGCTCGTCTACTTGGTGTAGGAGAACAAATGTTTAAGCATGCACAAACAGCCGGGATGCTTAAGCGTTACCCTAACGCTAAGTGGCGAATGGATCAGGTGAATGAGAACATTCACTCGCTTGTTAAGTTCGCAGGAGAAGATAGCATGCGGCGACAAATCTTTAATGAGCACCGTAGTACAGTCAGACAGTATCTAGTTGACACTTCACCTGAATACAAAGAATTGATGGTAAAAGATCCATTTCTTGCAGAGAGCTTTATTTCAACCAAGCTGAGCCAGTTAGAGGAATCGCCAGTCTATTCTGCACTACCCGACAAGCTGGCCAAGGCTTCGTTTGTTAATAGACTACTGCGCAGAAGTGTGTCAAGAGATATGATTACCACAGATGCTAACGTATTCAAATCTAATAATCTATTACTTTTGCCTCACTTATACTCGGCATGGCGTGGGCTAGTGCAATTGATAAACTTAATTGAAAATGTCTTCCCAATGCACAATCCTAATGTTAAGGAGTTTGCTAAAGACATCCTAGACAGCACTGGAATGTATATTCTACCTTATCTGGAGAAAAAGAAGCTTGAAGGCGTACAGAAAGAATTTATTAACTTCCTTGCCTCCAACATGTCTATCGACATTGGCTCAGAAGAGGTTAACTTAAGTGTCCCGGCAGAAGAGACGTACAACTCTTCGTTAGGTGCTTACTCTGGCGAGGAGGCTTGGTGCCAGAAGTTTATTGACAAGTTTGTCAAGCTTCAAGAAACTTACCCAGATAACTCTCTTTTGCAATCAGTAGAAGTATCGACCGATAGAAATAGCACACTCAAAAAATTAGTCCTCACTTCTGATAAAGTGTCTAATGAAGAAACCGTTGAACGTCTTCGTCAAGACTACAGAGATTTACTACATACGCCAGAGAGAAACGTAGCCAGGGATTTATTTAAGTACTCTCTTTTGACTAAGGGAATGTTCTTTGATAGAACTTCTTTCTCGCTCATATTTCCATTTGAGTGGGCTGCGGCTTACGCGAAGGCTTTGGACGTACGGCTTCAATCAGTAATCAGCACAGACTCGCCAGCAAGAACCAAGCTGTCTTTAATTGCTGTGCGCAATCAGTTCCTTTTCCAGTTTGTAAGGAATAACTCTAACGCGCTTTCTTACGTGCAGTTTAAGCCGATAACACAGAAGTATGCCAAGGACAGTAAAGGGTTTGATCAAGAGATATACAGAGGAAAAGAGATATTGAATGGTGCTCCAATTTACTTCGATCTTAAATACGAGCACGGAAGTGACTTAGCGCTCCCAAGATTTATCAAGCGCTTTGATGACACTGTGTACATGAAGATTCCTACAGGCACAGAAAATGCAACATATTACCGGGCAATTACACGCACCACTCGCCACAAGTTCTACTTCTTATCAGATCCATCTGTAGGATCGAGCTTTGATTTAGATCTCTTGTCAGCACAGCAGACTTTACTCATTCCGCTAAGTTCTTTAGTTCCCAATGGCTTTAAGACCACTGATAACCTTGAGGAGGGAGAAATTGCGTACATATACGACAACCTCTCTCCACACCCGCAATCGCTCAAACGCATAAAAGTCGAGAGATTAGCTTCCTCTCTTGGCGGATACAATACGTACACTTACACCCACATTGGAGAAATCACTCTTACAGATGAAGCCTCTATTACGGAGCTTAGAGAACAATCATTGTCTATTGACTCATCAGTTGATGCACGTGTTGTCACGGTTTCGACCGCTAGAGAAGCCATTGAGAATGCACGGAAACAGCGTAATCGTTCAGCCGTATCCTTAGTCAGAGATGATCAAGCTGGAGTAGGTGATAACGTTTACAAGCTAGATATACAAACTATCAATCTAGATGCAAGCAGTCAAGAGATTGCAGACTATATTGAGCGCGTAATGAAACAGATTAGAAAGATTCCTAACAATGTAATCGTATATACACCGGCAAATCTTCTTGATCCGTTAATGGATGCTACACCAGACATAGCTAAGAAATTTGCAGAGGCCATCTATGATCGGACTGGTTTTGCCTTCCCTATACTCAGCGAGGAGAATCTCGACTCACGCTTACCAGAGGCCGCACAACTGATCATCAAACGCAGAGAAATTCTCAAAGCAGTTCTTAACAATGGTGTGTTAGTACAAGAGTCTGACAACACAGCACTTGCACCTTATAGAGTTCTGATAAGCGACATTGCGACAACTAACTCGTTTACGAAAGGTAAGATTCGTCAAGGAAATATAATTTCTATAGGTCAAGTAAACGGCCACGAGGTGTATGCATTTGTGGATTACGTCACTGATACTTACCTTTATGTTACACCATTCTCTGAAGATGTCTTTATGCTTCTGCAAGAAGAGCGGTACAGTAACGAAGACTTTTATAAAATTATCGACAACTTTAATAAGTGCTAATGAAATGTCCATTAATTAATACGCCACACTGGAGATCATTGGTTAACAAGTACGGAGAACGTCGGGCATATCTAATGTACGATTTGGATATGCCTGCCTCCTTTATCACAGACCGTAAAGAGGTCTTAAGTGAACTTGCTGACCCTCTTTTTCAAAATATCCGAGACAGAGTATACAGCTCTCCTCAGATGTTCCTATCCAAATACGACACATACCTTCGCAACATTATAAAAGGTACTCCAACTATTGACAAAGCTGTCGATGTCTTTTACTCTCGTGCTAAAGGCATTGGTGGGACGGTTATTGGAGATGTTATACAGACTCCAGGAAAGAACTTCCTTTTATTTCCTGAGGCAAGCGGTGATTATAAAGCTGCGCCGTCTGGATCTGTTCCACAGAAGATGCAGAACCTTCTAGAGACGCTCTCATCAAAAAGTGGAATCCCATTCCAAGTGATCAATGACAAGACTCAGAAATTTAAAGGTCGCTACATATTTGACGGGGACGAAAGGATAGTCTTAATCAATCTAGCATATGCAGACTTAAGCACACCTCTTCACGAGTATTATCACCCGATTGTAAGGCTGTTACATACTAAGAACGAAAAGCTTTTTGACTCAATCTTACAAGAAGCTCGCCAGGTTGCCGTGGATGATCGTACTGACTCTGAAGAGTTAGTGACAGAATATCTCGCTAAACTAGCTTCTAGGCCTACTTCCACCTTTACTCGATTCATGAGCTGGCTCACAAGTTTCCTTCGTCGTACTCTAGGAATTACTAAGCCAATAGACAAGCTCAATTCAATTGGCGATTTGCTTAAGTTCACTGAAGACTCGTTAAGCGCAGGTCTAGAAGAGTACACACTCTCGAAGGCTGACTCAGATCTTATGCAGATTCTTAATAACATGACTTCTAGTGAACGCACTAACTTCAGAGTTAAGAAGGATGAATCCGGTTTAGACTACGTTGATGCTTTAGCTAAACTAGCGGTAGAGCAAAACGTGACTACTGATGACACTAGTCAATACTATAAGGATGCTTCAGGAACGGATGTTGCCGTCCGTCTAACACAATTCATAGGTGATAGAGACTTAGGGGAATTTTCTGTTAAATACAAGGATAAGCGCTACTCATTTGCAGAATATGCAGCAAGGGAAACATTTAAGCGTCAAGGCTACGATACTAAAGATCTACCAGTAGATGAAGTTACTGACACAGTAATCTTTGAAGGAAACCCACTCACCCTCAAGCAGCTCATCGATAAAATCGAAACCGTATTTGCGCAGCAGCGTATTTACGGTAAGATGGTTCACGCATTTATTCAGTATAAGCTAGAGCGTGATCCACAAAAGAAAGAGCAGGCCAAGCAACTCGCCACAACCTACGCGCTCCAAGCAGGTACAACCTTCGTGTCCTTAGAAACGCACGGGGACCTCATAGAGTACGAGCAGAACTTTGAAAAGGTCTTAGCTGTTGCGGGCATCAGGTTGTCGGGCGCAGTTCCTGACAGGGTCGCACCTGAGGCATCTATAATGTCTAAGATCGTTAAAGACTCTCAAGGGAAGTTTATCGGTACAACGATTGACTCTTTGATTCAACACTCTAACGCTGACGTATCTTTAGTCGACTGGAAAACTGGTAACATTCTTAATGATGCACTTAGTACAGCAATCATGGCTTACAGTGGCGAATTAAACTTACCTGATTCTAAGCTCAGCAGAGCCTACTTAGAGATGGCATACCGTGCAGTCATCTTAAAAGAGCACTTCCCCGACATGCGCTTCAGAAAGATCGGCATAGCTAAACTTTCTAAGTCTGGTAATCACACATTTATGGAGCTAGATCTCCAACCTTACCTGACCCTAATTGGCAACTACTATAAGAAGGTAAATCCTGAAGTCTATGAAGAACTTAAGAAAGCAAACCTGCTTTCAGTTAAGTCGTACTTAGGAACTAAAGGAGAGCTAGTGCGCGTACTGCCCTATGGATTGCATCTGGCTCCTATGGAGGATCAGTTAGCTTATTTACAGGCGAAACTCGATAAGCTTTCCTACGGCATGACTCCTGACCAGATGTCCAAATATCCGGACTTGCGTGAAGAAATTCGCATGTATACGGAAGCAATTCTAGAAATCAAGAAACAGCCAGGTATGGATCTTGACGAGAAAACGCCGGACATTCCTGGTGTTACAGGACTCACTAAGAACTTCTCTGATATATCTAATCCTAAAGTTCAAGTACTCCATAAGGAGATTCTAAAAGCTAAGGCCAAAGCTTCAGCGGACACCAGAGCTTTGGTGGAGCAACACGATAAGCTCGCAGCTGAAGTTGTCAAAGAGTCTGTCGGGATTACTGCTAAGACATTTAAGAAACTTCTAACTATCCCCCTTGTTTACTCAATTATTACTTTAAATGCAGGAGTCCTCATACCTACAATTGCAATCGGTTTAATCTTACGTAGATATGGCAAGACTACAAAGGACGTATTTGGATTCATGTGGAAGAAGTCAGAAGATGCTGGTAGGACAGGTTACTTCTTAAATACTACAGATTTCCATGAAGGGGTGCCACTCACTGCTGCACAGCGGGCATATCGTGACTACTTTGTTTCATCTATGCGCCAAACGTATTACAGTGTAATGGACGAGGCTGTCGCTAGCACCCAATACGACAGAGTTATCACTCGTGCTGAGGCATTAAATAAACCTGCCGAGCTTCCTGCGGACTTTATGCCACGTGTTCCCATCGGTGTGAGTGAGATACGCGAGAACCAACCTTACTGGTCAGGATTCTTCGGCTTACAGACTTCAGCTAAGCACTTCGTACAGTCCCAACTAACAGATCACTTAGCCAATGCGTATACTTCCGAGGATGGCAGACAACCTATTCCGCTCAAATACTTCGGACACACGGGCTCGGTTACTGTAGAAGAATCGAATCACTCATTCGATCCGACAAAAGCCTATTCAATGTTCATAGGTAATCTAATTTACAAACAGAACTTTGATCACCTTTACAACTTAGCACATGGTGTAAAGGTGGCTCTTGACATGGAGACAGATGAAGCGGGTAATGCGCGCTACCAAGGACTGACCAAATGGCTGGATCTAGAGATATATTCCCAAATCTTAAATACACATAAGCCGAGCAGTTTCACTACTAGCAAGTGAGTATATACTGTTGGTAAGCTAGGATCCAAGATTCTCGATATGGAGGAAGGCACGCGCATTCAACTTTCACAGGAGAAGATCGTAAATCTGGCAAGGGTAGGTACAACGTACGTAGTCATGGCATTCAAATTAGCTTCCGCCATTCGTAACGGTCTTTTGATCTCAGTGCTTAATGTCATGAATGCTACACGGATAGGAATATCTAAACTCCTTGGTGTACCACCAGATGACTACACCCCAACCTCGAAAGGTACGTTTGCAGCATTCTTAGACGTAGCTAAATACTTTGGTCAGAAGATGCAAGGTAAGGAAGACGACTCTAAACTGTGGCAAATGGCTAAAGAATTCGACTGGCTACCCGATAACTATCCTTACTCGACAGATCCAAAGAACTTCTTTTCTGAATCTATCAAGTTTAGTCCTAACTCTTACGCATTCATGTTCCACAACTTCGTTGAAACATATGGAGCTCTTGCGCACCTTTCAATCCTTATGCGCTCATTAAAACTGAAGAATGCGGCCGGAGAGAGCTTCTCTGCCTGGGAAGCCTACGAAGTTAAGGATGGTAAGCTACAGTGGACGAAAGGTTCACGCGGTAAGGTAGAAGTCTCCGAAGGAGTCTTTAAGGACTTAGAAGGTCTTGATATTAACGAGATTAAAAACATGCGCAGGGCCTACGAGAAACTTCAAGGGTCATACCGCAAAGAAGAGATGGCTGCTATTGAATCCACTATTATGGGCGGATTCCTCTATCAGTTCAAAAAGTACTTCTTCCAATACATGAAGAATCTGTTCGCTTCTCCATTCAAAGATCAGACTGTCGGACAGTACGTAATAAATAAAGATATTACCAGACCTGACGGTGTACCAGTATGGAAATGGGAGTCTGAAGTAATGGAGGGACGCTTAAAAGTCCTTGCAGGAGGTATCATGGCTGGAGGCCTGTCAAAGGCTCGCTGGTCTGCTTACCTAGATACAGATGCATATAACGGACCTAACACTAGAATAGCCAGACGTAAACATTTAATGGAGTTAGTCAACACTATGCTCTGGATGGCGTTACTGTTATTCTTCTTTATGACGATGTTTCCTGACGATGACGATAAGAAAACGTATGCCGCTCGATACTTCCGCAGGACGATGGAAGACGCATCAATGGGACTTAACCCTAAAGATCTATTCCAGACGATGTCTAAGCCTGTAGTAGCGCTTGATCGCATCCCCACTATTGGAGATGCTACCTTCGATCTATTTACCGAAGGTGTTTGGGGTAAGACAACTAGAGACGGATGGCCTGTTGGTTTGAAAACGCTCTCACGTAATACACCAGGAGCGGCTTCAGCTCTTCAAATAAAAGATATACTCTCAGATTATGATTGGGAAGATAGTGAATCATTATATGGAGTAATGAAGTAACTTGACCTGCATCAAGACCTAGGCCAGGCCCCCTTTATGGAGACCTGGCCTTTTTTGTTTTTACTTAGCTGCCTCGACTAACGTCGCCGGACTCATTCATTTTTCCGCTTTGTAGAGGTAATCGGATAGGGCGTACTTTACAGTGACTGTTTCGATCTTCAGGCTTTCAGCGGCGAACTTGATGATCTGCTCCTTAACGTCGAACTTTCTGAGCTGGCCCGTCTGGAAACCTTCACGCATATTCCCGATTTCAATGGCGATCGCCAGTTGCTTTTTGTCGGAAGCGCGTTTAGTAGTCGTAACTATCTTGCTGACAAGTTCGACTTTCGCTGCTCTGGGCAGGCTGATAACTTCGACTAATTCTGCTACCGCTTCTTCGAACGGAGTAAAATAGACTGCTTCTTTTAAGTTCATATGCTTTAGTTTGTGGTGCCCATTTGAACACCGGTGAAAAGTTACTTGGTCGTCTTTTGTGCCGCTAAGCGCCCTGTGTACTTCAGTACAATATGTGCTGGAGGATAGCTTCGAACGCCTTGCCGAATAATCCAGTCACGGTGATTCTGCGGAAGTGGCTTCCAGCTGCCTTCGTGCTCGTCTCTTGAGCGAAGATGTACAGGTACATCTTCATCAGCCATAAAAACGATCACCTCTTCGGAAGATACCCAAGCGAACATTGAACCTCCCTTCAGATGAAATACGACCTTGGTCCAGCCTGCCTTCAGAATGTCAATCTCATTTTTAGACAAGAAGATGGGCGGTTTTGGCTCAATTGGCCGGTCAGTTTGGTCTTCGCCTTTACTGAAAACTCCAAAAAACAATAACGCGAGGAACACCAGCGCTACTACCGCAAGAATATAAGCGAGGACATTCCATACAATCATTTGAGGCATCTTACCAAGTAAAAAGAAAGCGTCCATCTCGTACCTCAGTTGCGTAGAAACCGAGTCACTAGGCTTGAGGAACGTCATGTAGATTGCGGTGTAGACACAAGCTACACCGAGTCCGAAGCGGAGAAAATTCTGCCAATTTGTTCTCTGATAGCTGATCATGTGAAAGCGAGTGTTTTGGTGACGCGTTTACGTTTTGCCTTGTGTGAGAGTCTAGCCGGACGATTGTTCGCCTTTCGGGCTTTTCGTGCATTCTGATTTTTGATCCGCCTGGATCGTCGTCGGTTAGCTTTGAAAGCTTGTTTGTCTGCCATGATAAAGAAATTGGTTATGTAGTTTTCTATCCATATAAAAAGTAAAGGGGGCCCCCGTCATTGGTGAGCCCCCTTTTGATTAAAGCGGTTACTGGTTGAATATCTTTCTCGTTCTGGCAGAAGTAACTTTTCGATGTCTCTCTGGCTTTTCACACCAGCGCTTAGTTAAGCTATGCACTACTTAGTTATCTTCCTGTGAAGGATGTAAGCAAGAATGACGACCATCATGATCCCCTCTTCCCCTAAATCAGGAGCACTTACAGTCCGACGTAGGGAGCGGAGTATCCCTCGAACTCCCCAACGTTTCCACCCATTACGATTCACTGACTTAAACTTTAAATAAGCGTGCACTACTTTCGATTGGAACGAGGCGAACGAGTCATCTGTTTGACTTGCAAGGCGGTAAGCTTGATCAAGTTTCGACATGGTTCGCCGACGCAGCGCCTCCTCGTACTCTTCTTCTGTAAGATCGAGGGCTATAAGAGCAGCCTGTTGCGCGTCAGTGAGCTGTGGCTGGTCAGGTTGGCTAAAAAGCCATGCTTGGGCCCTTTGAAAAAGGCTCCGAAAGTTTGTCTCCATAATACGTTTCATTCTGCGGTGTAGGTCTTGACCATACTTCGGCATCCTCCGGTAGTTCTACTCCGATCTTTTCCTCCCACATCTGCTTAAAAACTTTAGATCTATCGAGGACCAATCGGTTTCCGTACAACTTATGGGATGGTATAGCGGGAAAGTACTTGTCGACATATGCTCTGTCGATTTGTGAATACTTCCCTTCCATGAAGGGCTTAACAACCTTCTCTCTATCTTCTTCGCTTATCGTAAAGACGTAGACTTGATCCCCTACCATCGAGGAATAGGTACGCTCAAAGCTCGGAAGTGATTCGAGATGAGTTTTAAGCTCATCGGGTACTTTAGAGTACACTAAGTAAAGTCGATCTCCTCATTGGGCAGGTCCTGTTGTTTCGGACTCTGCGCCGAGATAAGTGCCGACGTATTCAGCCGTATACGGATCTAGTTTGAGTTTCAATAAAGGTGTCAGGAAACACGCAGTTTTTGTGCGTTCTACCATCGTCGTTTAAATTTAGTTCAATAATTCGAGACTCTAGAATCTCAGATGAAAGACATATTACGTTCTTCACCCCTCCTACCTATGCGACCCACCTGATGTAAACAGTAAGCATCAGTGCCACCACTCATCCGAGACCGGATAAAAGCTGCCGGGTACTTGAGCACATAGGTCCGTGTCGACATGTAATCCCTCAACGCGAGGAACCCTACGATATGTCAGGTTTTCTGCCCTAGGTTCTTATTTGTATTCAAAGTCGTTCAAATCGCCAACCTTCCTCTTTAAGTTCCGGGATAAGGCGCTCTAATGCCTTGTAAAGAGCATTAGTTCTGTCGTGCATAAGTATGATAGCACCGGGCTGGACGTGACGTTTAATCTGGTAGTAGATCGAATCATCTCCGTGTTTCATACTGGAGTACTTCCAGTCCCAGGAGTCGATGTTCCAATGGACAATCTCCTTGTTCTTTCCGATCTTCTTCAGCATGTTATCGTCCATGTATCCCCACGGAGCTCGGAACAAATCAAAGCTGATGCCGTGTTCTTTGGCAATGGAATCGCATCTCTCCACTTCACTCACGTAATTCTTCTCCGTAAGCCTGCTATGAGTCATTGTGTGGTTACCCAGCGTGTGTTCCCTGTACAAAGGCAGCATGCCCGGTTGCTTTGCAATAGCATTACCCGTGAGAAAGAAGGTCGCCCGAGCAGTGTGTTCTTTGAGCAGATCGAGAAATCGCCCTGTCATGTTTGACGGACCATCATCAAAGGTAAGGAATAGTACGCTGTCCTCGGTACATACGTGAGTTATGCAGTATTCCGGGTATCGATCTGCCTGGCTTTCAAGCTCGGAGATTGCTGTCTGAGCCTTGCCCGGCGGTTGTGGA